TCCTCGCTACTCCAAGAATATTACTTCCTTTAATAACCATTACGCCTTGAGTTGCTCGGCTACCTTCGGTTACATCAGAAGCAGAAATACAAATACTTGTTACATCACCAACAACAAGCATCATATGATCATCATTTACAGGACATGCCGCAACCACATCGCCAGGTTTGTGACAAATTAAACCCTTGCCTGCACGATTCTGTAAGACAAATTCACTCAATGGTATTCTCTTAGCTATGCCATTCTGAGCAAAAATCATAATATCCTTCTCTCCAGAAAGATACACAACATCTGCAACAGAATCACCCTCATTCATGTTGATTGCTTTAACACCAATAGAAGTACGAGAAGATGCACTGACATTTTTACCATCAAATCTTAATCCCATACCATTTTTGGTGAACACAATCAGCTGAGAATCAGGAGCAACAAACACCTTAACCAGACTATCACCCTCGCGCAGAGTCGTCGCAATAACACCAGTCTTGCGCTTCATGCCAGCATATTCAGACAAACCAGTCTTTTTGATTACACCATTTTTAGTAATGAACCACACATACTGACCATTCGGTGCAGTGCGATCAACAGAAGCCAAAGTTACAAATTTCTCACCGACATCCATGGCAACAAGAGTCTCAATAGAAGTACCACGAGTTGCATTAGTGCCGACTGGCACATCATTTACCGCAAGTCGATATACCTTACCAAAAGAAGAGAACACCATCAGGTTATCAATAGTATTAGTCTTAATTACATTCTGAATTACTTCATCCTGATTCTTAATACCTTTACCATTTCTCTTTTGAGTACGATAAGAAGTGGCAGGAATGCGTTTAATATTACCAGCTTCAGTAATCACAACTACGCAATTCTCAGGAACAATTTCCGCAACTTCTTTTTCTTCCGCGGTCATTTCAATGTTAGTTACAGTAGTTCTACGAGCGTCACCAAACTTCTTAGCAAACTCTGTAAACTCACCAGAAAGAGCTACACAGCGAGCCGCACGATTTTCAATCAAAATAATCAATGCGTCAGCCTTTTTCTGTTTCTCTTCTAGCTCATTTTCAATCGCAATCTTTTCAGTATGAGCCAACTTGCTCAGCTTCATATCCAAGATTGCTTTAGCCTGCACTTCAGTAAATCCATATTTGGCGCGCAGTTTTACGCTAGCGTCAGTAGAATTTTCTGCACTCTTGATCAACTGAATTACATGATCAATATCTTCAACCGCTTTTGCCAGACCATGAAGGATATGAATACGATCTTTCAGCTTTTCAAGTTCATAATTTAAACGACGCAGAAAAACATCTTCTTGATGTTCAACGTATTTTTCAACAAGAGTCTTAAAACTCAGCAGTCTAGGAGTTTTATCTACAAGAGCAACTTGATTGATGCTATATGTAGTTTCAAGCTCTGTGAGACGATATAACTTATTAGCAATTACGTCGCCATTAATGCCTTTTGCAAGTTCAATGACAAATCGTACGCCCTTTTTATTACTTTCGTCTCTGATTTCTGTAATACCTTCAATCTTCTTCTCTTCACACAAAGTGTCGATTTCAAGAATGAGGTTTTCCTTAGAAATCTTATATGGAATGGAATCAAAAACAAGAGTATCACGCCCGCTCTTGGATTCCACATGATATTCACCACGAATACGCACTCGACCCTTGCCAGTTCGATATGCATCACGCAGTTCTTTCTGATTTACAATAATACCGCCAGTAGGAAAATCAGGGCCTTTGATACACTCAAGAAGTTCATCTTCAGTATAATCGCCAGTCAAAACCTTTTGTGCGGCTTCCATGACTTCATTCAGATTATGCGGAGCAAAAGAACAAGCCATAGCAACTGCAATACCAGTAGTACCATTACAAAGTAGATTGGGGAATCGACCTGGCAGATAAACAGGCTCCTCACCAGTTTCACTATAATTGGGAATCCAATCTACAGTGTTCTTTTTAATATGTTCAAGAGTAGATTCAGCAATTTGACTTAGACGACACTCAGTATAACGATGTGCCGCAGGTCCATCACCATCTCTTGAACCATTATTACCGTGAAAATCAATTAGAGGGTATCTCATAGTCCAAGGCTGTGAAGCATGAACAAGAGCACCATAAATTGAACTATCACCATGAGGATGATATTTAGCCATTGTGTTACCAACAGGAGTTGCACACTTGACATACTGTTTATTGCTCGCCAAGCCATCTTCCTGCATTTCCCACAGAATACGACGCATAACCGGTTTTAAACCATCTTCTACTGCCGGAATTGCACGATCTGTAATGACAGAAAGAGAATAGTCGAGAAATGATTGCTCTACTTCTCCCACTACAGGAGTAAGAACAATATTATCATTCATCAATATTTCCCTCCCTTTTTATAATTTCTACCACTTTCATTACTGCATCTTTAATAGTGATTTTCTTCATTGCATAATTGAGGAAAATATCACTTACTTCAATATATATTCTATCATTTTTTTTACTGTTTGTCAAGTAAGTGTTTGCATCTGGCTCAACCTTACCTTGAGCAAGAGAGTCTGCACGTTCATTATGAATATGACCAGCATGACCTTTTACTTTTTCAAAATTAAAGTTGGGCATTTTGAAGAACTTAATTAGAAATCTCCATTCCAAAAGATTAGCAATGGTTTCTCCTTTTGCATTCTTCCAACCATTATTTTCCCAGTTAACAAACCATTTATCTTTAAAACAGTTAATAACATATGCGCTATCAGAATAAATGGTTACGTCGTGATCATGAATATACTCACAATTAGCTGCCCAATCGCAAGCCTCCATGACCGCAATAATCTCCATCTTTTGATTGGTGTCTCCCTGATGTTCGGTGCCAGCTCTTTCGTACACTTTGGCACCGTCTACCAGGGCAACAAAACCCCAACCAGAACGATTTTTGGAGGCACTGCCATCAGTATAGATCTCAATCATATTTTACTCCATCCTTGTGCATTTCATATACATTTTCAATCATCATACGACCGCTCGGACTTGCAAGATACTCTTCAGGAGTCATATTATTCCACATGGTCGTCCAACGAGGATCTTCCATTTCCGCAAGACTGCGGAAAATAGTATCCAACATTACAAGCTGACGCTCGTCCATCTTGAGAGGATTCTTCCTCTTGTTCTGCCACCACTCATACTCTTTGGTGAAAGTGAAATCATCACCATAATATGCATGACCAGCACCAAGATAGTCAGCAACCAGCTCCATAAAATATTTTTTCGGCATCAAATTAGTGGTACAACCCTTATCAAAGTTGTCACACCAATATTCATAATGATGCTTGTTGCGGCCGCGATGATGGAACCAAGCCATAGAATAACCATTGATTTCCTTGCAAGCATCAATAGGAGAGCGGTTGCCCTGCCAATATTTTACGCCTTCCCAAAATTCAACAGGACTATATTTAGAAAGGTCGTGCAGAATACCCTGAATCGGCATGTCCAATGCAAAACAGTAATGGCGGACCCACTTGCGGTGGGTCTGAACCGTCCGCAAGTGTCCCCAAAACTTTTTGCTCATATTTTTTACATATGCAATCGTCATAATAGAAACGAAACTCCTTTAAGCTCACATATAAATTCTGCTCCACAATCAGGGCATTTTATCTCGCCGAAAATAATCCATTCTTTTGTTTCTGTATCAAGAATGGTTTTATTTATTTTAAATAAGGTTAAAATGCCCACTCCACATTGCTGGCATCGACCTAAATTAGATGTCGAGATTCGCACGGAATGCATTCTCCTCAATAAATTTCTTACGAAGAGTCGCAGACTCACCCATAAGATTGTTAAAAGTCATGCTCGCCGCAATTGCATCATCCATAGTGATCTGCTTTAGGATACGATTGCCAGGTTCCATGGTAGACTCAGCCAGCTCTTCTGCATTCTGTTCGCCCAGACCTTTGAATCGACGGACTTCATAGCTAGAATTTGCAGTCTTACGGAACTCTTCAAGTGCAGCATCATCTTTCAAGTAGAAAGACTTTTTACCCTGAATAATACGATACAGAGGAGGAACAGCTGCATAGATATAGCCCTTCTCAATCAACTCAGGACAGAATTTCCAAATGAAAGTGAAGAACAGAATACGAATATGACTACCATCGACGTCAGCATCGGCCATGATAATAATCTTACCATAACGAAGCTTATCTTCATTCAAAGTAATCTTATTATCCTTAATTTCCAATCCAAAAGCAGTAATCATTCCTTGGATTTCTGCATTTCCCATTGCCTTATGGAGGTCACATTTGAGAGTATTGAGGATTTTTCCTCGTACTGGCAGGATCGCTTGAGTTCCTCTATCTCTTGCTTCCTTCGCAGTTCCTGCAGCGCTGTCTCCCTCAACGATAAAGATTTCGCAATCGGAGCGAGATTTTGAACTGCAGTCAGCGAGTTTGCCCGGGAGCACAGCTCTGCTAGTTTTTGCAGCGGCGTTTCGAACATTTTCTTTCGCCTTCCTTGCATTCTCTCTTGCTTTACGCGCAAGCAGAGCCTTGTTAATAATTGCCTTGGCGTCTTTTTCATTTGCATTCAGCCAAGTCATCAAAGATTGTGCACACAGACGCTGAACAATTGTGCGTCCTTCCGCAGAACTCAAAGTATCCTTAGTCTGACCAGAGAATACAGGATCAGGCATAGTCAAAGAAAGAATTAACACAAGACCTTCTTTAAGGTCATCACCAGTGAAGTTTTCATCTTTCTCTTTCAAAAGATTCTTTGCTCTTGCATACTGGTTAACAGTTGCAGTCAGAGCTGTACGGAAACCAGTCAGATGCGTACCGCCACTATTTGGGATAGAGTTAGTATACAGCTTATAAGAGTCAGTATACTGATCACAATACATCATTGCGATCTTAACACCGATACGACCTTCGTTTGTTTCCGCGTAAAACTTTGAGGTCAAATTGCCACGATCTTTTGCAAGGTAGTCCAGATAATCGAGCAGCCCATTTTTGCTCGCAATTTCTTCCGTATTGCTATCGACTCGCAGAACAAACGTGAGCCCAGGAGAGAGGAAAGCGAGTTCCTGAAGCTGTTTCCGCAGAAGGTTAATATCAAGAGCGGTACCTTCTTTGAAAATTTCAGGATCAGGAATAAATTGTACCATGGTACCAGTTGTCTGATCATTAGTAGCCTTAGCTACCTTATAATCAACTAATTCACCCTGTTTAAATACCGCAGTTGCAATTTGTCCATCGCGCACAGACTGAACAGAAAACATCTTAGATAGAGCGTTGGTCGCTTTTGCACCAACACCGTTCATACCACCAGATGTATTATATCCAGTTTTGCCTTCGCTGTCAAATTTTGCACCTGTATGCAGTTTTGTATAAATATTTACAAGAGTTTCACTGCCATCTTCTGCTTTTCCGAATGGCACACCACGTCCATTATCAATAACACGAACCAGATTTTCCTCCGTGCTATAAGATACAACAACACGATTACATGCACCATTCAAATATTCGTCAACAGCATTTGAAATAATTTCGAGAGTGATATGGCGAACACCCTCAGGACCGACACTACCGATATACATACCGGGGCGTAAGCGAATTGCTTCTATGCCTTCAAGTGTCTGAATATCTTTTACACCATAATCAACAGCCATATTTTCCCTCCTTTTTATCTTACATATATATTATATCATATTTTTTAGAAAAAATCAAGCAAATTCAGAGGAAATCTGGGATAAAAGAAGCCCGAGTTACCTCGGGCTGTATATTAGAATAGTCCAACAATTTTACCATTTACAACATCAATATTTTCTGCCGCCGGAATCTTCGGGAGACCGGGCATGCGCATAATCTTGCCGCAGACGGCAACAATAAAACCTGCTCCATGACACAAAATTAAATCTCGAATTTCAATTGGAAAATCTTTTGGTTCACCCAAGAGTTGGGCATTATCACTGATACTATACTGGGTTTTAGCTACACAAATAGGGTAATGTCCGCAACCAAGTCGCTCAAAATCTCGCATTGCAAGTGCTGCTTTTGAAGACCAAACAATACTACCAGCACCATAGAACTTATATGCCAAATCTTCCATCTTTTTGAAAATATTTCCATTATCAAAAGTTACATCATAAGGATGATTAAGAGTGACATTCTCTTTCAAGGCATTAAGCACCATATGAGCAAGGTTCGTCGCGCCCTTTCCACCTTCTGCGTGGGCAGTACAAATAGCACAATCTGCACCGCAATTTTTAATAATATAATTCAATTCTTCTTCAAGATCAGTATCATATTTATTAATTGCGACAATAACAGGAACGCCATAGCTTTGCATTGTCTTTACATGATGTTGAAGATTCACAATTCCCTTTTGCATTGCTTCCATATTAGGTTCTTTTACATGATCCTTATGGATGCCGCCATTATACTTAATAGCCTTGGTAGTGGCTACAATTACAATAGCATTAGGTGTGATTCCAGCACGAGGGCACTTAATATCAAGGAATTTTTCTGCACCAAGATCTGCGCCAAAACCAGCTTCAGTTACAACATAATCTGCAAGACTCATAGCTAATTTAGTGGCTACGATACTATTACAACCGTGCGCAATATTAGCAAAAGGTCCACCATGGATAATCGCGGGAGTATGCTCAAGAGTCTGTACAATATTAGGATTAAAAGCATCCTTGAGCAAAGCTGTCATAGCACCTTCAGCCTTGAGTTCTTTGGCATATACAGGCATTCCATCGCCATTATAGCCAATAATAATTTCACCCAGACTGAGCTTTAACTCTTCCAAATTGTTAGCTAAACAGAAGATGGCCATAACTTCAGAAGCTACAGTGATATCAAATCCATCATCTCTTGGTACACCATCCGTTTTTGCGCCAAGACCAGAAGTAATATTGCGTAACTGACGATCATTCATATCCATGCAGCGACGCCAAGTTACTTTTTGAATATTGAGAGCATTACCTTGATAAATATGATTATCAATCATTGCGGCGAGTAGATTATTCGCATTTTCAATGGCATGTAAGTCACCAGTGAAGTGTAGATTAATATCCTCCATGGGAACGACCTGTGCGTATCCACCACCGGCGGCACCGCCTTTTAAACCAAACACAGGGCCAAGAGAAGGCTCACGTAGAGCAAGAATAGAATCTTCGCCAATTTGACGTAAACCATCGGCAAGACCAATGCTCATAGTAGTTTTACCTTCACCCATAGGGGTAGGGTTCATTGCAGTAACAAGAATTAACTTACCTTTCTTGTCGCCAAAATCATCATATTTCAATTTAGCCTTATATTTTCCATATGGCTCATAATTATACTTATTCAGTTGATACATAATGTCAGAAATAGGTAACATTTCTGATTTCTGTGCGATTTCAATATCAGTGAGCATTATTCTTTTTTGCCTCCTCAATTAAATTCCAAAGATCTTCTGTATTATATAGTTCATCGTTGGCATATTCACGATTTAAACGAGAATATTCCCGCAATTTATCGACTACAACAATAACATTATCTGGATAAATTTCAGATAATTTTGCAATCATTGAAATTTCATCGGTATAGCCGAAAGGTGGTGGAGATTCAATTTCAAACCAGTGGTGAATAATAGGTTTGATCCATGTATCATCTAAATGAGCACGAACAATTTCTCTATGTCCGCATAGAGTATTTTCATCAACAAACAATTTTCCATGCACAGGAATCAATTCAAACAAATTTTCTCCATATGTTTGTAGTGCATGAACAAAAGCATTAGCTGTGAACGCTATTCTCGGTTTTTGCATTGGCATTTTCTTCCCTCACCTTTCGCAGCTTTTTATAAAACTCATCCTTAGCTTCCATCATTTCACGCATCTCTTGCTTAGTGGTACGAATCAAATCGCGCACATCAGCAAGATCACGTTCAATATTTTTCATCTGTTTACGGATGGTAAAACATTCAATAGAATCATAATGTACTCTTGGATTTTGTTCCAAGATATTATATAGATGCTTAAGCACCTTTAATTCAGCTCGCAGTTCATTACGGTTAGCGACAAGCTCTTCAATCATAGAGCGGGTATATGCGTAATGTTCTCCTACTAACTTAGACTCAAATTCCCAATCGTTGGGATGACAACGAGCAGAACCATAGAAGCGAGTATGTTTCCCTTCTCGCTCACAGTACGTTGTATGAGTCTCTGGATCATAGGAGAAATGCGTTCGGCTATCGTTAATCATAAAATAAACTCCTTTGCTTTTAGTTTATCCTATTTATATTATAAAATAATTTTTCACTTGTGTCAACCAATTTGCTCAAAATTTTTCTATGGGTGTGATTTTCCGAAACTACGGCCGTTGAGGGAGTCTAATTCTTCTTGTAATTCATCAAGATGTATTTGATATTGGGTATATACAGCAGAACGTTCAGCATTCAACTTTTTTTGTTTCTCATTTATAAGGTCAATTTTTTGATCGCGTTTTGCTAATATGTCATTTATTTTTAGAGCAATAATTTTCTTGCGTCGCTCTATATCCATTAGAAGTGTCCTCCTTTAGCAAGATGTTCTTCTTTTAGGTGTTGGAGGTCTGCGATATACTGGTCACGGCATTTAATACGATATTCGTGCAATTTTGCAATCTCTTCATCAATTCGATTACATTCTGCCTCATACTTGGCACTTAGATCATAATATTCCTGTCGAAACTTTTTATCCAATTCAGTCATATAAATCCTCCTAAAAGAAAAGGGCGAAGGTTTCCCTTCGCCCTATTTATTTTATTCCTGAGCAGCCTTACCACCGATGAAGCCAGCAAGCAGTGCCTGCGGGTCAATACCAGTGGAATCCTTCACACCAGCCATGATCTGAGACATGGTAGTGGTGATATCCTGAACCATCTTGGCCTGATTGCCTTCACCGTACATGGTGATGGAATCAACATTGGACAGAGGCTCAGCAACAGCCTTGGCAATCAGAGGCATAGCCTGGAAGTACATTTCCAGAACAGAGGCTTCACCCATCTTCTTCTGGGCTTCGGCCTTCTTGTCGATACCTTCAGCCTCAGCAAGACCCTTGGCACGAATACCATCGGCTTCTGCCTGGTACTTAGCGGCAATACCAGCAGCTTCTTGTTCAGCCGCATACTTGCGAGCTTCGGCTTCCGCCTTCATAGCTTCGGCACGGGCAGCTGCCGCACGCTGTTCAGCTTCGGCTCTCTGGACTTCTTCATAAGCCTTAGCTTCTGCATCCTTCTGACGCTTAATCAGCTCAGCCTCAGCCATCTTCTGAGTCTTATACAGCTGAGCATCGGCTTCCTTGCGGACTAGCGCGTCCAGTTCCTTTTCCTTCAGAGCGATCTTCTGGGTCTGCAGCTCAACTTCACGCTCGGCCTGAGCGATGCTGGCATTGGTCATTGCAACGTCCAGTTCCTTCTTCTGATCAGCCTTCTGAATGTCGTAAGCCATATCAGCAGCCGCACGCTTCACTTCAGACTGACTCTTCAGTTCTGCGGCACGCATATCCAGAGCAGTGTTCTGCTCGGCAATCTGAGTAGCTGCCTGAACCTGAGCTTCATTGGCACGACGCTGGTTTTCAGCTTCCTGAATAGCGATTTCACGCTTCGCGTCAGACTTAGCAATGGCAGCATTCTTCTTGATCTGCTCAACGTTGTCGATACCCAGGTCATCAATAACGCCATTTTCATCCTTAAAGTTCTGAACATTGAAGGAAACGATTTCCAGACCAAGTTCAGCCATATCAGGAGCAGCATTATCCAGAACCATCTTGGCAAACTTCTGACGATCGCTGACCATCTCAGTCAGCTTCATCTGACCAATGATTTCACGGACGTTACCTTCCAACACTTCCTGCGCCTTAGCAGAAATAACTTCACGCTTTTGATTCAGGAAATTCTTTGCGGCAACAGCCATAAGCTCGGGCTTAGAACTAACGCGAATATTAACATTGGCATCAACAAAAACGTTAATATATTCAGCAGTCGGCACTGCGCTTCGGGTCTTTACGTCAACACCGATAGCACCCAGATATAGCTTATCCAGTCGTTCGATGAAGGGGATGCGGAAACCAGCCTTACCGCTGATAATCTTCAAGTCCTTGCGAGGACCAGAGATAAGGAACGCGTGGTCAGGCGGACACTTGACATAACTCATAGTCGCCAGAATCACAATTACCGCAACAACAAGAACAATACCAACAATAGTAAAAATAGTTCCCATACTTAATCTCCTTTTTCTCTCTTATATTCGTTTTTCAAGGTACGATTAATTTTATGTGTATCCCATAGGAAATATATTGCAAATCCTATTGCAATTACATAAATTATTCCAGCAGCTAAACTATCAGAGATCCCAAGAATAGGTACCATTGACATGTGCGTCATGATATTCTTTAACCTCGGGCTGTTTCATCTGCTCTTCCGGCCAGCATTCGTCCCAAATCTGCTGGATAGAAATGGGGCAAAGATCATTGGTGTCAAGACCAACGTGGTAAGTGCCATTCACATAACCCTTGGGGGCATTGCTGTGGACATGGCCGTAAAGGTTCACAACTTCACTATTGTCCTTAATTACCATTTTGATAAACTCTTCGGAAGCAATAGGGAAATGGCAGAGAATGAAATATCGTCCCTTGTAAGGTAGGTAATAGATATCGTGAACCTCAATACCCATTTCCTTGTACATCTCAATTCGCTTAGGAGAATCATGATTGCCGCGAATCAAAACAATCTTGCCGTTTAGTCGCTTGAGACACTCCCTGCCTGCATCAAGCTGACCCATAATCATGTCACCCAGAACATAGACCGTATCTTCGGGCTTAACCCTATCGTTCCAGTTCTTGATAATCACTTCGTTCATTTCATCCAACGTCTCAAACGGTCGGGACACCGGTTCATATTTCAGAATATTGACGTGATTGAAATGGAGATCAGAAGTAAGCCAAATCATTTACTCTACCTCCCAATCCTTTGACCGCAGGTGATGAAGAACATCACCAGTAACCTTTACGCCTCGCCAGATAGTACGCCAGCCATAGCCGATGATACCAATCATACAGGCCGCAAAGATGAACTTGCAGGCGGCAGTATTTTCCGCCCAGAATCGCAACTCTTCCAGAATTGCTTGCAGATTCGGATCCATTAGAACAGTCTACCTCCAATCTTCCAAATTTCCTTGATAGACTCATGTTCGTTGTACTCAGGTTCGGTGAACTGATTATGCATAGAATAAATAGCCTGTTCAGGAACCAGAGCACGTCCGTCGCGCAACTTATTGCGCTTCAGGCAAGTTCCAAGAGGAACATTGAAGTAAACCATCGTAGTGTCATAGCGACTCTTGATCTGTTCGTCAAGAGCACGAAACAACTTACGGCGAGAAGCCTTAGAAATATGAGTGGCGTCAACCACACAACACTCGAAGGACTTACAAGCGCCAACGATGGAATTGATGAAAGTGGAGAATACCTCGGCCTCATGGGAGAAGTAATCCTCTTCATCTTCAATCAGGTTGAAGCGAATTGCGTCGCGAGATACGATCGGCTTTTCGCGCAGGTGCTGTTCAGCCCAAGTGGACTTACCGGCTCCCGGGATTCCGCACAGAACATAAATCTGAAAGTCGCGGGTTTCCTTCTTCATATTCAAGCTCTGCTCTTGCTTCATCTTGATACACCCCATTCTTAAAATCCTCAAGAAACTCTTCAACCTCATAAATGTTTCTACATTCAATGTGGTTTACTGTATGTCGGCAAGTGGGACAATACATATTCTTGCGGTGTCCTTTGCCTTTTCGCTTATTGCCGGCTCTTGCCAGCGGAATACTTTTGTTACCGCAGTTGATACAATAGAAATCAACAGTATCCCAATCTCGACAGTTCTTGCCCATTACCAGATATCCTCCGAGTAGAGAATCGTGGGTGGAACGATGTCATCAATATGTTCCTCAATATAAGAATCAAGGAATTGGTGACATCGCTTAGCTTCCTGCCAAGCTTCCGCACGAGTCAAGAACTCACCTTTTTCATTCAAAAAACCCTGTTCTTTTTCGCGGAAGTCCACACCTTTAATGAAGCCAAAATCATGTAAGATTTGGAAGGCGTCACAATGGCGATGACAGGGAATAATGACTTCCTGTTTCGTATTGTGATTCCAGTAGTCAATCTTTACCGCTGCTCGAGTAACCATTTGCAACCCTTCCTTTCTTAACCTTACATATATATTATATCATTTTTTTTCAAAAAAATCAATTAAGGATTCGGATTGTCCGCACCAAGACCCTTAATGATGTCAGAACGATAAAAGGTGAAGAACACATCCTCGCCAATATCGAATAGATTTACTGCACCAGTATGGAAGCAGGCGGTATCAAGGTCAATCTTGGTGCCATTATTGTACCGTAGAGGCTTGGTAGACTTCATACAATTTTCCTTGCGGAAATGAGTTGGCATATGAAGAATAGGAGTGTGACCATGAATCAGAATATGCGGTACACTATCCGTTTCAAATTTCCACTCTTGGAAGAAATGATCACGATCCCAGAGCAGAGCGTCTTCAACCTCATCATTCCACTCTTGCATCTTGCAACCAGCATGACACATATCGTAGATACGAGTTACATTGTCAACATCGCCATCTTGAATGGATAGCTCTTCCATCAGAGGAAGTTCGTCCAGCTGGCGCAGAATCTTGGTCGGGCAGCCAGCTTTCATCCAAGAGGCAAAAGTTGTTTCACCGCCATTGCGCCAATGCAGGTACATATCAGAGCCACCGAACATTACATCCTCGGCACGCCAGTTGTATCGTGCCGCAAACTCAGAAGGAGTATAGCCTTCCTCTTCAGCCATCTTGATGAACTCACGTGCGGCACGCACGAACATATCTTCGTGATTGCCCTTGAGGTATACAAACTTCTCAGGATTAGCGAGCAGATGTTCCATGATGCGATACCCATCAGGACCACGGTCACAGGCATCACCAAGGAAGTAGCACAGATACTGAGTATGATCTCGTTCCATAAACTCAACGATCAGGTCAAACAGTTCACCCTGACCATGAATATCCGAAAAAGCATAGACTTTCATTAAATCACCCACTTTACTTCGTTCATAAACTTACGCATCTTATTCCATTCGCGCAGCTTCTGCTTAAGCAGTTCCCACTGCCACATAATATTATCATAATCAAACATTACCAGCGATTCCTCCTTTCAAATTCACGGTAGCGTCGATTGCATTGACGTCGATATCTCCAGGCGGGAAAGCTATAATGCCACCAGTGCCAGAGCCAAGCATCCAATTCTTGAATCAGAAATATGATGCAGAATCCACCAACAATCGCAAGAGCAATTACAAGTAGCACCATCATCTCTCACCACCTTACATATATATTATATCAAATTTTTTAAGAAAAATCAAATGGGAGACCATATGATTCCCACACAGTCTCCCAGTTGTTTAGTACGTTGCACCAAGTGCTGCATTTAAATCCAACAAACCGCTTAGTTTATTAATAAGATCGGTGTTATCAACCATTTCTGGATACTTGCCAGCTTCGATAATGGCATCGGCACATTCTTGGAATCCAATATCATTCTCTCGAATCTCTTCGACAGTGATAAGTTCAGGATAGAAGTCCTGAATGGCTTCATGATAACTTTCGCCATACCAGGACCAGTTATCCACACCATCGCGGGTCAACATATTCTTTTCGATAAGGGCTACAAGCATTTCCCGCAGATCAGCTTCTTCAACTACAAACTTACGGGCCATTACTTACCTTCCTTTTCCAGCTGACGAATGCGCCGAGTCAGCTTGGCGATAATATTAGCATTACCTGCGGGGTCACGTGCGGCAAGCAACTTCTGACGATCACGCATCAGTGCGATCTTCGTTTCCTTCGAGAACATCTTCGGTTTCCTCCTTCTTCTCTTCAGCTTCCTTAATAGAAGCGAGCATCAGATCAAGCATATCTAGCTTGATAGGCAGATAGATTCCTGGCGGAACAGACTTAGTAATATCTTCGCCCTGACGGACGGTCTTTCCGCAACATTCACAAACAAGTGCAGTCTCTTCTCCTTCCCTCTTGACAGAAACAAATCGAGACTTATTATGGCACTCAGGACAGATGGAAGCAGTCTTATCATTCTTAATCTGCTTCGCATACTTACGACGCTGTTCACGATTCATGCTTTATACCTCTTGTTCATCCAGTAGTCGGGCAGTGTTAATAAAGATCTGTTTCAACTGATCGCAATAACCAAAACGTTGTGCATTCTGTTCAATGCTCTTGAGCAGATTACCATCCTTCTGACGCTCGCTTGCAGCCTTCCAGTCACAGATCATTTCCATAATATCAATGAGATTCATATCATTGATACCATTAGCAAAATGTTCGGGGTGATGACGACTATTCGCGTAATGATGATCCAGAGCGGGCTTCATCGCGGCAAGATGCTCCTGATATTCAGGAGTGCCATACTGAGTATCGGCCAGCTTAGGAGTATATTCTGCGAAAATCTCGACTTCAGGACTTTCCAGCTTGATTTTATCGTGATTAACACCACGATTATCAAGGCGGTCAGTCATAAAACGAATCACCTGTCGGACTCGCTCAATATGCTTCTGGGTTTCAACCTGACATTCAGCAATAGACATCTTCTTCTCTTGCTCGTTCTCAGCAACCCAATCCTTCATTTCATTGCTCATAATTAATACACTTCTCCATCATTTTGCACTTGTTAGTGCTAGGCACATAAGCCATACAAAGTCTTAGATCACACTCGCCAAAATCAGTTTCGATTTTGGCGATTGTGGCTTCATAACTATCTCTAGATCCATTGCAGAGATTATCGTAACGATTCTTATGAATCTTAATTGGTTTCAGTGGGCACTTCATCCTGAGCTTCCTCCATATCCGGTGCGTCGGCGGTATCCTTCGCAATACCCTCAAGTACCTTGAAGGAGAAATTCTTATGCTTGTAAACAGCGATTTCGGGGCGGTTTGCGATACGAGCCACAACACCCTCACGGACGTGGGTCTTACCGATGGGGTCAGGACCATCAAAGTACTGCTCCACCTTACGGAGTACATACTCACCGGGAGAACATACACCATAATCGGTCTCGCCAGCCTTATCGGTCAGGACCTCGCCAGGATTCTCAGGAATCATAAAGGTCTCGAATACGGGCACAGTCTTAATACCCATCTGCTCGCAACGCAGACGCATCTGCTCAGGGGACATTTCAACAACATCGCCATCTTCGTTGACCTGAGTCATACGATAGACATAGATATCGCAACGAGGCTCAAGGAAAGAGGTGTCAGAATGAATGGGAGTACCATCAATCTCAGACCAACCCATTACCTCAGGCAGACGCTCAAAATCACCATCGGGGTCACAGCCGTAGGAGAACACGGTGGTTTCGCCATACTGCTTAGTAAACTCCTTATCGGAGATCTTGGAGTTAGGAACAGAAGCCATGATAGGAGTAGAAGCATTTACAAAACCAACGATCTCGTAATATACAACTTCGCCCTTGCGGAGCTTACCTTCAAACTTCTGAGCCATAGCCAGACGGAAAGTATTGTCATCATAGAAACCGCCATCATGCTTGGAATCCAGAATAACACGGCGGGTGCCAGTTACATAACCATATGCCTTAACCTCGCGGCCAGGACGATGGAAAATCTTATCCCAAAGAGTCTGATGACGAGCAACAAGAGGCAGATAACCAGTACGACCAGAAGTACCATGCATCTTCAAAGTCAGTTCCACAACATCGCCAGCCTTGAAGGCATTGAGGTTGTAAGCCAACTGCTGAGTATCAACATGCTGATAGAAAGTAGGAGCAAAGTTTGCCTTAGCAACCTTGTTGCCACCGCCAACACGAGCAGTACGATTCTTGGTCTTAGGAATATACTTGCGGCAGATTTCAACACCATTGAGAACATCAATAGTGTCGCCCACCTTCATATCAGAAATCTTGGTAAACTCGGCAAATGCAGTCAGAGGCAAGAAAAGACCATCGGACTTCTCGCCACGCAGACGCATCGCCTTAATGTTACGCTTGTCGGGATCAAGGTAACCACCGCAAGCATTACCATTTTCATCCTTGCGGCGCACAAGGTCATTAGCCTTGCAGAACTCAGGAGACAGCTGGCCATCTACTGGGAAGTAAACACCAACCTGACCCTCCTGATAGTCCAGACCTACAACAACGGTGTTGCCAAAGCAATCAGCCAGCTGAAGTCGGTCAGCGTTGGGGTGCTTGCGCACATTCTTCAACGCAGTAACATATGCAACATAAGCCATACTTATTCTCCTTTCAGCATTTCTCCTACGACCTTATTTACTACAGTCATGTCATAAAAAACACCATTGGCAACTTCACCCTTAAAGTGCTTCATAATCAAACCGCGCTGCTTCTTGTCGATGGTTTCACCACCAACAACCTTGATAATTTCACCACGAATCACAGATTCGCTATCAATTACAACAGGAGCGAAACGATTTACGGTAATCATTTCAAAATTGTACTTCTGGAGCAAATCTTCGCGAGTGATAGGACAAGTGTCAATCTGTTCCTGAATAGACTTTTTAATCTTGAGGAGTTCAGCATTGACCAAATCCTCGGTGATGTTGTCGCGGCATCCCTTGTCGATTGCAGTCTTCTGAATCTGAGCAATGAAGCCTGCGATAGCATTTTTCTCTTCTTTATGACCAGCCTTGAGAGCATCAGTCATAGCCTTATGCAGAGTTTCATAAGTCATAATATCTCCTCCTTAATAACGATTATCAATATAGATCATCTGATTGAGAGGTTGAGTTACAGGTACAAAACAATAGCTGTAAGTGCCATATGCGTTCCATGGCAGACTCTCGATGAAATCTCGAGCTTCCATTTCAGAGCGACAAAGAGTCTGAGGCACTAACTGTCCTCGAAAGGACTGAAACATTACCAGCCACATATTATCGAACCTCCCTTACAAAACGATGACCATAAACAGTGTGACCATGTTCAATAGCCTGCATTACTCGGACAGAGCAGGTCACAGTAGCTTTGATAGCATCAGTCTTGGAAATCTTATTGTAATGAGCACCAGAGAAATTCAGTGCTGCATACTTGATTGCGCCCTCAATTTCCTTGAACTTACAGATTTCCTTATCGTCCTTATACATGACGATATACTCAATACCCTTAGCACCAGCAGGCTGACCCTCAATGGTATTACCCTTATTGGCATTGCAAACAGTACACATAGTCTGCATATTGCTGACCAGATCCTGACCGCCGCGGCTACGAGGCAGAATGTGATCCTTAGTCATCAGAGTGCCATCTTCGGCATAGAGATTAAAATGGCGGCGCTTGGTAGTAACATCACCGCAAAGCTTGAAATGAGTACCTTCCTTGCCGCATACCACGCACTTACAGCCCTTCTGATAAAAGGTCTTATAGCGCAGAGAAACAGGACGAACCTTGAAGCCATCGACTTCCATATCGGAACGCATCTTATTGAAATCATTGTCACCCAGCAGATGCTCCTCGCCGCACATGGCGAATACTTCCTCAATAGAATAGCGCTTTTCTTCAACTACCATAGTATGAGCCATAATATCAAACTCCTTTTGTCATTTAGTCTTCATACTGACGACTTTTGTGCTTAACCTTAGGGTTTTTCTTTTTATTAGGGATAATTTTAGAGACGGGGCTGATAGCACCCCAATCTCCACGAATCTTGCGGGCAACTTCCCAAGTTTTTTCGCCAGCAGTCTTAGGAGTGTTCTTTTTCATAACTCTCAGCCCCTCTCAACCTTACATATATATTATATCAAATTTTTTAAGAAAAATCAATTGGAAGATTTATTGTTCCAAAGCATTCAGAATACCATAGCCGAAATAGAGAACAAACATAACAATTTTCTGCCAAGGTTCCGCTTCGCTTGCACCAACAAGAGCACCAAAACCGACACAGCACAGCATACGAATTAGCTTAATCATTTAATTTCCTCCCCATTCACGTTTACAAGCCAAGCCAGCTTACCTTTACTGTCACACAGTTGTTCAACCTGATCAAACAGCATGGACACCTGTCCCTGACCGGGATGAGTACGATCAATAGCAATATCGGGACGATGTGCGTGGAAATGCCCAAAATACCAATGATCGAAATCAATGATTGCGGAAACAGTAGTCAAAAACTGTTCCATTCTCTTAGACACTTTGGACTGATCCACACAGCTCATAAAAAGATCATAAGGCTGCCAATCTTCGGGGCAAGTATGTGTAAACACAAAATCAAATCGCTTATGGTCAACCTTATCCAGAATATCGCAGCACTCTTCATTGGTAAGCTCTTCATCAGCGAACCAGCGCCATCCCATCAACTGACGATATTCTTTATCAACAGAATAAGCACCGCCGATAAACAGACAACGTTTATCGTTGATATTGAACGTAGAGCCATCTGCAACATACCAAACATCAGGATAGTCTGGTTCAAAGTAATAACCGCTTGGAACAACAGGGTCATCTTCCAGAGTCACGAATTGGATATTCTTATAGTTTGCGGGACGAGCTTCATGGTTGCCGCGCACGCACAACAGAGTGATAGGACACTCCTCTTGCACGAACTTCTTCATATTTTCTTCCCGCCATTTACCCTGACCATAATACATCAGACCAGCATCGCCGCAGATAATCAGAAGGTCAGTATTCTTGCTGGTGTCATGGCTCTCGCACCAAGACTTGAGCCATTCAAAATTTCCGTGGGTATCACCAGTAACCCACACTCTCTTGAAGAACATTAGTGACCTCCTACCTTGTAAGCCTTCATAAACATATCCATTACAAGTTCATCCATAAACTTGCTGGTCTTTTCATCTTCCTCATTGGGAAGCTTTTCCTTCCACTTGGCAAGAAATTCATCTGCCCATAGCTTGGTATCTTCACGAAGCTGGCATGCATATTCATAGGGCAGAGAACCTCTCTTGATGGCGAGCAGATCTGCGGGATGCTTGGGAGTCAAGCAATCTTCATAAGAGTCGCCATCTTCAAAAAATCGAGTCAAAAATTCCTGAAAACGGATCATATGATGCAGCTGCTTGGGATCATAGCCATACTTCTCGATCTTGGGCATGATGGAAGGATAAGGATGCTGAAAAGCATGATACTTTTCCATCAGATGACCAACCATAGCCCGCAAACCCTGATAAGGGTTCAGATGAGCAATAGCCTCACGCTCATCGAATAGAGCAGCATAATGATCTGCGAACAAAGGATTTACATCTACGTAAGGAGTAAACAGGATTTCAAGGAAGTTGATGTTCTGCTTACGGAAGCAGGCAAACATCTCGCGCACATCCTTAACGTCAGCATGTTCGATCGTAGGCGCAACTTCCAGAGTGGTGCTCATACGCTTCTTAGCGAACACCAATTCCTCAAACACCGGCAGAACAAGAGTCTTGGTATCAACGTCAGATTCGGCGTCAGCCAGACCATAGTTCTGAGAACCCTGCAATGCAGTAAAGATGCGAGGGTAATCCGGCAGCTGATTTTCAACATATTCTGCGTGTTCAAACACGCGCTTCAGAACCTTCTCGTCCATTAGGCTTCCACCTCCACGTAAATAGTAGTCTCGTTCAAACCGCAATTCTCAGTCATCCAACGAGAAATGCGGGCATCATATGCCATATCGTCAGCATCATACAGTCGATTGTCGATACGAACAGGAAAAGCGCAGGTCGTCTCGACATTCTCTTCCATTTCCCAAGCGAGATCTTCATCATCCATCATTTCGGCCAGCTCAGACAGAGAAATTAACAACACAGACTTAAACATCAGCATCACTTTTCCTTTCTTTATCAACCTTACATATATATTATATCATTTTTTTTTATAAAAATCAATAGAGGGGAGATTGCTCTCCCCTCTATATTCATTTATCAACCGTTGGACTTGAGAGCCTTCTGAGCCTGATTCACGAAGCCCTCAATGGTAGTACCACGAAGGAGCTTATCAGTGAACTCGGCAACAGACTCGCCCTTGAGCATAGCGTACGGAGCCATGTTCTGAGTGATAGCCTCAAGTACCTGAGCGTTGGACTCGGAGTTGAGTGCGGCAACCAGATCGGGAGTGATGGAAGCCATGACCTTAGAAATGGTCTCAGCATAGGTCTGCTGACGAGCCTTCTCAATCTCGGCCTTAGCTTTGTCCCGCTCGATCTGCGCATCGTGAGCCTGCTTCTCGCGGGCCAGCTTTGCGGCCTGGATGGCATCCAGCACGGGCTGGAGATCCTTTTCAGCCTGCTGTGCGGCAAGCTTCTCGGCTTCCTGCTTACGAGCGATCTCGCTGTTGATAGCCATCTTCTTCTCAGCTTCCAGCTTCTGCAGTTCCATCTTGTTGATGACCTGCTGAGTACGGAGATCCTGTTCCTTCTTCTCAGCCTTAGCCAGCTCAGTGGCAACCTTTACACGGGCCTCAGCACTGGACAGCTCCAGAGCCTTAGCAACCATGTCATGCTGATGCTCGTCAAGCAGATTGGCAATGGAACGCTCAATCTGAATACCCAGAACTTCGCAGTCGTGGATATACATACCGTTCTCCTTGAAGTAACGGCCCGCAGGACGAGTGTCCGGATGGTCGGCAGAAGTCACAGCTTCGGGATTCTTGTTGATGGCGATATTACGGACGATGTCAATATACTTCTGGTAGAACTCCTCGATAGTATACTTCTTCGCCTCGCGCTTGAGCAGAGAACGCATATGGTCAGTCAGATACTTGACATAGTTCTCAACAGAGAACCACTTATCCTTCTGAGCCGGATCGAAGCTCACGCAATAGGAAACCTTGATCTGAGCCTGAACGAAGTCCTTGGTCTCAACGTTGATCACGTCAGAAACCTTGTTGTTCTCATGGCGCAGATATACAGTGCGGAGCAGATTGTCGGTAGTCTTCGGACGACCAGTGCTCATTTCCATAACCTCGAAGGTCTGGTCATAGTCAAGCAGAATGGTCTTGGGGCCGCAGACAACCTCACGCTTACCGCTCTTGGACACAACATTCACAGCATAGCCAGTCCACACATCCACGCTTACGACGCCATCATACTTGTTATCAAGAGTAATGGTGCGAGGCTTGGTGTAAGAAGTGCCACGGGAAATGTTAGCCTTGGCCTCCAGAGAAGCAAGAGTGCTTGCGGAATTGAGAGTGGAAGTGAAGGCAGTGAAAGCATCGAGATCAGCCATAACGCCCTTGGAGCGAGCAGCACCCTTCTCGACAGCCTTTTCATTCAGCGCCTCATTGTACATCAGAGCTTCCGTATTGCCCGGGAACCATAGCTGGCACTGAGAAGCAGTCAGCTTACGCTTGACAACCACTTCGGTGCGCGGGTCAGGAAGATACATAGCCGGGCCCTTAACCGTCTTAATTTCACCGGTCAGGCGGTTCATGATGTAGCGACCTTCGCCTTCGGGAATGGCAATCGCGTGATGCATCATCTTACCATCATAGTTGATGATAGCATGCTCGGGACGCGGATAGTAGATCATCTGATCATTGCCAGTGATGAACAGTTCCTCACCGACAGGATGCTCACCCTTCTCGTCCTTGTAGCTGGCAATAACCTTGGCATAGATACCAGAGATCTTGGACAGCTCAATAGCACGGAAGATGTAAGAACCATTCGGACTTTCAACGAAAGTCTCAGTCGGCTCGGGGAACACAACCTCGGGACCATGGACATAACGCTTGTTGCCATCTTCATCCTTCAGGATGCAATACTCCAGACGCTCCAGAGTGACAGCCTCACGCACATAGCCCTTTTCATTCTTATTTTCAATCGCAATGACTTCGATACCAGTAGGCGGGATATAGAAGGAAACTTCCGTACCCTTGATAACCAGAATCTGGCCATTGACGTAGTTCTTATTCTTGGTTTCAACCTTGTTACCGTCGGCATCCAGCATTTCGCCCTCGCTGGCATTGGCACTCTTGGCCTCATATACACGAGCGAGCAGATACTGGTTGGAACGCAGTGCGTGACCGCGAATAACCTTAGCCATCTGGCCGGGATACAGAGCGAAGGTCACAGGACCCTGAATATTAACCTTGCGGCCAATATCAATCTTATCCGGCAGACTGTTGGCAGTACCGACATTGGGGTGCTTATCATTTGCGGCAGGATTCTTAAGAATCACATACCAGTTCTCAGGAGCGGTAGTGAACAGATGAATCGCCTGATCATAACCGCACGGCTCGAACTTCTTAGTTCGTTCATTGAAGTTTACCAGTTCGTCAGAGGTAGACAGACTGGTCTTGGCAGGGCCAACCCAACAGGAGACATTACCCTTAGTTCGGTCCAGAACATACGCGTACTCATTAATACTAAGCACAAGATCCTTCTGCATATCTGCCATAACACATCTCTCCTTTTGATTAGTCGATTAGTTACAAGATGCCGGCAAGTCTTATTTTAACCACTTAGACTGACGAGATTACTCTCGGTTGGATATGAACCAACATCTGCCCCAATCCTTTGCATTCTTTGCTGTAGCGGGTAGGCACCTTTCTTAACCTTACATATATATTATATCATTTATTTTTGAATTTTTCAAATGGAAGTTACATTACCGTGAGCCAATAACTCATTGCACCCCAACCACCATTCGCCCATGCGGAAACGACTTTCTTATTTTTATAATCAAAATAATCGTTTTGAAATTCCATGATGGAATGTTCATATTCACACACGGTTGCATGCCAAGGATCGCCAGGTTCAGAGATATAAATTTTCCCTCGTTCAGGCTGCTGTACACTATGTCCCAATACAGCATCGCAGAAATCATTTACAGTTATTTCCGTTTCATTCCAAGTGACGTTATAATTGCTAGTTGCGTCACTATTTTCTTGAGTTTTTTCAAAATGTAATTTCATGTCGGGCCTCCCAAATAGAAAAATTGCCCCGAACATTCGAGAATATCCGAGGCATATGTCTTACTGAACCTGAGCATAGCGCTCCTTGTTCAGGCATTCCATCATCAGCTCATAGCCAGTCTTGCCGGTGATGATGCTCTGGAAGATGGAAGGAGAGAAGCCAGACACATAGGAGATAGGACCGTTGCCGATCATAGGAATGTTGTTCTGACGAGCATCCACATTCCAGTAGATCAGGTGAGGCATCTTATAGCCTGCAGCCGCCCACTTACGAGCGATACCTTCCATGACAGTATCAGCCTGAGCCTGAGTGAAGCCGTAGCTACCCTCATACTTGCCAGTACGCCAGTTATAGGAACCGCCGCGAGAAGCAGAGTCAAACTCCATGTCGGAGATGATCAGGATGTTCTGGGGCATGTCGTCCTGAGAACACTTATTCGCCTTAGCGGTGTCCAGGAGCAGATCAAAGACAGCCTCGATGTTGGTGTTATCTACCAGATTGGTCCGATAGATACGATGCACCTTATCGACGAAGTCCACACCTTCGCACTCAATCAGCTGAGGACGAGAAGCGAAGGAAATGTAGTGGTTGGCGAAAGGACCGCCAGCCTTCTCGGCACAGTACATGCCGAGAGAGATAGCTACGTTGATGGGGGTGCCGTGCATGGAACCAGAGGTATCCACAACAGCCAGAGCATTCAGGTTGGCTCCATTGAAGTAGTCAGCCAGATTTGCCCAGTACTTGTTTACCATCGCGCGGTCAGTCTCGTCGGGACGATAGGTGTTGATACGCAGAGCCTTCTCCACAACCTCGTAAGGATACAGAGTGGATGCGTTCACCTTGGTGGTCTCGTCCTTAGCAAACTTCTCGAACTTCGCCTTGATGATATCGCGGCGAGCGAAAGCGTTCTTGTAGATCAGACCAGCCTTGGAAGGAATCTTATCGAACTCGATTTCATCCCAACGGTTCTCAGACATCAGCTTCTCAACGATGTTGATGCGGGAACGCAGGATCGCCAGAGTACGACGATACTCCTTATGGGTCATATTCAGATAGGAGCGAGTGATATTGCCCAGATGAATGGTCTTCTTGGAAGAAGCGTTCTCAGAGGGCATCCACTTCGCCAGAAGGGAAGGGGTCTTGCACTGAACATCAAGAGCAAGCTGATGCTTGATGATATTCAGAGCCTTATCCTGCAGGGGAGTATCCATAAAGGCATACAGGTCATCCCAGCGACCGAACTCGGGAATCAGCTCCATGTTGCGAGCGATAGCTTCCTGAGTGGGCTTGGAGTAGGTAGCCATATCCTTGATGACTACACGGAAGAAACGACGCTCACCCTGACCACCGCGCACGTCGCGGATATAGAACAGGCACTTCAGAGCGTAAACCGGGTTCTCGGAAAACGCCTTGCGGAACATCAGCATAACATCAGAGTCAGAGCGGTTACGCATTGCCGCACCCATAGCAAACATGTCAAGCAGATCGCTCTTGGTGGTCTTATGGGTAATACCACCATTTTCGGTCAGAGTGTAGTTAGTAGCATTCTTCAGACCATTCAGCATAGAATTCATATCACATTTCTCCTTTTTCTCTTATCGTCGGTTCCTTAGGACAAGGAACAATTACTTGTTGTACCAGCAAACATGAGTAAATTCCTTAGGCTGTTTCATAAGCCAGCCCACATAACAATCAACTTCGATTTCAGATTCCCAGATCTTACCAGCACCATCTGCTTTTGCAAGATAGCCGATACCGTCATAGTTCATGATGCCATGTCCTCGGACGGCTTCAATGAACTCTTCCATGGTGAACACGTCGGTATCTTCAAGGTCAACCTCTTCAAACTCCATAGGAATCAGGAACTTACATTTTTCTCTTGTTATCATATTGCTTTCTCAACCTTACTTATATATTATATCAAAATTTTTTGAAATTTTCAAGTGAAAATTCAACCACTCACGATCTTATGGGTCTTTTTCTTGAAATCCCATGGAGCAATACACTTAGCAAGAGTGCCAGCCATAAGAATCGCCGCAGATTTACGATCAAGTTCAGTCTCTTGCATCATACCTTTGAGTTCTTCTTCATACATGGTTTCCGCATAAGTAGTAGGCTCATACTTATCAAAGATTACCTTGCACAGATAATCATATGCGGCATGACCTCGTTCGGTAAGACCGCGGCCCGCGATAAAATGACCAAATTGCTGGCAAGTCTGCTTCATAGAGTACCACTTGCTCTTAATTTTCCAATTCAAAGGCATTTTATCCATTAGCCATTACCCCTCTCTCATTTCTTACATATATATTATAACATTTATTTTTGAAAAAATCAATAGAAAAAAGAAATAGCCCAGATAGATTAATATCTATCTGAGCTATAATTAGGAAATGATATAGAACTAAGTTCTCGTAAGAATGCTTCTGTACCATCAAGAGCATTTTCAAATGAAGCAATTCTACTATTGGTAATTACTTTATCACATTCAAGTTGTTCTGGATTTAATGTCATGCGAATGCGTTCTTCTCGATTAGGAGCATCAAAATAAATTTCACAAGTGTCAGTAATAAAATACACTGCACCGGGACAAAATTCACACTAATCTAAATGAGCTTTTGTTCCGTACATCATTCTCATTTGCATAACTTATTCCTCCCAGGGGAGTCCTGCTTTACCAAAATGACCATAAGCAGAAACTTTGTTGTAATCAAAATGTTTCAAATCAAAATCTTTGATAATACCATTAGGAGTAAGATCATATTTGCGCATCACTTGAATAGCCAATTCTTCGGAGGGCTTTCCATCAAGAGAAACAAATACACTAACAGGTTCATCAATTCCGATCGCATATGCAAGCTGAACTACACACTCATGTGCATTGGTGCGTTCACGCAGAATGTCTTTTGCAATCTTGCGAGCCGCATATGCCGCGGAACGATCAACCTTAGTAGGATCTTTGCCGCTAAAAGCGCCACCGCCATGTGGACAATATCCACCATATGTATCAGCGATAATTTTACGACCAGTCAAACCAGCATCCGCATAAGGTCCACCCATTACAAAACGGCCAGTCGGATTAACAAGAGTGCGAATGGGGAACTTTACATTATACTTATCGCAAACATCATACATAATTGCTTTACACATCTTTTGGACATCTTCCATATTGGCATCTTCTGTGTGCTGCGTAGAAATCAAGAAAGTATCAACAATGTTATTGGTGCGGTCATATGTAACCTGACTCTTGGCGTCAGTTAAAAGATAACTGGTTTCACCCATAATTTCACGCACATTATCAAGCATATGGAGGGCTTCAGTAGCCATTGCCCAAGGAAGAGGCATCATCTCTTCGGTATCACGGCAAGCATAACCAAACATCATACCCTGATCACCGGCGCCGCCTTTATCTACGCCAAGAGCAATATCGCCAGACTGTCGAGCAAGATGATTATGAACTTGAATCATCCAACCATCTTCCATAAGTGGATTAACCACTTCTCTTGCAAACTGGTCAATATCAATGCGTGCATTGGTAGTTACTTCACCAGCGATAAAAAGATGTTTATTTTTAATGAGACACTCAATACCAGCACGAGTATTGGGGTCTTGAGATAGACATTCGGTCAAAATTGCATCAGAAACTTGGTCACAAATTTTATCAGGATGACCCTTAGAAACTTGTTCACTAGTAAAAATCAGTCCCATATAAACCTCCATAAAATGAAAAAATTGGGCACATGGAGAACCATGCACCCGAGGCTGGTGCGGAGTGACGGGCTCGAACCGCCGACCCTCTGCTTGTAAGGCAGATGCTCTCCCAGCTGAGCTAACCCCGCACGTAGGGCACCCTCTGTGTAGGATGCCCCTATGAACGCACAACAGAAAGGAAAGGAAGAAAGAACAGAGAAAGAAAAGGGAGAATTGCTATTCCGTAACCTGTTAAAAATGTCGCAAATGCAAGAGTCTACATTTAAAACTTCATCCAGTTGCGGATAAGCAATTCCTATATTTTAGTAAAATATTTTATTTCTTGAATAAAATCATAATACCAATAAAGGCTTTGCTGCGTGACTCTTCCGGCTCTCGCCTTGCGCGAGGTTCTTTCTTGCGAGGGGCGACTCCGCAAGGCGAATTGCCGGTGCTTTATTTACAATCAATTTCATTTGTAAAATATCATCTTTATTACTATTAAATAGATTGCTGAAAATAAACCGCCCCGATTGCGTAAAGGACCAAGATTTGAGTCATTTACCTCAGTTCTTGGATATAGGGCCATTTCTTTATAAGTTGAAATGGCTAAACAATCAAATGAAGGGGATGCAGGTCTCTCAACCTTACATATATATTATAACAAAAATTTTTTCAAAAGTCAAATTATACCGGTTCGCTACCATAAGCAGAACTTACAAAAATACTTAATGCATCATCACGATATTCGGGATTAACCATATAATTCAAAGTACCCATAATACCGCCCATAGGAGATCCACGTCCAGAAATTTTGAACTGATTAAATCCGCGAGGCAAATATTCTGCATCAATCTTATCACGAGAAATATAAGTTTCAAGACTGTGTAGATATTTATGAGAAAAAGTACCTTTAACTTCATTCATAGAGCAAGCACATTCTGGAGTGCCGGGTAGATATTCAATTTGAGCACGTGCAAAATCACGATAATGAGTATATAACCGTGGACAATTGTCAGGACAAGGATCGGTGCACAGGAATTCAACTTTATGACGATGTTCTTCAGGAATAGTTTCCAAAAAGTCCCAATTGTTATTCATACGACGCTGGCATACAGTTAAATAATACTTATCAGAAAGATCAATAGCAGAGTCGCGCGCACCAATAATACTACGACAATACTTATAATTAGGATACTTTTCACGAAGATACTTTTCCAAAATGGTGGAAGAGGTTAAGATTTCATTCATTCCATTGTGACCACATTCTGCGATCATATTTGCATAACAATCATGCAAATGACGCTCATCAATCAAAGGATTGGTGAATGTAAAACGCAACGGAATACGCAAGGTATAATTATAAAACTCAATTAAAGCTGTAATGTCTCTACGGTTCCAAGATCCAGACACATTAAGGCCGCCACCATTCCAAATACAACTTGGAAAATTACCATATACACATGCAATTTCTGTATTGGGACGCCAAAAATCAGGAGCCTGTTCTTTTAACTCAATGAGAGCAGTGTATACACCTCGACCTGCAATAAAATCAGGTAAATTAAATTTAGCATTCATTAAGCGATTCTCCTTTTTCTCTATTGTTTATTCAGCTTCAGCTTCAATTTCGCTGAACTGTTCATTCATTGCTCTAATTTTACGACGATCAGAAACTTTTAAACGCCCTTCGGAATTAGTATAAAGACCCCAATCAGCATTGCCTTTACACATCGGGCAGGAACAATGAATTTTGTTTTTAGAATATTGGTGAAGGTTGTCATAGAAGTCATAACCATATTGACGCACAATCTTACGCTTACGAATTGCTTTACGCCAGTTCATTCTACGGGTATAAGCTCTATCATGAATAACGGTATTCTGTTCCATATAACAGCCTCCCTTTCAATTTTCCTATAATTATTATAGCAAAATTTTTTATAAAAGTCAACGCCTGCATTCAAATACAGGCGTTGCATATGGCGGAGGGAGTGGGATTTGAACCCACGCGCCAGTCACCTGACCTATCGGTTTTCAAGACCGAACCCTTCAGCCGCTTGGGTATCCCTCCAAATTTTTCTAAACCCATTTTTGATTTGTCGTGTCCGCGCCGACCAGAGTCAGCGTTTTAAAATACTAGGCATATTGTTAAGGTTGGGATCGAACCAACGACCTTCAGAATCAATGTCTGACGCTCTAACCATCTGAGCTACTTCGGCTACGAGCCGAAACAATTTGCTGTATATGCCTAAAAAAAACGAGAGGCGAGATGCCTCTCGGAGCGGTTTTAGACGGAACGCTCAGCCAACTGGAGCTGGCGAAGGGACTTGAACCCCCAACCTGCTGATTTATCTATCAATGCTCAGCTACTTCCTCCTTTACTTTTTGTAGTTGAATTTCCAATTTATATTCAGAAGCAAGAGTAATACCTTTTTTCTGACCATTTTTAGGATATTCAAATCGTAAAGTTTTTTCTACTGAACATTCATTTACAGGTACAAGATAACATTGACCTTCCCAGTAAGTAGCAAAATAATCAACATCATTGCTTGAATACCGTTCATTTTTAACTCCAGCACAATTAACATGCGTAGTTCTACAAGAAAATTTAATTGCGCCTTCATTTTTTAATGATGCGGTTTTTACCTGAATTTTTAATAGTCGTCCATCAACATCTGCGATAAAATCATATTTAGAATTATCACCATAAGGAATACTTACTGAATATCCACATTGAGAAAATGCAGTTAAACATTGTAATTCAGTGAGATTACCTTTTTGTTTTGAAGTTAATTCCATATCATTTTTTCACTGAGTTTGATTGACAAATCAGCTGCTCTGCCAATTGAGCTACGCCAGCACAATGTATATTGAAACAGTGCTTCAAACTTCGGCTTGCTTCACTACTTATGCGGCCGAAGACGACACGCCGCAGACCTGATGCCCTTAACGTACTGGGCCCACCCAACCCTTGCTCCACAAGAGTCCATCATTCACATCTGCCTCAATATACCTGCGCAACACTCAACCTACTTATTCAATCTTCGTGCATTGAAAGAACTTTCTGAAGAGCGCCACTAAAAACTTTTAATCTAAATAATTCAATTATATAAATCCCGTATATTAGCACTCTGGGATTGGCTGGGGATGCTGGGCTCGAACCAGCGATGCGGGAGTCAAAGTCCCGTGCCTTACCACTTGGCTAATCCCCATCATCATAATTAAATGGGGTGGGTGACAAGATTCGAACTTGCGACTTCCAGAGCCACAATCTGGCGTTCTTACCAACTGAACTACACCCACCATATAACGCTTATCAGGCGCGATAAGCGTCGATGAAAGAGGGGAATACACCATCACGACTCATATTGACAAGATACAACTCATCATTAAAGTCACTCATTGCATAAATCACACCGATCAAAGACCGAGCATTGGCGCGCTGCACACCATTAAAATCCTCAATCACATACTTATCAGTTGTACCGTCAGTATTGATCTTGGCGATGAACTCGCTTACTTCTGCTGTGGTGCTAAGTCGGAGATGCGCTCTACTATGAGGCATTGACTTTCACTCCTTTTGAAATTGAAAAATAACAAGACGCCCTTATGTTATACAAATGCTCTACCAAATGAGCTAATCGTCCTATTGCGGGCAATATTGGAATCGAACCAATTACATTTTGTTCTGTAAAGAATCATTTGCTGAAAGCGTCTTTATATATGGTGCCCAAAGTGGGACTCGAACCCACACTCTCTCGAACTTGATTTTGAGTCAAGCGCGTCTGCCAGTTCCGCCATTCGGGCATGTGCCCCGTATTCTTTCAACCGGCGGTTGAGAGCCGCCCGGGACTGGTCTGAGTAAATCGCGGGAGCGAGTTTCCTCTTGATGCTCCTATTATCTCGTTTAAACGCGAATTGGTCGGGGTGACAGGATTCGAACCTGCGGCCTCCTGATCCCAAATCAGGCGCGCTACCAAACTGCGCTACACCCCGAAACAGAGCTTCTTAAAAAGAAGCTAAACAAGACGGGTTTTATTCATATACTATTTGAATCATTGCTGATCCCGCCTTTAGGTTGTGTGATCGGCCTTAGGCCTCACGTATTCGGAAATCCAGAATCATATTCTTGACTCCTCTCTCAACCTTGTATATATATTATATCAAAAATTTTTGATTTTTTCAAGTTTTGAGTTCAGGAAGCTGGCCTTGAGAAACCTGCTCTCTGAGTTTACCAAATTTTTCTGGATAAAGACTTTCCGCAATTTCTAAGTATTGACGATCAACCAACTGCATATCATGAATCATATCTTCAACGATCGGACGTGGTTCACAAAACTCGCCATACTTTTCTTCGCATTCTTCAAGTAGCGTTGATGCTTGTTTCCAAGAGAAGTTCGCTCTTGAAACTGAATGAAGAACTACATCTTTTCGCTCTTTGCAATGAATGCACACATAAGGCTCAATAATTTTCAAATCAAAAGCATGAGTATCTTCATAATACATTGCGGTGATATACCATGGGAAGTCTTGCCATTTATGATTACACTTGAATTCAATGGGCTTCGCTTCGACAGTTTGCTTTTTGCCCCAGTTAAAGAAACCCATTTAAATCCTCCTTAATAAACGAACTTCCCATTAACCAAACGGTGTAATTGATTTTCATCTATATCATAAACTAATCTTTGACCGATCAAAGGATCTTGTTTAGAGAAATATCTCCATGCTTCTGCTGTTGCTAAACTTGCAGCCAATGAACATAACCATGCGGGTTGAGAAATAATGCAAGGATCATGTGCAGAATATTCCCATCGTGCAGTATTTTCATCATACATTTCTAAAAGAGATGATTCAGAAATAATGCATACTTCAACACCACGATTCCAAATGCATTGCTCAACGACTGGAATACCGATCTTTACTAATTCACGCAAATTTTCTCGATATTTTTTAGTATATTGATTTCCATCTGCGGCGGTAAAAATCATATCGCATTCTTGCATGGAAGGAATATTTTGTGTTCCATAAGGGAAAGTATACCATTCATATTCAATAGATGAATTGATTTTACGGAGGTATTGAACAGCTTGCTCAGCTTTATTGAGCTGAAGATTATCTTCAAAACAAAATGCCTGTCGATTAAGATTAGATTCTTCAAAAGAATCAAAGTCAATTACAATCAATTTTTTGCATCCCTATCGAGCAAGAAATTCTGCGATATAACTTCCATTGCCGCCCACTCCAATTACCGCGAAAGTTTTAGAAAGAAGAACATTTTGATGCTCTTCTGTCATAAAAGAGCCGCAATTCTTTTTATATCGCTCTTGCATAATAACCTCCAAGAAAGTGGTGCGCCATTTGGGAATCGAACCCAAGACGCCTAGATTAAAAGTCTAGTGCTCTGCCAACTGAGCTAATGGCGCATATCAATCATAGTCGATTTCAATATTATGAGTTTTACAAAACTCTAACCAACATTTCAAACATTTACGCTCTCTTGTATGAGAATCGTAAACAGTTGTTGCAATCGTACAAAATGCAGGCTCTGGACAGCGATTATTCTCAACAGCAGAATCAATCTCTTTAATATGAATGAGCATTTTCGTAGCTCCTTTTCTGGCGTCCACTTTCTTCCGACACGCACTCGGCCGTATCCTCATGCGATAATATTCCTTTACCAGAAAAACGGCGGACTAATATTCAGGCTTTAGCCTCGGACCGCGGCACTTAAGTGGCAATGCCGTTATGGTGCGGGATTAGGGACTCGAACCCTAGACACCCTGATTAAGAGTCAGGTGCTCTACCAACTGAGCTAATCCCGCAAATAAATCAAGGCGAGTTGTTTAGCATTTCATATCTTAAAAGGATAGCGCTTAATAAGAAAAGTTGCTGTACTCGCCTTTGAAATTGGTGGACCCAAGGGGAATCGAACCCCTGACATCCTGCTTGCAAGGCAGGTGCTCTACCAACTGAGCTATGAGCCCATAATGGCCTCCCACGAAGGATTTGAACCCTCATTCCGAGGTCCGTAGCCTCGTGTCCTGTCCAGTTGGACGAATGGGAGAAATGGGTGCGGGAGAAGGACTTGAACCTTCGACCTCTAGCTTATGGGGCTAGCGAGCTACCAACTGCTCCATCCCGCAATATAAGGGTCGGTACTTCCTTACAAGGTTGGCCCCGACCGCAGGCTCTATTTAGAAAGCGGTGTATCCATAATGAGAAAGAAGCTGTTTCATATTCTGCCTACCGACCGGATTCATAGTATGCAGAGTGTAGCCGAGAATTGGAATTTGATTTTCCACGATGAATTTACATATATCATAACCGGTCTTAGCTTCTCCCAAATCATGGTCGAGATCCAGCCAGGCTTCCCACCCATTGTCTCGACACCATTTGAGAACCTCAATGGCACTAGAGAAGGTTCGACAGGTGATCAGAACTACGTCATCTTTGAGAACATCAGGATTGAACTTACGCTCGTCATCGACGAAGATGTAGAAACGATTCATACTGCCATCTCCTCTCTCAACCTTACATATATATTATATCATTTTTTTTTGAAATTTTCAAATGATATAACTTTTGGTGCCGCAGGGCGGACTTGAACCGCCGACACGTGGATTTTCAGTCCACTGCTACTACCAACTGAGCTACCGCGGCAAGTGGAGCAAGTAACGGGATTCGAACCCGTGACGCCTGCTTGGCAAGCAGGAGTATTACCACTATACTATACCTGCATAAGATCGGCTGTTACGATGAGGCCCAGTAGGGTCGACCCCGCATGATTTCCACGAATATGAAATCCACCCAAATCAGATAGATTCCAATGGAGCGGTAGACGGGTTTCGAACCCGCAACATCCAGCTTGGAAGGCTAGCACTCTACCAATTGAGCTACTACCGCATAAACAAGTCACATCAATATTTCAGGAGAATGGAATGTCTTCTTACTATACTTGAAAATTGCTGTATGTGACTTTTTTATTTTTGTCATTCATCCCCATGTAAATAATTGGCGGGGGAGCAGGGATTCGAACCCTGACTTACGCCTTCAGAGGGCTAACAGATTTAGAGTCTGCCGTGCTGCCGTTACACCACTCCCCTATAAATAGGGGATGTTGGCTTTTTCGACCTTACATATATATTATATCAAAAATTTTGAAAAAAATCAATCAAACATACCATGAACGCGAGCCAAAAGATCATCGTACTTTTGAAGCACATAAGTGGGTTTCATGTTTTCTCGATCTGCAGGTTTCCAAGGTTTACAACCCTCATTGCAGAAATGCCAAACACGGACGTTATGATTACCTTTGCGTTTTACATCGTTATTATAATGTTTGCAATAGTCATCACTAATCCAGTGATCTGCACTTGTACGAGTGTGGAACCATAAAGAACCAATTAGATCACCGTCAAAACAATCAAAATTCTTCAATAGATGCAAATAAAAATCTGCTCGATGATTACGAGGGCTAAATACAAATAGTCCAGTAAAACCATAATCATCATTCTGGAACTTTACCATTGAACCATCCAGCCGATCGAATACATCATCAATATTGTTGACGACAATCGTATCAGCGTCAATGTAACAAAGTTTATCATAATTTACTAAATTAAACAAATTAACCTTGGATGCAGTATTTAATACTACCTTTCCTGGATATTTTGCTTGTGTCCCAGCACTATATTCCAAAGGTTCAATCCATTCAATATGAATACCAGAATTCATCAATTTTGTGATAAGTTGTGTGGAATTTAAATTTTTAGTAACTCCACATATTAAAGGAAATTTAGCCTGCACATCTTTCAGGCTTTCATGCAATACTAAAACTGCATCTAAATAATCTTCAGAGCTTAATAATGTAACATAAGCAAAACGAGATGGATCAAGAGAATTTTGACTCATGTATATCCCACCTTTTTCTCAAAATAAATATGGAGGTTCCTACTGGACTCGAACCAGTGAATAACGGATTTGCAATCCGCCGCCTTACCAGCTTGGCTAAGGAACCATGGTCCCCCCGCTAGGAATCGAACCCAGAAGTAAGGCTTAGAAGGCCCTTGTTTTCTCCGTTAGACTACGAGGGGTCAATATGTACATGCCCAATATTTCCGACCGGGACGAGTGATTTTCCGCAGCCAAAAGCATCGTCGGCAACCATGCTGACATAATCGAGGTTTAATACGCACAGTCTCGCATCACCCGATCATAGTGGAGTTGATCTTTCTGTCGGTAGTCAGCCCACTTGACAAATGCCTTTTGATAAGTCCCACTGTATATCCGCACACCAGACCAGTCATAAAACTGACCGTTGCTCGCAAGAAAAAGGAAATGTCCATCAATTGGGTCATATACAATCTCTCCCTCAAAAGTAGAATTGAGCAGGAGAGCAAATTGATAGCAATTACCATTTAACCAATTACTATCATGGGGGAATCTGCGGTGAATCCATTCTAAAATCTTGTCGTCCTGCATAATATACCTCTTGGCTGGCGATCTAGGACTTGAACCTAGAACAACGGAGTCAGAGTCCGGCGTGTTGCCAATTACACCAATCGCCAATATGGCAGGGGTTGATGGATTTGAACCACCACTTACGGTTTTGGAGACCGCTAGACTACCATTATCGTAAACCCCTAAGACTAGGCACATTATAAAGAAAATTGATTTTCAGTCAATCGCGTAAACCATTCCGCCAAAAATGCTGCTTTTGCGCATTCTGTGGGATTTGAACCCACACTCTTCTTAAAGAAGAATTGCTGTGTGTGCCTAAATTTATTCTTCAGGTATCGACTTAATATAAGACCAATCATGTTTAAAAAAATAAATTACTTCATTTAGAAAAGCATGTCTGTCATAATTAGGTCGATTCCAAAATTTATGAGCAGTTGAATATGCACTTTCGTGAAATACCACCATTTGATGACGCAATGTCCAATCACGATAACAAATTCTCATATGAGATTTACTCTTATCTGCCAAGATTGGTAGCACCTGTTCATCTTCGCGGCATTGTTCTTTATATGTAAATGCACAATCAAATTTTTCTTGTGATGTATTGTCAGAAAAAATACATCCTGTTAAACAGTTCATATTTTCTGTATAGCCATTTCTAAATGATGGATCAAACACGAAGAAAACAGGTACTGATATATCTAATATATAATCTATGTTTTCTACAAAAAATGAATCTGCATCAATAAAACAAAAACGAGAAACGTTTTTTAGAACATAAGCGTAAAATTTGCCTATAGTCACAGAATAATCTTTGTTTCGTTTCTCTCCTTGAAACAACTCTCTTGGGAAAGTTTCATATTTAATGTTTGCCTGATCTAAAGATTCATATGTGTTATAATCTAAATCATTAAAACAAATAACTACCAGCGGATATTTAGAAGCTACTCTTTTACGACTTTCCTCTAAAGTTAAAACCGCTTCTAAATAATCATCTGTACCAAGTAATGTTGTCCATACTTTCATGGTATCACATCCAAGAATAAAATGGTGCGGGCGAAGGGACTTGAACCCTTACGCCTTGCGGCACTAGATCCTAAGTCTAGCGTGTCTGCCATTCCACCACGCCCGCATATTGGTGCTCCCGGAGGGACTCGAACCCTCATGGTCTCCCACTGGTACCTTAAACCAGCGTGTCTGCCAATTCCACCACAGGAGCGCATATAGTAAGCAAGGCCCTGCTTACTACACTCTTAACACTTTCCTCGTTCCCTGACCTCGAAGCTTCTGTTAATCACAGTCGGTAGCAGTTAAGTCGCTAATGAGTTTCTTGACGCGAGAACTCTCATAAAGACGAGTTGGTGGGCCAGGTTGGTGTCGATCCAACTATGCCAGTGGCGGCGGATTTACAGTCCGCTCCGTTTGCCGATTCGGTACTGACCCATATGGAGCTCCGAGCCGGATTTGAACCGGCGACCTCATCCTTACCAAGGATGCGCTCTACCTACTGAGCTATCGGAGCATATAGGTGAGGAATAAAACCCCACCAATTGTACGGGTTTTGAGAGTCTCCGCACCGACTCATCCTTTCACATCAGTGAAAGCGCCACCTTGCCAGGTTGGTTTAGAGTATTTTTACCTTTTAAACTAATCCCCACTGTGTGAGGATACCGGGTTTGAACCGATGTCTCTCTAATGGCGATGCGTACGGGGTTTGAACCCGTGACCTCCAGCGTGACAGGCTGGCATTCTAGCCTACTGAACTAACGCACCATGAAAGACGATCTAATCAAGAAAGCGGCTTACATCCGGCGTTTCTTCCTTATCTCGCACTCAGCTATCCTCGCTCGTCTCGACGAGGCTCTATGTCATCTCGCTTGATTAGTACCATGACCACTCGCGTCCCACCAGTCTGTTATCAATTAACTTTAACGTGGTCCTAATGAGTTAATTAACTCTCCCACCAAGCTAATTGATTCACCTGCCAAAGCCTTGTCCGTCATAGCTTTGCCACATTTTACCTCGTCTGCTATCCATGGCTTACAAACACTTAGCGGTAGTGGCATGAGTCATACGTTACTCACCTTCACGGCGCTTTTTCTGTTAGGAGAGCGTCCGCGAACTCCTCTGGTCGTGCATCTTGGAATCGAACCAAGGACCCCTGCGTTATCAGCACAGTGCTCTAACCGTCTGAGCTAATGCACGATATTAGCGGGAAGGGTCTAAACTCAACTTAATGAGAACCTCCCAACCCTTTGGGGTTTTTATGTGGTGCCCAGGACGGGACTCGAACCCGTACGGCTTTCAAGGCCAGCGGATTTTCGCACTACTCCATGTCACCATGGCCGTATTTCTACGTTGTAGTCCGGACTATGTCTTCTCCATATCTTACGACTTAGGAGGCTGGTATATAGTCTCTACACATTTACGAAAGCCAAAGGCTTTCGATTTAGCTCGGCGTTCTCTTAGCTATTCGCCGAATTAGCCAGCATTCACTTATGAAGTTTCCTTCATAGTGCTCAAATGTTGTCGCTAAGTCAAAGTCCGCTGTGTCTGCCAATTCCACCACCTGGGCAAGTACAAGGCACATTCATTACTTTTTTCTGCACAAAAGAAAATATGAAATGATTGCTGTGCGTGCCTTTAACCATCTTACATATATATTATATCATTTATTTTTGAAAAAATCAAATGATATAACATTTTGGCGGAGTCTCTGGGACTTGAACCCAGACACCGTGTTACCGATTACTGCTCGCTTTCCAAGCGAGTGCCTTACCAATTAGGCTTAAGACTCCACATGGCGGAGAGGGAGGGATTCGAACCCTCGGTGGGGAGTTACCCCACGGCGGTTTAGCAAACCGCTGCACTAAGCCAACTATGCGACCTCTCCATATGACGCTGATTCTGGCTTTAACGGGTCAGACAGCTTACGTCCGTGAGTATAAAGTTACTACTTCTCTTCGGTCACAACCCAGTCGGAGAAGAGCTCCTCTCTGCATACAGCAGTGAAGTAAATGGCGGTCTGTGCGGGAATCGAACCCGCGCCACTGCCGTGACAGGGCAGCATTCTAGCCGTTAAACTAACAAACCACATTGGGGTGTCCCTATTCTAAAGAGCGGACTGCCCTTACTCTCTGACCTGTTTTCCGGAGTGGTCGGTCCACCACAGGCTGTCGCCCATCCCCAACTGTACAAGCCCAGTTGGATGGCTTGACACTACGACATCTTTCAAGCGTTTTCGCAGCCCAGTGAGGAGTGTGTCATACAATCTCTTCCGCGTCCGCTGATTTCTCTTGACCTACGGATCGGTCGCACCCAGTCCATTCTAATCGCCGACTTGGGAAGCAGTATGGATGGTCTTTTTTGTAATCATATAATATACACACCCTGTAATTAGTATATGACTCACTGTATTAATCACCAATTAACTTAATTATCGGAGTCATGTTGTAGGTGCTATATTAGTAATTTTAATATGCCGAGAACCATCCAAAAACTCAGCTATGGTCGCTGAGGGTGGATTTGAACCACCGACTGCTCGCTTATGAGGCGAGTGTTCTACCACTGAACTACTCAGCGTTGCAAGGCAGATATTTCAAAAACTTATCAGATCCCAAATCAGATGTTTAAGTAAATGTAAGTTCGCTGTGTCTGCCTTAGTTGGTAGGGCGTACGGGAGTCGAACCCGTGACTTGGCCTTGAAAGGGCCACGTCTTGGCCGCTTGACTAACGCCCCAAATGCGGGAGTGCTTACTTTGCTTTCTTATATACCGCTTTCCACTAAGCCACATATCGCTCTCTGTACAGTATCGTATTGGGTACGGAGGATTGCAATTAGAGCGCCGGTGGTAGTTTAGCACGCCAGAATCCATGTTAGCGGTTTGAATACTTCGCCTCTCTGACCCGAGGCAACATGGGCCATTGAGGTGCTGGCGCCCCGTGTAGGACTCGAACCTACGACACTGCGGTTGCTTACACATCAGCTCACCAACTCTTTACTACTTCCTCCAATTCATAATCTTTCGCCCAAGTAATTCCTCGGGTTTGACCGTTTTTGGCTGGAAGAATACGGAGTCTTTTATCCGCTCCGCACTCTTCTACTGGAACCAAATAGGTCGTTCCATTAAAAGTTGTTGCGAAGTAATCAATTTCATCCGCTGTGTATTGATGGTGTACAATTTTCCCATCTTTGCGATTACAACTTCTACCACTAAATGAGAATGATGCTCCATCATCTGTTGAGTGAGATGTTTTACTTTGAACTCTTATAAACTTATTGCCAATATCTACCACGAAGTCATAACGCTCACAATCTCCATATGGAGTAAGAACATTATAACCAAGTTTAAGAAATGCCAACATCGTTTCAAGTTCAGTAATGTTTCCTAACTGTTTACTATTCATGTTTATTTTCATAAAGAGTAAGTGAGGTCAGGTAAACAGCCGCATGCTCTACCGACTGAGCTAACGGGGCATAAGATTGGCTTTTAGAGAGCCTCAACTCCGTATACGCGATTCCACCTTGCGAGCGGAATGCTTCCACATATACGTTAGAATTTCTGAGCTTGAGTTTGCAACCTCTTGCCCACCGTCCTTCGGCGGTTCTCTTAAAATTTACGTCGGGGTATCACCTACCCGACACGAGTACTAGAGGCCCATCACAGCCCGTTCCTCTTCCTGCTCTGTTAAATCCCCTGTGATGTGGGCGAGCAGACGGGAGTAACTTGAAATATTAGGCTTCCTGTTCCCTAGGGGTCTCGCACCCTTCTGCTCTGTCTGCACAGACAGGTGTTTCAGTCTATCTTACGGCGAGCAGTGAAGGTACTAATATCTTTCGGGCAGTTTCTTCCCAACTGGTTTAACGAGCGAAGTCAGCTCGGCTGGTGACGCAAGGAACATTTGCATTTGCCATCTCTCCCCTGAGAAGGGAGCGTCCTAACTCTTAGACTATTGCGCCATATTGACCGCTTCCGCGGTCGGTAGCAGTCTTTGCTGCTTGTCAACCTTACATTATTATTATATCAAATTTTTTGATATTTTTCAAATGAAAGGATTTTTAACCAGCAAGTCCTTTTTTGTCGTGGTTGGACTTGGGGCAGTGGTATTCCACGTTGGCTGATGACTCACACGTCAGCGGCGGATGATTTACTAGAACCATCAACGGACCGAGTTAGTTAGTTACTTTCTTAGCAGGTAACTACTCGAGCAAGGTCAGCTCCCTATTTTCCGCACCCATTATTTCTTGCTACGCTGGACCCCGGGTCAGGCAATCGTAGTTTATTGGGACTTAGGCTTCACAAGTTTCTAAATCCGAGGGATAACCAAACCTCAGTTGGGCTTCACAACCATGCCTTGGTGGAGACAATTGGAATCGAACCAATCTTGGGCGGCCCTTGCTCTCCGCTTAGCTCCCAGAGACCTATCCCCATATAATGGTGACGCCACGGGGACTCGAACCCGCGATTACCGGCGTGAGAGGCCGGTTTCCTAAGCCATTAGAAGATGGCGCCATGATTGCGAGCGCTTCACGCACACTCGCTGAGATGCCAGCGATGACCTCCCTAATTTCTGTGGCGCTATGGTCATCTTAGCGCAGTCAGCCCATTCACAACTGCTGATCCATCGGGTTGAAGCAGTTTTCCTTCTGCCATAAGGAACATTCCTTACATATTTATTATATCATATTTTTTTGAAAAAATCAAGTCGTCGATCGGAAGGGCGAGAATCAATCGTTGAACCAGTCTTCAGGTTCCCACGACTCTTCAAGCTCGCGGTAAACCTCTTCACAGGTCAGGTCGCACAGGAAATCATCCAGAACATTCGGAAAATCATTCATTGGCGTTCTCTCCTCTCTCAACCTTACATATATATTATATCAAAATTTTTTGAAATTTTCAAATGGAAGATCTTTTTGGGAGTCAAACGATCTCGCCAGTCTGAATATCGAACATGTTGTCCTCACCCAGACACTCGTCAGAAAGATTCATCCACGCGAGCTCGATGATAGGGAAGGCAACCTCAGGCTTACACTCTTCGATATCGCCGAGAAAATCCTCAATCTCAACTGTACCACCGCATTCCAGACAGATGATAGTATCACCATGAGCGATGCCACCGAGATACACATCATTCTCCATGTCATAGAAAGCAACCTGAGTCGGACGGTCATAGAAACGCTTAACCTTATCGTTAATCATGAGCATTACCTTCCTTTCTCAACCTTACATATATATTATATCAAATTTTTTTAAGATTTTCAAATGGAAGTTTTTAGTGGGTAACTATATGTGAGAATTGCTGTGGACTCTTGAATCACCACTGCCCGTGAATCTTTGCAAAATTTTCGCAGTTCACGCAAGCTCTGGGGTCATCACAGTTCGCGCAAATCTTCTCGGCATCCCGCAGAATTGCAATAGACTGAATCTCACCAGCAACACCAAGGAGCTTCTCGAAATCTTCCAGACTAATCATATCATAGTCCGACAGAATATCACCAAGAGAAGCCAGAACTTCTTCGACACCAAGAGTGATATTCATGGAGTCAAAGGTCTTATTGAAAGACATATCTACAGTGCAACAGGAGGACAGAGTAGAACCACTTACAGCATACTTAGACATTGTATCATTCCTCTCTCTTGTTTCTTTCTCAACCTTACATATATATTATATCAAAATTTTTTGAAAAAATCAAGAGAGAGTCCTATGAACTAGGACTCTCCTATATTACAGTTTGGACTGAAGCCCGCGAGAGTATGCCATGATCTGAGGCCAGAGAGTATCTACCATACCCTCAAACTCTTCATAGCTCTTCAGTCTATTCAGAATATTCTGTTCTCGATTGGGATCAAGAACCGCAGTAGCACCTTGCTTCTTGGCTTCGCCAATAGCAACGCATGCCTGGAATCGCTTATTCAAAAGATACACCAACTCAGTATCAATGCGGTCGATATCCGCACGTTTCTGCTCGATAATGTTCATCATAGGATAAATACCCCCATAATCAATACACTTACAACAACCATAATCGCACCATATTTAACCATATCTTTGGCACTTGCCCAACCGGAAGAACCTGCCAATGCAATATGCGCAATGGAAGAAGGTAAGGCATAAGCTAAAGAAGCACCAACACCAATTAGAATGGTTGCTAGTTCAGGAGATACCATACTTGTGGCAAGAATCATAGGTACGAATAGGTTATAAGATACCGTTGTAGTCACAATATTAGACATAAGATTTGTCAGTACCACCGCAAATGCTGCTACAATAAACAGAATATGCGAAGGATTGATGTTTGCAAACAACTGACTTACATATGTAATAATACCATATTCATCGGCAGTGAGATATTTACCAATCGCAAGAGTCGCACCACACAAGATGATCGCCGGCCAAGCAACACCTTTAGAGAACGCTTCCTTAACATTCAGAATACCTGTTGCTGCAAGTACAACAACACCAATCAATGCAGGCCATACTGTTCCAAGAGCATTCAAAGTAGCAAAAGCGGTAGGCCAGATACCTACGACAAGCCAGCAAGCCACAACAGCAAGGAATACAATAGATGCAAAGATTTCTTTTCCCGTCCACTTACTCTTGACGAAGGAAACATTTGAAAAATCGAAATCCTTTTTAACACCAAGAGTTAGTAAGATATATGCAACTACAGAAATCAAAAGACAAACCGGCACGCTGTACGCCATATATTGAGTATAAGGAATAACCATGCCAGTAGATGCTTCATAATAACCAAGTGCCATCAGCGGGAAAGTGTGAGCAATAGGAGTCAGTGCACATGAAATAGAAGCAAAGAAACCAGTACCAATCATCATATTACGAGCTAACTTATTGCCTGGTTCGACCTTAAGTAGATCATAAATCTCTTTAACCAAACCAAAGAACAAGACGAAGGTTACAGTAGGAGCCATGAAACTACCAAGGACAAGAATAGCTAAGAAATACAATCCCATAAACCAATAACTATTCTTCTTTGCTATTGGATTATCAATGAAATACAAAGCTATTCGTCGCAACACACCAGATGACGATAAAGCATAAGTTAATGCCATGCTGAAAATCAAGAACCAAATGGTAGTATTGCCGAATGCACTGGAGAATACGGAAGCAGTCGTGACGCCAGGCAGAGTGCATAGAGCTGCCAGGGCCATAATACTACCTGCTTCAATTGAATGAGTAATCCATAACCAAATCGCACCAAAGAAAATGCCAAGCATTTGCATGGTGGCTGGATCAATGGATGTGGGAATTAGGCCCGCGCCAAACATTAATATAGCGCCAATGCCAAGAGCAATAATTTTTCGCATGCTCCGCCTCCTTAATTGGATTTATAATGATGGAGCTTGCGGCAGGAATCGAACCTGCACTCTTGCATTACGAAAGCAATAGTCTACCATTAACTTACACAAGCATATGGTGGGCCCTCAGAGATTCGAACTCTGGACCGACCGGTTATGAGCCGGGTGCTCTAACCAACTGCGCTAAGGGCCCAAAAGGGGTCATAAAGACCCCATTATCACACGTCAATAAAGCGAGCGCCATTTGCGAGAGTCTGAACCTTTTCGAAGAACATGCCAACAGGAGCGATCTTCTTAAACTCTTCCTTGGCCTGCTTCTCTTCATCATCGTTCATTTCCCACAGTTCCTCTTCATCGAGATCAACATTGATATGTTCCGGCTTCAGGCACAGCTGACCATCCTTGACAATAATGTCACTAGGACGCCACTGTACAGAGTAGCGCTTAGACGCATGCTTTTCTCCGTTGGAAAAACTACCCTGCACCCAGGCCCAGCACATATTCTTACTGGTCAGATCCATGGTATGACCATAGCAGTAGAACTTCATGCCATTATTGAGAACCAGAGTAAGATCGAACTTCATAGACTCAGCATCGGTAATGTTGAGATCACGCAGGGTTTCCTTAAGAGAGTATCCTTGATTTAGTTCGAAAGCGATTGCACGCAGAAAATCATAGGTCATGTTAACACCATGAGAGAAATTGACAACCTGCTCGATTACTCCATGATACTTCTTGTCGAGCTTATCCTGCATATACTCAACGATTTCCGCATCAGTGGGATTAGTAATCTTAATGTGATAGTGGAATCGACCGGGACGATTGAGCATATAGCTACTCAGGCTACTCGTATCATTACAAGTAACAGCGAACAGCTTATTACCGCCATCAAGACCGTCGAACAGACTCAGCATTTCAGTCTGAGGATCCCAGTCATCTGTCTTGGCAAAAGTCTTTTCGAACTCGTCGAAAATCACCAGACACTCTTGCTGAATAGAGCTAATGAATCCAGCAATGCCCGGCGTATAAGAAGATACGACAATTACAGGCATGCCCTTTTCAAGAGCTTTATTAGCGAGAATGCGGACAAACAAAGACTTGCCGATACCCTTCTGTCCAGACAGAATAATGCCGAAATTACGGTCGGAGTGGGCGTAAGAGTTCATGACCTTATCCGCACGAGATGCATGGTCGCCATAAATCTTCTCGTTGACCACAAGATCAGAGCGAGAAGTGAGGTAGAATCCAATCATCTTATGGAACTCTACCTCATATGAGCCGACCGGCAGATGACGATAAGTCTTGACATCTTCGCCATAAATCTGGAATCGGCTTCCAGAATTTACAACATTCATCATGCCTATTGCTCCTTTCATAATTAAAGGTTGTTGGCGGGGAAGGTAGGAGTTGAACCTACAACTACGGTGTTAACAGCACAATTGATAATAGCTGACAGCGTCTATTGCAACACGCATTCTTACGGGCTCTACCATTGAGCTACTTCCCCATATTACTTACAACCAGTACGTCGAAGTTTTGTATCTGACTTTGTCGTGATAGACTTAATGATTAGTTCGCCAGATACCCGCTGAAAGATAATTCTATAATGCTCCATCTTATAACGATATAGATTACTACCCATACCTTTTTGAAGCTGTTTCAATGGCTCAATATGTCCAATATTGCCCTGAATATTAACAAGAGCCTTGTTTATCTTTAACACAGCAGATTTATCTGCGCGATCAATGATCTTTTGAGCAGATTTGCTGATAATCATATTGTTCTCCTAAAAGGAAAAATGAGCGGACGTTGGGATTCGAACCCAAATCTGGACTTTGGCTTGACATTGAAATTGCAGTAAAAGACATTACCATGTCTCGCTTGTTGTCAGTCCTGTGCTGCCATTGCACTACATCCGCATATGGTGGGAGGGGTTGGAGTTGAACCAACATGAGCACAGCTCGGCGGTTTTACAGACCGTTTGCTGTTGACAGGAATCTAACGAACCCCAGTTATGGAGACCGCTGCGTTTACCATTTCGCCACCCTACCCATATGTGAGAGGATAACCTCTCACTTTACATATATATTATATCAAATTTTTTTAGAGTTTTCAAATGAGAGATCTTTATTCCGCAATGAGGGTAACGTTCATGGAATGTACAAGATAAGTCTTGCCATCCACTTTCACCTGAATCTGGTCGCCATCCTCATAATCTCGCCAATTCTGCACACGACCAGTTACAATCGAGCCATCGGCGAGAGAGATAATTGCTCGATCATATGTGTACACAGTGTCCCATGCGTCATAATTACCACACGCGCACAGACCAAAACACATTGCTACCAGCAACAGTACCAATACAATACGCTTTGCCATATTTGTCCTCTTTACGGCTCCCACAGAGTCAGACGAACTTCCTTAGTCTTCAGTTTACCCTTGCTGTCATAGCTGGGATCACCATTCTCGTCCAAAATAGGGCGCTGAGCAACCGCATCGACAAATTCACCAATGCTGGTAGGAGTCACCTCAAAATGATGAGAGCCACCAATGGCTCCGTGGTATCCATCCAGATGGTTTTCCTTACACCAAGCCTTATATTTGGCATACAGTTCATCCGTAAACTCAAACGTCATCTTATAACCGCGACTGACCATTGGCGACTCTCCTTTCTCAGTTCAGACCCAGTTCAGCCATCAGCCGATCCAGAGTAGCCTTTTCATCTTCACCCATCTCAACCGGCTTATTTACCGCAGAAGTAGGCGCAGACTCAGCATCGAAATTCAGATCACCGCCGGGAGCAGTACACTCAACGGGAGTCTTGGGAACAGTCATGCTGACTGCGACCTGCACTCGCTCACCATTCTCAGTAGACCAGAAGTAGAACTTCTTATCCTTCTCGCAGATAAAATCCTCGCCAACCGCAGTGGCGAAACGCTTAATCAGATTCTCCTTTGCAATAGAACCCTTAGCCATAGGACATTTCCTCCTTTTGCTTCGTTGAGAGTTCATCCCTCAACCTTACATATATATTATATCATTTATTTTTGAAAAAATCAATCAGCAATTCTTATTGCCCAGAACTTATCATTGCTAATCGCAGTTGGCGTCGTATATTTTAACGCCAGATCCCTTCACCAAGTATAAGGGTCACTCCGATCGCCATTTGGATAATGATAACAATGCCAGCAAAGAGTTTCACCATTTTTGCCCGTATATGCAGTATCTTCATATTCCAGAATAGCAGTCCCGCACTTCTCGCAATGAGATGTATGAGCGTCAACGCAACTGTCACAATAATATTCTCCATCATGACAATAGCTATCGTCTCTTACAATTCGTGCTCCACATTCTGCGCACTCAACAATCCATTCAACTTCCATATTGGAATCTTCAAGTACGCACTCTTCACAAGCCATAACATCAGAATTACAAACCTGATGATGTGACTCTGTGCTTCCACACACGAGGCAGGGGATTGCGTCGCCAACCATCATCGGGCCCTGCTGGAGTAGTTCTCGATCAGCTCTCTGCCTATATCGGAGAGTCCAAGGAGTATAAAAACTTGATCTCAAAAGATCGTTGAAATGCATTGAATCAGTAACATCCTGAACCCAATCAGCCAATCTGATACAAGTATTAGCATCAAAAATGTGTGGCTGATGTAGATATACATGCTCGCCATCAATTTCGCAATCACCGACCACGCAATTATGACGCCACGGAATACCTACCTCAAAAGTGTGGATCTTATTCATGAAATAATTACACGGCTCAAGCAAGCACTGACGTACCAGATTCAGAGCATTTTCAGAAAAGAAAGGATACTGTCGTCCCGCATATACCAAACTGCGACCAGGATCAACAAAGAAAAGGCAACGCCATTTCTTATTATTCCACGGCACAGATGCAGGAAATCGAGGGAGAGTTGTATCTTCATCACTCTTGATATATGCAATAACCGTAGTTTGATCAAGCATATAAGAAAGATTTCCCGCACGATATTCACCATCAAGCGCATGACAGCTACGCCAATTATGCTGATTTTCACTCAGAGAAAGATAATCAAGAGGATGAATAGACAGACACAGTCGTCCAGTTACCTTGTTCTCTTGAATCATTCTGCTGATTTCACACTGAACAGTGTCAATCTGAATAGGATCAAGATAGTCTCGCCAGTAACGACCGATAGCTTTACTGATTTTCATTCCCGCAGGAATAACATCATCATCAGTGTGCCAATTAGAAATGGTTTTGTTATCATAAAAACCGTCGCGTTGTGCATCAAGGAAATCGCCCAAACTTTCAGAGAAACGACTTACCCAATCAAGAAAATGAGATAGTCGATCTTCCTTAGTCTGTGCATCCATTTCAAGAGTTACGGGCTGAGGAAATTCATAGATCAGCTGTTTATCCATGGAATCCCAAAATCCCCACTTACGTTTAGACCAAATTTCAAACAGCTTATCTGTTTGTGGGTCTTTAATTCCCTGAGAATATCTGATTACCTCATTAAACTGATCTTGAATACTCTTATCCCACTGTATCATTAGGCTTATCCTCCTGACAATGTTTACATACCCATTTATTGCGATCTGCGGGCATTTTATCAAGGTCGTTCTTTGTCAAGAAGTAGCCCTTGTTGCATTTACTACACCACTCAATTTCACGAACTGAGTGAGCATAACATTCATTACATACATGGAAAATCATATCGGTAGAAGTGGCTGCATGCCAGTGTAGCGGAAGAAGATTTTCTTTCTTGTCCACTTCGCCGCAGAACTGGCAACGCTCTTCACCATCTTCCAGCTTTTGATACCATCCATTGCGGTGAAGATAATAACCATCGTCATACCATCCACCGTAGCCATATCCATAACCATATGCATACTTCTCAACATATTCATATGTAGGAATAGACTTATCAGTATCTACCTTATGAAGAATAGTCTGCACTTTATCAATCGTATCAAATAGTGCATTAACATTCAATCGTTCGACTTGAGAATGTTCATCACGATAACCAACAGAAAAGTTTACCGCAGCAACTTTCCAAGCGGGAGCCAAGATAGAAATATCTGTGAAAGAACCCCACTCAGTTTCAAAGCCAAAAGGCGTAATGAACTTCTCAAATTCTTCATTGTCGCAATCATAATAAACTGCGTCTTTGTCGTTTCGCCGATCCAGCTGAATCATAAACTTCAAAGGTGCAGGGAAAGTTTTCATCTTTCCCGCAAGCTTATTCGCTCCGATACAGCCACTCTCTTCATCGGTGGTGATGATTACGTGAGGACGCTGACCAAGTGCAACAATCTTCATGATTGCAAATACACCAGCACGATCGTCCGCACCCAAACCATCAGGACTCCACATGATATTCTTATCTTTGTCATAATAGAATTCTTTGGGTGGACTCTTGAATACAGTGTCTGCATGAGCTACAAGAGCCACGGGTATATCTCCTATTGCGACAATATAAGAAGGAGTAGCGATGACATTTTCATATTTAGACTTGAGAAATTGTCGCATCATTTGAAGAACACCATTCTGTCGCAGTGCGCAGAGCTGTTCAAAGGTACGACGTTCTTTGTCTGTAAATAGTCTACCCATGATTTCATCTCCTTCTTTCAGTATATAGATATTATATCATATTTTTTTATAAAAATCAATAGAGAGTGTTCTGGGAACCAGAACACTCTCTTAATACAGCTTGACAAAAAGAAAATTTTCTGGTAAAATATTTATAGAGTATGGCAAGAAAGGATCTGAATAGCTTATGAATATGCCTACTAATTGGCACGTACAATCAATTCGTGCTGGAGCATTCATCGCACTCGGATGCATATTATACCTACTCGCGCCGAACCCAGTAGTCGGAGCGATTCTTTTCTCTCTTGGACTATTGAGTGTTCGTTTAACACAATCTTATCTGTACACAGGACAAGTACATCAGTTAGTCGAAGGCGATCGTAAATGGTGGCAGATGCCTTGGATTTGGGCGGGCAACTTAGTTGGAGTTGCTCTTGTTCTTGTATGCATACCCCTGTTGGGAGGTACGATTGACCTACTGAGCGATGCAAGTTTGGTTGGAAGAGAAAAATTAAATATGCCATATATGGAGCTATGGGTGCGATCCATATTCTGTGGTGCCCTTATGACAATGGCAACACGAAAAGACACACCTTTATGGATTACCTCAGGGTGTGTGGCAGCATTTATTTTATCTGGATTCAATCATTGTATTGCAGACGCTTTCTACTTTTGGTCATCAGGAGAGTCAATTTTGGTATGGTTGCCTGCACTCTTGATTATCACTGCTGGTAATACGATTGGTGGACTATTGCCAGTATTAGGAATACCCCGGAAATGACTTCCGGGGTATTCCCTTTTATATTACTCCTCGACAACCTCATCCTCGAAGGTGTCATTCTCGGTAGCCACGCGGTAGGCGTTGACCTTACGAGTGGGCTTACCCTCTTCCTTCACGGAGACGAGCTCCTTCACGATGGTATGAGCCTTCACCAGAGAAGTCAGGCGGTAGGTCACCTTCTGAGGAGTAGCCATCAGCTCGGGGTTCATCTCAGCGCAGATCTGAGGAATGGTCATCAGACCGCCATTGGCAGTCAGCACTTCCATCAGATTGACAGCCATAGCATCCTCGGCCTTCTTAGCATGCTTCTCAGCATACTTCTTGGCACCAGCGGCACGGCGAGTCAGCAGCTCAACCTCATGGTCGATGAACTCAACCAGACGATCGGCCTCGCCCTCATTGAACCAGTCGGCGTGCTCCAGAACGCACTCACGCAGAGCGGCGAAATTATCCTTCTTGGTGAACTTCTCAGTAATCTCAACAATCTTGGTCTTAGGCATATTGGTTTCCTCACTTTCTTTTTGTCGTGGCTCTTAGCCAAAATCTTCTGAGAGATTTCTTTCTCTCTCAACCTTACATATATATTATATCAAATTTTTTTAGATTTTTCAAATGAACAAGGCTTCGTTCCAGCGATGGCTACGCACGGACTCGGCATAGCGATGCCAAATCGCGGCATAGAACTCATCGTCATATTCACAGCCAAACAGTCCACATACATCATTCCACTTGAAACGTGGATGAATGACAGAACCATTCCAGTAGCGGCTATAGCCACCCCAATGATTATGCTTGTGGAAAGGAAGAATGGGATCCCATTCAAGATCCTTATCAGGATCAATGCCAGCATCCTTGAGGCAGATGGGGCATACTCGAGCGGTAATCTCCTCAGGAATGTAGTGATAGAAGCGCGAGCCATTAGGATGATCATGATCCCAGGCGGCAATCCACTGCTTAGCCCATTCGTGATCCACGGGTACGCTTACAGTATAAATTGTGTCACTATCCACCACATCATTACAGCAATCACAAGTGCTGAACCGATCCTGATAGCAGCACTCGCAGTACGGCTCATCATCCGGACCCCACATCTCGTAGCCGTGACTAATGGACGCACCACAGCAGGCACACCGAACCCGGCCGCTGCACTCTTGACAAGTCAAGGTGCATGCGGCATCATCATCGCTGTTGTAGTCAACGGTTTCGCCGCACCACATACAGATAGCGGGACCAGAGATGTTGATATGATCACAGTAGCCAGTATCGGCACCTTCTGCATAACAACCTACGTGACCATCACCAAGGTCGTTATACATATAGTTCATATCAATCTCAAAGAACTCATTCTGATTCCAGTTGTTATGAGTCTCACCATACTTGACATGGTAATACTCGCCAGCCATTTCCTTGACCCAATCTACGCAAGCGCGCATCAGATCTTCATTGTCATAGGGATAGTTGCGGTTTACAACAATGAAGTCAGGGGTAACGATAACCCAAGCACGCCACTTCTTGGACGGCCACTTACCTTCACCGATTTCCATTTCTACGGAATCGGAAGCCAGATAGGCACAAATGACATAGGAAGAAGTCATCATTTCGACAGTGCCGAAACGATATGCGCCACCCTCACGCCAAGACATGCAGCTGGACCAACCGCTTTCGTTGTCGGAAGCAGTAGCATAGTCGAGGGGATGGATAGACAGACACAGCTTGCCCTTCAGCTTAGCCTGATTCAGCACCATAGAGTGTGCCACACGGAAGGCTTCAAACTCTTCGTTCAGACCAAGAGCACGAGCCACCTTGCCGATTGCACGCATAGCCTTCTGACCCACGGCAAAATTCATCTGCTGACCGCAAATAGTAGCTTTCATGGGAGAGTCCACACGAGCTTCGACCAGACTATGATCGTTCATCAGATAGCGCATGCTGTAGTAGAAAAACTCATTGGGAGAGTCATCCATATATGCATTGGTGCGCCAAGAATCAGGACGGATACCCAGCTCTTCCGCCAGACGAGCGAAAAAAGTCTGCACAAAGGAACGATGCTGGCTCAGCATAACGTCCATCTGCTGGGCAAGTTCCTCATGGTCACGGTTATAGGAAACTTCCTTGGTCAGAATCAGCTTCTCGTCGAACATCTGATACAGACCAGCCTTGTTAATTGCCCACGGCATCAGCAATTCTTCAACAGGCTTAGCCTGAGTGCAACACTCAGCGTCCGCGTAATCACGACGATAAGTGTCAAACTGGGCGAGAGACTTTTCCTGACCTTCAAACATCTTCATTACTGCGTTCACAAGTCATCCCCTCACTTTCTATATATATTATATCAAAAATTTTTAGAATTTTCAAATGAAGGTTCGTTGTTACCACTTAACTTTAAGCAACTGTTTCCCTTCATCCCACAGAACAATGTAGCCACTGTTCTCTAAATGTTTGCACAAAGCAAGGCGAATGTTTTCATTTCGCCGCACATTCTGTATATGCATCTCTTGCTCATGCCCGCAGTACATCATACAATCCCACTTGACAGAGAAGAATCCTTTGCGAATCTGACTACGGATTTCTTTCGCCATAGCCTGAATACACCCATTGAGGATCGTGTTGAACTCCTCACAGGCGAGCATATGTGCCTCATCTTTGGTGGGCAAAACGACAGGCTGATTGGATTCAGCCTTTTTCTTTTTATTCCAAAACATTATCGCACCTCATAAGGAGAAACATAGTGGATCACAATAACGACACTGGAATCTTGTGCTACGCTCTGAATATTTTCAATTTTGGCAGTAGAACCCTGAAATGCCACCTGACTGATGTAGTCATTGACCTCTTTTTCCAGAGTATCCATAAAATTGCCATAGAAAATCTTTACATAATGCTTCATGCTACTCCAACAACCTCCTTAATGCGCGGACGAGTCAGAACAGTCTGCTTAACACCCTTGTATTCAGTGTGCTCCTTAATGGTAACATCCATAGTTACCTGAGCATCCAGCGGCAGAGTGCGAGAAGAAGTGGTCCACATGAACACATTGTTGTCGTCATCAACAAGAGTATGCATGGTATAACCCGGACCCTCCCAGACCTTGTAGACCTTAAGAATCAGGTCGCGTACACGCTCACCAACAGTATACATATGGATAGAACCATCGATCGGGCTGGCAACCGCAACCAGTTGCTCCAATTCTTCGGCACTCTTGATCTTACCATCAATAGACGCGTCTTCCCACATAATCATGCGGGTGCGATCCACATATTTAGCCGGCACTTTTGCGATGTTATCAAAATGCCAACCAAGGCCATGGGTGTAAGTTGCACCGGCTTCCTTCAGTTCGTCCTTAATTTCATAGGTATTGCCAAGGACTGCAATTACAAAACCATCAGTGAAACCGTTGTATTCTGCACCCTGTACTTTTGCATCGTGCTCAAGCTGACGCTGGACACGAGCCTCAGCACGTTTTTCAGCCTGACGATCCTGAGCCGCACGTTCCTTGTCAGTATACCAGCGAACTTCCAGAGTACGATAGCCAGCACCCTGACAAGCAAAGCAAGTACCGCCATACGGACCCCAAGCCCAGATACCAGAACCGCCGCAACGGCCGCAAGTTTCACGAACCTTCACATACTTACGACCTTCCTTGAGGAACACGTCAGAAACAATAGGATAACGCTCATAAGATTTTGCGACTGCCATAATATCACTATCCTTTCTTATTATCAAGGTAGTTAATAACGATGCTTCTCTTGATCTTGCGGATTTCGCCCCAAATACCCGGAGCAGGGTGATACAGGTAATACTGATATTTATTAGAGGAGTAAGCTAGCTCCCAGCCGTCTTCAGCTAAGAGGCGGGAGAGGGTAATCTTCTTCTTCTTCGATGCCATTAATAGTTGCCTCTCTTTCTGCTTTATAGGCATCATATTCCTCAGAATACCACCATACCTCATAACGAGCATAATGGTCATCATTTTCGGATTTTTTAACGACATAGTAACCAGTATCTCGAGTCAGCTCTTCATCCAGAATTCTTTCAGTATATTTCTGAACACGACGGCTGGGAGCATGGGCAGCACCAAGTCGTTCAGCCCAGCGAAGCTCAAGAGTTACATTGCCATAGCCATGTTCGGCAGCGCTGATAATACGCTTGTTCAGCTGGTCCATCCAGTAAGGAACATACTTTTCACGAGCCAGTTTCAGGTCTGCATCATGCGCAGACATCATCATTCGCACAGCTTCATTGGGATGAATCATAATATCTACCTCCTTACCAACTTACATGTACAAGAATAGTTTCTTCGTCGGGAAACACGTCATGAAGATAGGTCAGCGTCAGCATTAACTGACGAGCATATTCAATCTCATGAGGCAGATAGTTCCACTCTTCATAACGCTCAACAGTCTTGCGAGCATTTTCCACAGACAGCTCGTCAATGCACAAATCCTGATAGGAACCATTCTCAGCCATTTCGAAGCAGGCACGCAGAATATCAAATTCTTCACCAAGTCCGAACTGAAGTTTCACAGCATCTTCCAACTCATAACAATCAACAACCGCCATGCGTTCAACAGTCATCTTATCATTTCCTTTCTCTCTCAACCTTACATATATATTATATCAAAATTTTTCAAAAAAATCAAAGAGAGCCTCACTGTGTCCAGTGGGCTCTCTTTGTGTCAATAGGAAAGAGGCATAATTACCGTATCAATCATTACAGGGATGTTCGCTCGAATGTATTCAAGAACTCGGATACGGGCCTTGGTGATATAGATTTCATATTCCTGAGTATCTTCTCGACCCTCATATTCAATGAGCCAGTCCTTTTCATCCTCAATGGCTCGTTCAGATACATCAATTTTCATATAGCAATCGGTACCAAATTCCTGTTCGCACCAGAACAGATACCAAAACTCGTCGGGATCAAACCACTCAGGGTCGCCCTCTTGAAGAGAATACTTCTCATTTACAGTTTTGATAATATCATCAAGACCATTGGTGGGCAGCATTACAACTTCACATACAGAACCAAGCATATTATTCTTCCTCCCACGAAATTGTAATATTCAAATGATTATCAAAGCGTACCTTAAAACCGCGGCTATGAAGTTCAGTGGCAGTATCACCAAGAACTTTAAGTCGCATTTGACGCTCTTCATCTGTATCACACGGAGTCTTTAGTGCAGTTTCCATATTAATAGCTACTTTGTAACTGCCTTTCGCCGCAGAAGTAGCCATATATTCATTTACACATTCCCGCATACTGCGAGATAGATCCATTATATGCGCCTGCCGCAACTTTTTCTGCTCATCTTCTTTTCTCTTGAGAACTTCTTGAGTTGCTTTGCGCAGGTCATTAATAAAAATATACCTATCTTCCATGAATCACACCGCCTTAGGCGAAGGCATTAAGCCTTCGCCATCATCAGCAGGGGCAGCAGATCCTTATGATTGGTGTCCTTCATCAGGAAGTACATCATCATGGGATTGCTCATATCAAACTTGCCGCCATTCATCAGCATCAGCATCATGGGGTCAAAGTCCTTGTTGTCACCCATCAGCATGAAAGGCAGCATAGCACCGAAAGGATTGCTCTCGTCGGCCTTGGTGCCAGTCATATCCATCAGGGAAACAACCTTGGTAGCGAAATTGAAGCCGAAAGGAGACTTAGTCAGATAGATCTCCTTCTCGGTACCCTCGCGGATGTCGATGACCTTCATGGTAGACTCATGAGTCTCAACCACGAACATCGGCACACGGTTGTGGATAACCACGTCGCCAGCCTTCACGTCCTTGATAGCCACAGGCATCTTGTACAAGAAATCGCCGGCCGGCATATTCAGAATCTCAACATCCATTACGGAGTGAGAGGTCTTATCGTAGGAAACATAGCGACCATCCACATTCTTCACAGCAACACCGTACATGGAAACGCGGACAGCATCAGAAGTAACCTTACCAAAATCAAAATTAAACATAGACTTCTTCTCCTTCTTATTCTCTTCGTTCAGTTTGTCAATTTGTTTTTTAATGCCATCAAGCTCAGTGCGCAGAGAGTCAACATCAGAACTGATAGCAATGGTACCCCAGTTATGGACTCCAGAACTACTATCAAGATCATAGCTCCAAGGCTGTACAGTAAGATCAGCCAGATCACTGATCTTAGATCCCTTAACGCTCTCATAGAAATCATTAGCGTTGATAGTCAAAGTCTGGATGGCATCTCCCGCAGTCTTTGCGGTGCTACCCACATTGGAGATAGCCTGTGCAATATTACTTAGAGGAGTATTATGAGTAGAACTACTCATATAATCAGTTTTCAGAGAATAGTCTTTAGCTTGATAAGCCGCAGAACTGGTACCCTGAACAGAAACATCAATCGGTCGTCCCATATGATTCTCGAAGAAGATGTAGTTAATGAACTCTTTCAGAGTTGGATAAAGTTTGGTTGTAAACCGTAGATCCCCACAGGTTCTTCGAGAATGAACGGCAATGCAAGCGATCTTGGTCTCACGATCATATGTGACCTCATAGCCGAGGGTATTAGGCTCAATTGCCGCACCCTTCAGTCGCTTCCAAAGCTGTCGATCAACGGTTTTGTTAGACTGATTGGAGTAGCCTCGCATGAGTCGAGAAAACTCAGTGCGAGTGAGATTTAGCTTATAGTTATTCATGAGTTCAATCGTCCTTCCAGATACTTGATTTCAGCTTCCGTAAGCTGATCGAGATCGCAAGCTACGAGAGCATCTTCAAGACTGAAATCTCCGTACATTTCAAGGTCTTGGCGGATACGAGCTGCCGCACGATTCAGTTTACCAGTGCGAGTAGTAGTATGACCAAATTCTTCAAGCATGGTGAGAGTCAGTGCTGGCTCTTGTTCCATAGCTTCACAAAATGTTCGGAACATCTTCGACTTCTCCTTTCCGAGTGAGGTTTTATTCCCTCTCTCAATCTTACATATATATTATATAATATTTTTTGAAAAAAATCAATTAGAAGATTTACGTTGTGCGGCAATTACATCATACATTTTTACATATTGATCACAGTAATGGCAATAATTGCTGTTTTTTAAACAGCTTTGTCCGCAAGTGAGACGACGCTGTACAAATTTATCGTCGATAAAAGATGCACCAATACCGCACTCTACACCTTCAATAAGAGTATCCAGTCGCGCAGAGAACTCTTTATTAGATGTATAAGTACTTACCAAAGCTGTTTCGCGCACAATATTATCATCAAGCAAATCAATTACATCAACATATGGTTCATAAAAGTGCATATGCTGGGGTAGTACCCAGAAATGGTGGATACCAGAATCTGTTTCAATCCCTCTTGCAATTTCTGGTTTTGCAATGTAAGGACGAATACGAATACGAGCATAAGGATGCACATTCTTTTCAAGTTCATTCATGTTAAAGGTAAGAGGTTCACTAATAACAATATCACAAACTTTGTAATAAAGTAAGATTTGCACAAGTCCCCAAGTTAATGCGGGCTGATGGTACATAATATAATCTACTTGACGTTCAAATGCGCGAGAATATTCTACAAGATCATGTAAATTATAGAAATCATAGTAGATATTGGGTTGTTCTTGATGCAGCTTATGCAGTTTTTCAATCGTAGGAATATGATCTGCGTGTAAATCTAGAAATTCAATAATAACCCGCTTGTCTGAATGACGCTCGGCATAGCCGAGTGCGTCATTCATGGCAGCGGTAGAAAAGCGTAATTCATCAATCTTTTGACGAACAGGTTCACTCTGGAAATATGAAGTACAATATTTCATTTAAGATCCTCCTTACTTTGCTTTAGGGGCCTCTTTTGCTAACCAAATCCGCTGAATATCACGAATAGCATCAGCAGTTTGAGCATCAGCAGTATTACCAGATTGTGGAGAACTTGCTACATATCCATACAGGGTAATAGCTAAGCCAATGGAATCAGGGTGAGTAATATCTTCAATGGCTGTAGAATTAGCACTACCTCCACCACTGGTGTCACCATCTTTTTTATAGCGGATATATCCATAAGCATAAGTTGGAGGATTGGTAGAACCAGCAGAATAATGTTCTGCGTCCATAATTTGATTAAAAGCACTAGCCACAGAAGTTTGAGTTCCAACTCCAAGATCTCTTCCTCTTGGTACAGCTGCTTCAATATAACCGTCATATTCACATGAACCATTTTGCCAAGCTCGTTTTACTTCATCGGCATAAGAAGAACTGACTTCTGACCATAGAATATGAATTGCACGATCTCCTTTAGCAAAAGCAGTATTCATTTTACTAACTGTTAAATCAACAAAAGTTTTTAGCCAAGAGGTATTATTCTTTTTATTTGCTGCAATATAATGTTCCAAAGTTGGTACAGTACCATCAGGCCAAGATAGTACTGAAGTTAAAGAATCTCTATATTGCTGAGATTCATCAGCAAAAATTTCATTTGCAAGATAATTAGCATTGCTTGTATTTGTTGCATAGGAATTTTCTTTATCCCAAGTGATTAACAGACCCATACAAAAAGCTTGACCATTCTGAAGATCAACACTAGCAGAATAGCTTACACCATATCCTAAAATTTCTGTTAAAATTTGATACAATGTAAAACTGGTTGCAGGTGCAAAGGCAGTATAATTATCTTCCAAATAGGTAGCATCATTAAAGAAGCCCATCTCCAGTGGATCAAAGTCATCAACGGTAAATGCACGATTTGTTGCTCTTGGATAATGACCATCAGAGCGTTCTCCATAGCTAAAACAACCACCGAGCGCAGATAGACTTTCTGATTCTACTATTGTTATATCTCTTGATGTAACAACAAACATTTTTTGCACTTCCGCAGAATTACCAAATGTCTCCCAAGGAATTCGAACATTGTTATTACTATTTTTTGCAGCATTTTGAATATGATAATTGATTGTGCTAAAAATATTGTTAATAAAGTCCTTATTAACTTGCATTGCATTTGGTTGTACAATAATAGTATTTACTTCAGAAGCAGTGGGAAACGCATATTTATTCTTAGGAAGAATGATGTAAGGATTGTTGGTCCAAGCTTCTTCAATTGGATCAGTCTCATCTTCATTTTCTTCCCACCAAGAAATACGAATTCCGCAAGGTTCTTCAGAGTCGCGGTTATACACAAAAATCCATCTACATCCGCTTTCAGTAATACGACCACCAATATCGACAGCCCAGCGGGTGTCTGCAATACCATATTTGTGTTCATCCAATGAGTTTTCGGGTTTCATTTCAATCCAACCAAGGATTTTATCGGTATAATTACCTGTTTTAATAGAAGACCACAAAATATCTACATAATTACGATTAGCTTCAGCCGCAGCTTTAGTGTAGGTAATAATCGCAGAAAGAACTGCTTGAATATTACCTTTTGAATCTGTTGCTGAACCAGAATGTGAATTATCTTGAATATCTTGCAACTCTTCGTTTGTATACAGTTTAATATCTGTTTCAGTACGAGTGGTTGCCATTAAGTTTCATCCTTTCTTGCCATTAGTGCAGAGGTAACGGTGTGCCACATGAGACGGGATACGGTAAGTGGTCCAACACCGCCAGGAACGGGAGTATATGCAGAACATAGTGGATAACAATCCGGATGGGCATCGCCGCACAACTTTCCTTCAATATCTCTATTGATAGAAATGTCGACGAGCACTGTGCCGTACGCCAACATTTCGGGTCTCACGAGCCCCGGGACGCCTGCGGCGCAGAACACGTAATCAGCGCTCTTGCAAAGCTGCTCAAGTAAAATTGAATCAGTATGAGAATGACAGACGGAAACAGTCGCATTCTCTTGGAGAAGGAGACGAGCGAGAGGTTTTCCAACGATATTGGAACGGCCAATGACAACGGCGTGTTTTCCGTCAAGAGTCATTTTTTCGTCATCCAGAAGCATATGCATCACAGCATCGGGCGTACAAGGGTCAAATGCTGAGTCGGGATGGAACCCATCAACGTCTTTATCAGGATCAATTTCAGCTTGAATAGTCGGCACATCGAAACGAGCTGGTAATGGCAGCTGTACGATAATGCCATGTACCGTAGGATCAGCGTTAAGCTGACGAATAGTAGATAGCATAATTGTCATGTCCGCATATTTATTAAGAATAATTTCTTCATATAGGATACCGACACGTTCAGCTGCACGATGCTTATTCCGCATGTATACTTTAGAGGCAGCGTCAGCTTCGTCGGTAGTAATTACAACAAGTTTAGGCTGGAGGTTGAATGCTTCGATAGTGTGTTTACACTCTTGTTCAACTCTTGCCGCAATTGCTTTGCCATCAATAATCTTGGGGGTCATATCAATAATTAGCTCCTTTTTCTTTTATTGTATCATATTTTTTTTGAAAAGTCAATCGAAAACTAGACCGAACCAGTTGACTTTTGTAAAAATTTTTGCTATAATATATATGTAATAAAGGTTGAGCGAAGAGTTCGAACTTTAACAAATATAAGCGAGCTGCGAAGCAGCCGGAAAAGAGGAATATATTATGGCTGATACTACTAATAAGATTATTTATACTCGTAAGATTGCAATGAAGTTGGTTGAAATGGGTAATGTCCCTGCTGGTACTATGCCGAATCCTAGCAAGCCAGAGTTTCTGTGTTGGATCTTTACTGTGACTCCCAAGTTTGAACGTGACCTTCAGGCAGTCCTCGACGAGAACAAGAAGGCTTAAGTTTGAGGGCTGTGTTCGTGCACAGCCCTTAGTTATTTTTGGTAAAAATTTTTAGGAAAAAATCTAAAGACTTGGGAATAGTAGAGAAAATTCCTAAAAATGTACAACGCTTAGAAAATTTTGTACACGAATCTATGATGTTTGGTCAAGGTTGTACAATTATCTATATTTGGTTTTCATATCTCGTGGGAGGAGGTGAAAACCATTGAACATTTAGAAGAATTCAAGACAAGTTCCGAAGGAAGCTGGGATTATGGCAGATAGAAATTATTGTGATTTAGTTTATGCATGGTTTCAATGTAAATCTGATTGGGATAGTCAAGATGCAAGAAGCGTTTCATATAAAGTTGCTACATTTGTAAATATTGGTAATGAAACTGGAATGGATCGTCGTAGCGCATCTAAATATGTAAAACAATTGGTAAAAATGGGTCTATTAGAAGAAGATGACGATAGAAAAGTATATATCTTAAAAGAGTTGCAAGCATCTTCTGCAATGTTGGTTCCATTTACTACTTTGAGACAGCTTGTAAACTCTTTAAACCGCAATACTGTAAACCTATTTGTCTATCTCTTGAATCGTTATTTAGGCAATGGTGAAACATCATTTGTTGTAACTCATAAAGAGTTAAAGAATCGCATTGGCTTAGCAACATCAACTACTTCTAATAATGTTGTAATCAATGATATCCTTGATATCTTGCGGAGATTAGGATTGATTACATATGAATTGCAGCAAGTAGAATATGATAAGACGAATATTGTGATTACCAAAGTATCTAATGTGTTGCCCGAGTGACCGATCGGATTTTAGATGAAATGTACAAAAATTTCTGAGTTTTGTACAAAAAATAGTAACCTATAGAATAGAATAAAATAGGCGGTATGGTATACCTCTCCGCTTCGCTCCGAGGTATACCATACCTTATACGCCCGCCTCGTATATAAGTGGGGCAATGTTTTCAAAAAATGATTTCAAAATCGCATGGTGCGAGGAACAAATGAAAAAATGATTTCAAAACTCAAATTTAAGGAGGAAAATGAGTTATGGCATATGATTGTCTTGGTGCTTATAGAGGTAAGGAAGTTTATGTAATCCCGAAGAGAGAGTTTCTGTTTGAGATTAGTGAACAGGGAAGAGCGCGCAATGATATTATGTGGATGATTGGTGAAGATCGTAGACTGATTAATGGTGGTATGATAATTGGTCAGGTTACTCCTAATCTGAAGTCTGTAGATGACTTGAAGCCACTGCATTATAGTATTGTATATGGTACTGCGATTCGTGGCAATAAGAAAGAGGAGGCTGCAAAGCAGACTTCTACTGTTGTAACTGAGAGAGCGACTGTTGAAGCTCTATTTGCACAGGGTGAGAAGAAATTGATGGCTCTTATTCGAGAGAGTGAAGAGAATCTTGCAAATTATGAATCTGATGGAGCAGCAAGATTGCAAGAACTTGTGAATGAAGGAAAAGAGAAAGCCAAGAAATATGGTAAGCGCAAGGTATAAGGGAGGCATTAGCCTCCCTTTTTCTTATTTATATAAAAAAAGAAAGAAGGGCGTTAGCCCTTCTTTCACTTATTGATGGAATTTACGAAGTCGCGCAGAATGGTGTCGTCAGACTTGGGAGTAGGCTGAGCGGGCTTCTGGACAGGCTTTGCCTGGCCAAAGAGAAGCCCGAAGAGGTCCTGCATTTCCTTCAGATCTTCATCCACTTTTGCATTGGCTTGAGCGTGAGCATTCTTGATTTCCTTGGCATCAAGTTCATCAAGAACTTCATCCCAATCCTTGGCACCAGCCAGATGGACCAGAGGAGTCAGAGCGCTCATAGTGCCAACTGCCATCTTGATAGTGGAATCCACTTCATTGGCATCAAACATCTGAGCGAACATGCGAGCATGCTCAGGATACTTCTGAGTAGCATAGAGCTGCTGCACATAAGCGACATCGGCTGCGGTCAGCTTATTCTCCATTGCACGGTTGCAAAGATCAACCAGAGTCTGAGCCTTGGTCTCATTATCGGCCTTGCGCTTAGCTTCAGCCTGCTTACGCTTAGCTTCCTCTTCAGCCTTGATCTGGGCCTGTGCATTGGCCAGCTGAGTGCGCATCTTGTTCATAACCTCGTCCATAGACATACCCTGACGAAGCATAGCCATCATTTCATTCTCGTAAGTATTCATGTAAGGAGTCTCCTTTCGATATTCACTGGGGAGCGACCCCAGGATTGGATAGAGGGAAGAGCGAAGCGATTCCCTCATTCTTTACATATATATTATAGCAAATTTTTTTATAAAAATCAAGGGAGAGAAGATGAGGATAGATAAAATTGTAAAAACTGGGAAAATTCTGGAAGTGGGGTGGCCCGATCGGGCCTAGACTACTCTACTCATTTATCCGTCCTCGTGTCCGTAATTAAGTTCAATATATTATGCCGCATATGCCAGCCCGTCCACTTGCTATTCTTTACTCTTGCTCCTCTTGATCTATTACCGATCGGTAAAAATATGCCCCACCGTATTATATCATATATTTGTTTATTTGTCAAATCTCCTTCCTCTTGTTGCCGACTTTCCGGTCGGCCTATATCCTTCTACTTTTATTATATCATAAAAAAATTATGTTGTCAATTTCCCGGTCGGCGGAGGTGCCTTTTTTAAATATTATATCATATTTAATTCAATTTGTCAAATTCCGCAGCATATGCATGTTCCAGAGAACGCGCGGGGTATGTTCGATCTACGCTGAGGGGCAGAGAGAATTGATTTGTGAGGCGCTGGAGGAATCGCTTTCACCGCGCACGAGCGCATATGATAGCCGATCGGTTATCCGATCGGCGGGGCCCGACCGGGGTTTCGGGATTCAAGGTAATTAGTTGCATATAGTTGCATTCAAGAGAAAAATTTGCATATACAGGTCCGATCGGGAAATTCGGTCCGGATCGCCCGCGACCGGCCCGCTCAACTCCCCTCTATTATTATACCACAGCCCGCCGCATTTGTCAATAGGCAAAATCAACAAAAATTATGCGATTTTTCTAGTAAAACCGCACAAAACCGGACAAAAACAGCAAAAAATGGGCGATTTCTCGCCCATTTTGTCATTTTTTCGGCTTGCGATGGCAGGTAAGGGTCACACTGTAGCAATTTTCACCAATTTTGAAGGTGATTTCTCGTTCAGGATTCACAATTTCGACCAAATCCACACCAGAAGCAGGAATTTCTTCATCCATGTGATGAAAACTTTCCATTGCATTGGCGATTTGTTCAATCAGTGAACGCTTTTCTTCGTTGGGCTTGCGTTCCCGCTTTTTCTGTCCTTCCAGACTGTAATTCGGGGCACGCTTTGCCTTGACCTTTGTTGCGCCAGATTCCTTCGCCTGCTTTTCCATCTGTTTCAGCAATTCGGGGTCTGCATCTTCCTGCTCTTCAATCCAGCTGGCTTCCGCAAATTCCCTTGTCATGCCTTCGGTGGTCATCCACATTTTGATGGTAGCTTCGGCATCCTGCTTCGCTTCCGATTCGCTTACGCCCATCATTTTAGCGTAAGCCTTGATAGCTTCCTTGAACTCCATGCTATCAGCTCCTTTCGACATTATTATTATAACACAGTTGGGGCAGTTTGTCAACCCCTAATTTCAACAATCTTTAGAAAACATCCAGCCCAGCGCAAAACCAGCTACACACAGCCACAGGAATTCCTGGAAGAAGATACCCCAGATGAATCCCCACATAGAGAGAACCAGACCAAGGATACAGAGTGCAGGACAGGTGAACATTTCAGATCAGCTCCTTTCGATGGTTCTATTATATCAGATTCGGGATAATCTGTCAACCCCTAAAATGCCGATTTTTCAAGAAAATTTTTCGGTGGGTCTAGTGTATCGCGGAAAACTGCTCGCGGCGCCCGTCCGCGAGCAGCCCAAGAAAAAGAGACCCCTTTCGGGGTCTCAGGCTCAGCCCTGAGCGAGGGCGAAGAAAGCCTTGCGCTTTTCCTCAGTGCGAACCAGCACGCCAGCCTCGACCATCTGGCGCACCAGAGAGGCGACCTTCTGGTTGGACAGGGCACTCAGTTCCGCAGAGTGGGTCATGATTTCGGAGACAGTCATGGGGGACTGACCTTCCAGCACAGCCTTGATGATGTCCTTGACACCCTCGTTGGCTTCCTGCACCTTAGTGGGCTTCTTGGGAGCGTTGGACTTAGCCTCCAACTGCTCAATCATCTTCTGGAGCTTCTCGATGGCTTCCGCTTTGGAGATGGTCAGGGTTTCCTCGCCCTCAGTGAAAGACCAGTTGGGCAGGGTGGAGTTCTCGATAGCATTGATAGCGACTTCCAGAGCAACCTTCTTAGTGAACTTCATCATGATTCATTACCTCTTTCTTTTTGTCTTGTCCCTTAGGACACTCTTATTATAGCACCTATTCAGTTGTTTGTCAAGGGGTTTCGCAAACTTTTTTTTCGCTTCGCTTGCACAGGGTCTAACCATGGAGTGTTGCGCACCCACTCCGCAGGCTACCTTGGCTAAGCGACTGTCAGTTGCTTCCCTCACCTGACACCCTTATTATACCACAGGGTCAGTGGTTTGTCAAGAGGTTTCGGAAACTTTTTTTCAAGTTTTCTTCCTCTACTTCCTGAGAGTCGGCCGCCTCTCGGTTTCTTGGCCTCCCCTCCTGACATTATTAGTATACCACTTTCGGGATAAAATGTCTATTGGCAAAATGCACAAATTTTCAGCGAATTTCTTGGTAGATCTGCCCATTGCGGAAAAACCGGTCGTGTGGCCCGCGCACGACCGGCTCAAAAGAAAAGAGCCAACCCCGAAGGGTCAGCCCCAAATTGTTTCGGTCATATAGCCGAGAAGCATCAGCCCGAAATCCTCTTGACAGTAAGCATTCTCATGGTTCATCACAGCGAGCACTTCACCAGTAAAACCGTTGATGACATCAAGATAGCAGTCGGCATGATCCAGCATAAACTGGCAGGCGGTGCGGGGATTGTTGGTCTTGCAGGACAGGACGTGGTCTTCTTCGTAAACATTTACTTCATACTGAAACTGAGTCATGGTCAATTACCTCTTTCCTTTTGATGTACTTATTATATCACACTTTGGGGCGGCTGTCAAGGACTTTTTCAGTCCTTGAAAGCCTTTCGACGCATTGCCTTGTGCTTGCGGATGCAGTACCAAAAGATTTCCTTTTCGATGTTCACATCTTCCATTGCCTTGTGTTCTTCCACAAAGTCAATGTCCTTGGAGATGAAGCGGAACAGGATTTCGGCGGTCAGTCGGGGCTGTCCGTTCTTCAAGGTGAAACCGTTGGTTTCGCACCACTTGCGGTAAGTGGGCATCGGGGCGACCACATCACGAGCCATTGCCAGCGTGTCCCAAATTTCAACGCCCTTCGGGAAGAAGTAGCGATACTTGGAGCAGGTTTCGTAACGCTGGGTCATCGTGCAGGAGCGATAGTCGAATCGGGCATTGTGGGCGATAACTGCCTTGATGTTGTACTTTTCGCAACAGTCGCGGAACGCCTTGCGGATTTCGTACCACGTTGCAACCTTGATTTCGCCGCGTTCAATCTGTTCAAGATACTGCGGAATCTTGTGGGCGTAGTATGCGGACTGCATGAGTTCGGGACGGTCAAAGAAAATGTCGCGGTTGATGAAATTGAAGTTTTCGTAGGTGTTGCCGTGCTGGTCAATTACAGACCATGCGGTATTGTAGTTGATGGGGCAATCCAGACCGTTGGCAGTTTCAGTATCCATCAGAATGTAGAAGTGGCGATTCATTTTGCATTACCTCTTTCTTGTTCTATTGCCTTTCGACATTATCTATTATAGCAGATGTTGGGCTGTTTGTCAATACCTTTTTGAAACTTTTTTTCGGGAAGATGGGGCAGGGTTTTACCCCTGCCCCGCAAGGTCACTTCACCAGAGTGAAGTAAGCCTTGCGCTTCTCTTCCAGTCGCTGAACCTTGCCAGCTTCCACCAGCTGGCGAACCAGCGAAGCGACCTTCTGATTGGAGAGCTGGGACAGCTCTTCATCAGCCTGCATCAGTTCAGACACAGTCACAGGCTGGGCGCAGGAAGCCAGCACTTCCAGCACATGGGACTTCACGCCCTCATTCGCCTGCTGGGTCTTGGTGGGCTTCTTCTCCGCAGAGTTACGCTTGACCTGCTGGTCACGCAGAGCAGACAGCTTCTCACGCACTTCGGCAGACAGAGCTTCGCAGTTCAGAGCAACTTCCAGAGCCTTCACATAAGTCATCTTTTCCATGATTCATTACCTCTTTCTTTCTTGTCGATTGGTGTTAGTGACTGTCGAGTGGGGCTGGCGCCTTGCCCTTTCGACATCCTTATTGTACCACACCTTGCGGTGTTTGTCAAGGGGTTTTTGAAACTTTTTTTTTGAGTTTTTATCCTGTGCGCTTCAGCGCCGAAGGGTTCCTCTTGCAGTTCCTTGCCCTCTTGACACTATCAGTATATCACATCTTGGCGGCTTTGTCAAGGGTTTTTCAAAACTTTTTTTGAAGAAGTTTTGTCGACCAGCTTCACTCGGCATCACCTCAGTGCCCTCCTGACATTATCTATTATACAGTATCAGACCCCAAATGTCTATTGACAGATTGCACAAAGTTTCGGGAAAAAGTTTGTGCAGTTTGCCTATTGACAAATTGCTCGAAAAATGGTATAATGGAAGGATACGCGGGAAAACCGGCGCCCACGCTCGTGGGCGCGCGGGCGAAAAAAGAGTGACCTTGCGGTCACTCTTCACAGCGGATGGGGTCATCGAGGTGGTTCACCATTTCGCAGATCAGTTCCTGCCGCTTTGCGGTGCTCAGGCTTTCCCACTCAGACTGCAGGCGGTCAAAGCTCAGATGCTCTTCATGGTAGGGCTTCATCACAAGCCCGTATTCCTTGTCCAGATACATCTCAAGGGGATCGCCCTCTTTGATGTTCAGGTTCCTGCGGATTTCCTTGGGGATAACAATGCGACCCAGTTCATCGACTCTTCTTACAATACCAGTTGCTCTCATGTTCATTACCTCTTTCCTTTTGATGTACTTATTATACCACATGTGAGAGGGGTTGTCAACCCCTTTCTCACAAATTTTTGCTTTCAGTCACAAAGTATTTTGCATCATAGCTCTGTAACAGTTTCTTAACATTCAGACTGTCCTGCTGAGTGGGACAATAGAAGTTAAACAAGAAATACTTTTCGATGTTCACATAGTTGTAAGTGAATCCATAGTATTTGCAATCTTCAATCATCTGTTCTGCTTGTTCGGCAGGAATGGTGACTTCGACTTTCCAGAGTTTGTCTTTTCTTGCCTTTTCTTCAAAATACTTGACCACATACACACCCACAAGGTTACAGCCTGCGACAATCAGCGCCTTGGTGGCAAGAGGCAAATCGCACATCATGTAGACAGTGACCACAGTGTAGAGTCCGAAGGCAACAGCGTTAACAATCGCGGCGACCCCTTTTCCGCATTTGATGGTTGCAATGCTCTTGACGGTCTGAATGATAACATTGGCGATGTTCAGCAGGATGAAGGTGAGAAGCAGAGTGTTCATTGTGTTACTTCCTTTCGTCTTTCGTTGTACTTATTATACCATAGGTTCGGCAGGTTGTCAATACCTTTTTGAAAATTTTTTTCTTGCAAAGGGCTGTCACACAGGACAGCCCTTTGCATACTTCTGATTCTTCTTGATTTTCTGTGCCATCCAGTTCGGCATGTGCAAGCCTGCGGACTTGTAAATCATGCCAGCCTGTTCAAGAGTGGGAATGTAAGCAGTCACCATGGTTTCGCTTTCCGGCATCTTGACAATCAGCACACCAGTTTCGGACAGGCACTGCCGAGTGCCCTTGTCTCTGCGGAAACCTTCGCACACAATCTTGTCACCGAAGCCAATCTTCTGTGCAATGTACACACAGCGGTCAATGCGGTCTACCATAGCGTGTTTGGTCATTTCGATCTTCATCATTTTTGTTTACCTTCCTTTCTGTTGTCCCTTTCGACATTATTAGTATAGCACACTTTGGGCTGTTTGTCAACAGCTTTTTTCTGATTTTCCAGATTTTTTTTCATGGCATTCATTGCCGCCACTCTCATAGCGGTCTGACTTGCAACAATAGCACCGATCATGATACCCATGTTTATCACTCCTTCATTTGATACATTTATTATACCACAGGGGAAAGGCTTTGTCAAGCCTTTTCCCAAATTTCTTTTGCCATCTGATAGCGTCCGCTGTTGTCGCCATGTGCAGTGATGTAATCATGCCCAATGTGGCGACTTGCAATTTCAAATTCTTTCAAGCCGCCATCCCACAGGCACACCAGCAACTGAAGTAGATGCACAGGCAGGAACAGGAGCAGATACACAGGCCAGCTAATCTTGCAATCGCGGCGATAGTCGGGGTTGCCATCTGCAGAATAGGCACCAGCTTCGGTCAGAGAGTAGGAGCAGAGGGGACGAAGCCACTTGGCCGCAGGATTGTACTTGCCGATGTAGGTCCAGTCATTCAGAGAAATCTTCTTAGTCATTGTAGTTACTTCCTTTCTTGTTCCTTTTGATGTACTTATTATACCATGCTCAGAGGGATTTGTCAACCCCTCTGAGCAACTTTTTTTAGGCATCTGCCCAGCTGATGTGCAGGCTGGATTCACACCAACGAACCTTGTAACCTGCTTCAACCATAGTGTTGTATACCTTGGACTGGATGCGAGGGTCGGCACCGCTGAGACCATTGCTGTAATACATGGAGGTGTTGCCCTTGCTGGCATAGATCTGAATGGTGTCTTCAATCTTCTGCAGGTGCTTGTCAGCTTCGGCGGTCAGGTAGTTGGTGGTCATGGTCTTAGCTTCTTTGGCAGTCATCATAGTAGTAACTTCCTTTCTGTTGGGACTCTGTGTTCCCTTTCGATGGTTTAATTATAGCAGATTCGGGATGATTTGTCAATACCTTTTTTGCAAGTTTTTCAAATTATTTTTTGCTGGCTGGTGCTCCTCGCGGAAATTCGGCGAGTGGGCAAGCGCAGCGCCCGCCCACGCGCCGGCGAATAAAAAAAGAGTGGGGCTCAGGCTCTGAGCACCCACTCGGGGAGGTTCTCCCACAGTCGGGAGAGGTGGCAGGTGACCACCGTGGAGCGTTCCCACTCCACATCACCGCCATCCCAGAAGAAGCGGTAGTGGTCGATGGTGACCATGTCACCGTGGAAGGTGACCTTGACGGTCTCGTGAGAGGCCAGCCAAGAGCCCTTGCCAGTGAACAGGCAGTTGGACTGGGCTTCGAAACCGTAGTTGGCGATCAGGGTGGCAGCGATGGTGTTCTTCATGGGGATCCTCCTCGTTGTTCGGGCTCTTGCCCTTTCGTTGATACTATTATAGCACAGGATAGGCAGGTTGTCAAGGGGTTTTTTCGGGGTGGTGAAAGTTTTTTTCACCACCCCGCGAGGGTCAGGCAAGGCGGAAATACGCCTTGCGCTTCTCCTCGATTCGGGTCAGCTTGCCCTCTTCCACAAGCTGACGGACAAGGCTTGCAACCTTCTGATTGCTCAGCTCGCCCAGCTCGGGAGCAAGGGTCTGAATCTCGCTTACGGTCTTGGCTTCCTGACCCTCAAGGGCAGTCAGGATAACCTGCTTGATGCCAACGTTGGCTTCCTGAACCTTGGTCGGCTTCTTCTCACCGCTGTTACGCTTCTCCTGCTGAGTACGCAGGGCAATCAGCTTTTCCGCGATCTCGGTGGGCAGGTTGCCGTTCTCAATGGCGTAGGTCAGGGCGGTCACGTAGGTCAGCTTCTCATTCTTCACATTGATAGTAGTCATAGCGATTACCTCTTTCTTTCCGCGCTCTTGGCGCTGTCGTTTTGTTTTGTTCCTTCCCTTGGAACATCTTAAGTATACCACAGGTCGGTCGGTTTGTCAAGCCCTTTTTGAAACTTTTTTCAAGTTTTTTTTCGGGGCTTGGGGAAGGGTATCAGCCCTTCCCCTTGTCCTTGGGGGGTCGGTGGGCGGTCAGCGTAACCGAATAGGAAACGCCGTTCAGCACAAAGTCCACTTGACGCTCGGGGTTGACAACCTCGCAGTTGTCAAAGTCCTTCAATGCGTCGTGCAGGCAGTCCACCAATAGTCGCTTGTCCTCGTTGGGCTTGCGTTCTCGGGTTCGGGTCTTGCCTGCAGGGTCAACCACCTTGTGAGCCTTGGGTCGGTTCGCCTTGCGTGCTTCCTTCTCTTGCTCGGGTGGCAAGTCCCATGGGGTAGGGTTGCCCTTGTCGATCTGCTTGTCCCACCATGCCATTTCGGCTTCTTCCAGTGAGCAACCAGTCTTATCGACCATGGCGTCCAACCACTCAGGGGTAGGATACTGAAGTTCCTTAGCCATGTTCTTGACCTCCTTTACATTAACTATTATACAGCATCTTGGGCTGTTTGTCAAGGGGTTTTTACGCCCTTGACAAACTTTTTTTTCAATCGTTCAGATAGAAGTCAACCCACTTTTCAGCCTGTTCCAGATCAAACTCAACTTGATAGAAACGATCATTTTTCTGGAAAGTGTTCGGATGCTTGCGGATGTACTTGGAACGCAGGAAACTTTCCAAACCTTCTGCGTCAACTTCTCCGCAATCCCAAACTTTAGTAACTTCGATCGTTTTGATACCATACTTGCGATAGTAGCGCAGGTGTTCGCTCATGCGTTCTTCAATGGTTCGGGTGGTCGTGCCGACCTTTGACCAAACCAGATTGCCCTCTTCATTAAGCAGCCGCAGGAGATACACAAGCTGATTGCCCTCTACCTTGTCGCAGGAGTAAACCACGTTTGCGGTCGGCTTAAAGAAAGACTTTACCTTGTCAACAACGCCCTTGACAAACCGATCAACGATGAAATAGGCATCCTTGACAAAAGTCCAAACCGCACGAACAACTTCATTTTCTTCCCACAGAGCAAGCATCTTTTTGAAGTTGTTGTTGCGTCCAGAAGTGGAAGTGCAAGCGCACATGCGGTCGTAGTAGAGATCCATCAGTTCCAGTGCATTCATTGTGATTACCACCTTTGTCATTTTGTCTTGTCGGTGTTTCCCTCACCAACTGAGACTATTATAGCATAGGTGGGCAGGAATGTCAATAGGTTTTTGAAAAAAACTTTTTTTTCTTTTTCTGCAAAAAGGTATTGACATTTGATCCCTCTTGTAGTATAATACTATCAGAGGTTGAGGGAAGCACAACCACTACGGGCACTGAGGATTCGCGATTACTCGGTGGCAAAACTCTCGCAGGTATCAAGAGCTTCCAGATCGCGGCGAACGGGTAGTGTCAGCTCGGTTAGCACGCTACGCAAGTAGAAGAGACGTTCAAATCGTCCCCCTAGCCTACGCGATCACTCCACCCCATACATCCACGGCGGTGAAATTCCGCCCGCGCAAGCGAAGACGAGAGTGGCTCTGTTTTGGGATGGGGCTTGTTTTTGTATGTTTATGCATTGTCGATGAATAATTATGCATGGCCTATGCGTGCGGGAATACGGCTGGTGCACAGACTTGGCGCCCGTGCACCAGCCGGCCAGAGGGAAAAGAAATGCAGGATGTGTGGAGTCATCCTGCATTTCATTTATCACTTGCTCTTACTGGAAACATTGGTCTTGAAGATAACCTGCAATGCATTGGTAGCCCAGAAGAACTGCCAGTAGTTCAGGTCAGGCAGGTTGAAGTCCAGCTTTACTGCATTGTATCCCATCTGCACAACCCATGGCCCAGCGAAGATGACCAGCGCCAGCACAATCAGCGCCGCAATCACAGTCGCGCATCCAGAGTTATCACTATTATAACTATTATAACTGAATCCCATAGTCATTTACCTCTCTTTCTTGTTGCTCTCTGCACTCAGCGAGTGAGTGCAGAGAGAGTGGCGAAGATAGTTTCGGGAGTGAACGCCTTGCCCTGTTCCCATGCGTTGCGGTTGCGCTCTTCATCATCGAAGAGAATGCCGCTCTTGCAGGTGTCCCACTTGTTCTGCCCATAGGGAACGATCTCCACCACATCCCAATGAACAGAAGGCAGATGCTTGGCGAGCCATGCGAGCTTGGCGGCTCGGACTGCTTCATCATAGGCAAGAGTGCTTTCCTTGCTACACCAGCTGATGATGCAGAGTTCGTGTCCCTGTGCCTGTGCCCTGTTGAGCATCCTTGCCAGCGTTGCCATGTGGTGCATGGGCTTTGCCATTGCGTAGGGTGCAGGGTCGTAAGCTCGGAGCATCTGAAGCCATCCATCAACCGCATACAGGTCAGCAATCGTACCATCCATATCGAACCAGATCTTCATTCTCATTACCTCTTTCTGTGTTTTGTCTTGTCCCTTTCGACACTATTAGTATAGCACGTCTTAGGGTATTTGTCAAGCCTTTTCCGCAAACTTTTTTATCTTTTTTTTCGAGGGGGAAGATCGCTCTTCCCTCCTCTGTGCATAGACTTGCTTTTCTTTCCTCTTGACGAGCTTCTTAAACCTTGCGCTGTTCATCCTCTTGCCCTCCTCATGGCTTCGAGCTTCTGCTGGATGCGGTCGAACTTCGCCAACAGTTTGGCATAGCGGCGATCCTGCCAACCCCAGTACATCTGTGCAACAGCATCCCAGAATGCGCGGGTACTGTAATAGCACTCATGTTCCACCTTGAAAGTGGCAGGTACAGGCTTCTTTTTTTCTGCTTCCAGAAGCCTTGCCATCACTCTGTTTGCACCTTTGCGAGTGCGGAACAGACCTACTCTGTGTGCGGCGGTGCGAGTGCGAGTACTTTCTACCTTCGAATACTTCATGAGGATAAACATTGCTTTGATCTCCTTTCGTTGTTCCCTTGACACTACCTATTATAGCAGGTTTCAGGATGTTTGTCAATAGGTTTATACAGATTATTTTTGTTAATTATTTGTTGTGTCTCTTGTTTGTTGGCTAGCTAGGCCCGTGCTCGGTGACCTCTTAGATGTCGTAAGAGGTACAACCGAACATGAAGCCCACACCATCAAGCACCACTTCATGGTAGAAGTCACCAGTGCCCAGCTCGTCGATGATGTCCTGCACCTGCTCAACCAGCTCAGGCATGGTATAGTCACGGAACTGCTCACACCAGTCATCATCGAAGCCGATGAAGTCGATGAAATCCACACAGATTTCAGTGTCGGATTCGCGACGGATTTCAACATCGCCAGCCTGTTCGAGGGTTTCCAGCATGGTCATCAGCATTTCAGCAGTCATCATTGTAGTTACTTCCTTTCTTTCAGCTGGGCTCTTGTCCCTTGCTGTGATTATAGTATACTACAACTGACCGCGTTTGTCAATAGGTTTTTACAATTTTTTTTATTAAGTTTTAGGATAACACTTAACATGATGCATTCAATGCATTCGCGACGCTTTTGTTGCATGACAGGTTTATTGCGCAAACTCGGGGCGTGCCGACCATGCACGCCCCGACGAGCGTTCCAGATGCTGGCAGTACTCTTGTATTTTTTTCTGGTATGTAAATCCATTCAACATTCACCCTCCGGGCACCCTTTCGGGAAAAAAATTATTTTGAAAGAGAAAAGGGGTTATACCTGGTCACAATTCCCACTAAATCAAATTTGAAATCTGGAAGACGGAGATATATCATCAAAAGTGAGATTGGAAAGTTTAACGGTATAGGGAATTCTAATTAAAGGGATCCCTTGCTCTTTACAGTATACGTTCTTGCGCTCATCCCGCTCTTTTTGAATTTGTAATTTTTCTTCTCCGCCCCATGCTTCAACAGCCTTAAAATGCTGCTCTCCATCATATTCAATTAAATAAGATAACTGTCTATTTGAATCAAAAACCGCAAAATCAAACTTTAAACCTGTAGACAGCTCTTCAATGGAATATTGCTCTTCAAATATTACATCAAGATCTTGCAGCATTGTCCGCACGTATAGTTCACCAGCAGATACTTGAGAACAGCCACACGATACAGTATATTTATATCCATCTCTATCGCTACCGCGCTTATATCCAGTTAAATGGTCTTTTCGCACTGAAACCACATTGCCGCAATCACATTGACATTTAACATAAGAAGTATATCTTCCACCCGCGGTTTTATAAGGTAAATCATATTCAATCACTGTTAATTTACCAAACCTATCTCCCATTTTTAAGGCTTGATGACCTCTACCACCTGAAATTTCTCCTGCGGCGATTCTGCAATCAACACAACCCTTTTCAACATCTTCTTTCCGCAAAATAGCTTCCTTGCCGCATTGATTGCATTTACATAGCAGTGGTGTCGAATGACTCTTCCAAGGTGTCTCTTCTTTAGAAGGACGCCGAATAACAGTTAATGTCTTAAAAGTTTGACCAATCATTTCTTGCCATTTCATTATAGATGACATTCTCCTCTCATATAACAATCCATGTGACATTGACCACTCTCTGCTTCACAGGGCAGTAAACTTTTCAACACTTCTTCCACATGTCGGCTTTCCGCAAATTTCTGTAGTTCCACCCATCCATGGCGAAGCAATACTTGCTTCGCCACATAGTGGTTTTTTTCTCTTTCCCAATGCGCGCACTCTTCTTCTGTAGGATAGTCGCTCCAATCTAATTTTTCATCTGGGACTCTTTTGTACTGGCCAGTATTTACCTCTTTAAACATACTCGCTAGTACTTTATGTTTACGCTTAAAGGGATTTTCTAGTCCCATCGTCGGTGCAACCTCTCGCATAAATTTTTCTTCTGCGCGCAGAATCGTGCTACCGACGGAGTTAAGGATGAACATCAGTGTACCCCATCCAAGTGACGAGCAATGCTGTCATCACCTTCATAAGTAATAAAATTCTCAATTGGTCCGCCGTATCGCTCACCTACAGAATAGCGGTACCAAGAATTTGGACTCACAAATACAGTAATGCTCTCCATCTTGCCACTCTGGTCACCCAACACAAACCAGAATACATCATCGTGTACAAATGCATATTCATCGATATAGCTCAATGCGTACCCCTTATCCACGATGTAATAACTTGTGCCTTTGGTTGCTCCAATTGCAACAAACAATAGACCGACCGCAATTGCCACAATTAAAATCAGACTAATGATCTTCTGTACCATTGAAGTCATCTCCTTTATCATTTCTATATACATTATATCAAATTTTTTTTAAATTTTCAAATGGGCGATCTTTTTTACTTGACTCATGAAAATTTTTGTGGTATAATAGAGGCATAGAAGGAGGTTGATTATTATAATCAAGCTAGATTATACGATTGAATCTCCTCAAGAGCGAAATGAATTGGTGAAATAGATTTTAACAGAGACTCCCGACCCAAGCGAGCAATATCTGGAAATCCTTGCTGATTATTTGGTTCTTTGTATGGAGAAACAAGAGAAGAAGGAGCGAAAGATTCTCACCGACAACCGTATGGCGACTGTCAATAAACGAGAAACATCTTTCGAGGGTCTTGTTGGCCAGTTGGAGAATGGCGAAGATGGTATATATAATTTAGTAACGAACGATAAGAATGTAATATTTTAGCCGAAAGTAACAATTACGAAAAAAGATTTAGAAGAAATTGAGCCATTACGTCAGTTGCGCGACAGCATAGCATATTGGGAAAAGCTGTCTAAAACTGCGACTGGGCGAGCAGCCTATATTATCAAATCAACTATTATCGAATTGCGGAAGGATCAATATCTTATTAAAAACGCCTACCGCCAACCAATTGTTGCGCGAAATATTACAAGAAATATCGGACACTATATTAAACTCCCATGGGATGAATGGGTAGATGAAAATGGAGAAATCCAGTATGAAGGTGTGTCCTTTATCAATCCCGTTGTTATTAGCACTATTTTATGCAATTATTCTAAACTAAAAGAAGGATGCTATGGCAGGTTCGAGGGTGATACCTGGTATATGATGGAAGACTTTGATAGATTAGTAGATAATTCACTTGCCGGCTATCCTTTATACCGTCGTATTGTAGAATATAAAATTGACGGGCAATCTAATGTTGATATCAAGGAAATGATTGAAAAGGAATTCGGCTTCACTCATTCGCTCGAATATATTTCTTCGTTATGGCGTAATAAAATTCCAAAGCTCATTGCCTCTTATTATACAGATGAATGGCTGACCTGGTATTATACTGAAAAAGAATATGGGAAGTGGAAGAAATGTACTAGGTGTGGGCAAATTAAGTTAGCCCATTCAAGATTTTTTTCCATAAACAAAGGTTCAAGAGATGGATGGTATTCTTTGTGTAAGTGTTGCCGGAATGCCAAGAACAAGAAGGCAAAGGAGTAATGTGAATGGCAGACTTAAATAAAACTTATTATTGTAAGGTCTGCGGTCGAACGATGGATACTGATCAATTTTACACATCTAATCGGTTGGATAGATACCCCGACGATGGTAAATTACCTGAATGTAAGAAATGCATCACTCGACATGTAGACAATTGGAATCCGAAAACTTATTTATGGATTTTGGAAGAGATCAATGTTCCTTATATTGAAGAGGAATGGAATACTCTACTTGAACGTTATGGCAAGGACCGCACCAAGGTTACTGGTATGACCATCTTGGGTCGTTACCTTTCCAAAATGAAATTGAATCAATACAAAAATTATTCATGGGAAGATACTGAAAAGATTAAGGCTGAAATGGATGCGCGGAAGCGAGACGTTATGGCTCGACAAGGCTATACTGGAGAAGAGATTGAGGAAGCTCTCGCCGCAAACAGGACACCTGAAAGACCCGCTGAACTAGAAGCAACACGAGAGGAGCCTGCTCCGATTGATGCCTTTGAGCCAGTGGGATTCGAAGATGATCTAACTGAAGAAGATAAAACTTACTTGGCGATTAAGTGGGGCAAGACCTACAAACCGTATGAATGGGTTCAGTTAGAGAAGTATTATCAAGAGATGATGCAATCGTTCGATATTCAGACTCCATCTCATGAAGACTATTTAAAGCTTATTTGTAAAACTTCAATCAAGGCTCATCAACTGATTGACTTGGGCGACATCGAAGGTTTCCAAAAGATGTCTAAGGTTTATGACGCTTTGATGAAATCCGCTAAATTTACTGCGGTTCAGAATAAGGCTGAGGCTGGCGAGTTTGTTAACTCAATTTCTGAACTGGTTTTATTATGTGAAAAAGAAGAGGGATTTATTCCTCGTTTCTATACCGACAAGCCGAAGGATAGAGTTGATGAAACTCTTGCGGACTTGCGTGGCTACACTAACACTCTTGTTACTGAAGAGATGAATCTTGGTAATCTTATCGAATCTGCGGTTAAGGCATTGCAGCGCGAAGCCGAACGCGAAGAAGATGAAGATATTGATGATGAAGATGAAATTATGGATATGGATTCTCTTGATGAATTGAAAGATGATGACTTTGCCGAACACTATGAATTCTTAGAACAAGAGGCTGAAGATGATGCCTTAACGATGATGGAAATGTTAAAGGAGGAATAATATGGCTTTACAAGACTTATTAAACCTCTCAAACGACCGATAGAAAATTGGTTTATCTGAAGAGCGTGTGCGGGCCGTTATTCCGGTCGCACGTTAGTATATTGCCTATTGGCGCGAATACCCTGACATGTTTGTTGACTTCATGGCAGGTAAATGGCAGCCAAATCCTCCAAAGGAAACGCTTAACTTATTCTTTTATCAACGAGTATTTTTGCGGGCCGCTATGCGTTACAAATACGTGTATGCGGTCTTTCCGCGTGCTTATTCAAAATCATTCCTTGCGGTTTTGATTTTGATGACTCGTGCAGTACTATATGCGGGATCTAAACTATTTGTTACTTCTGGTGGTAAGGAACAGGCTTCTGGTATTTTGAAAGAAAAAGTCCAGGAAATCTGTACTCTTGTGCCGGGCTTCGCAAAAGAGATTGACTGGGGCCGTGGTAAAACATTAGAAGGTAAAGACTATTGTAAATATATTTTCCGAAGTGGTTCTTATATTGATAACTTGGGTGCTAGCGAAAAATCAAGAGGTAAGCGCCGACATGGCGGACTTGTTGAGGAGTGCGTTGGCGTAGATGGAACTATCCTAAACGAAGTTATTATTCCAGTTATGAACGTTTCTCGCAGATTGCCGGATGGTACTTCTGATGATCAAGAGGTTCTGAATAAAAGTCAGATCTTTGTTACAACTGCGGGCTGGAAGAATACTTTCGCTTATGATAAGTTGATTCAAATGCTTGTTGGACAGATTACGCAACCGGAGAAGTTTTGTATTATGGGTGGTACTTGGAGAATTCCTGTTCTTATGAAATTACTTGATAAGAACTTTGTGCGCGACTTGAAATTGGACGGTACATTTAATGAGTCCTCTTTTGACCGTGAGTATGAATCTAAATGGTCTGGCACTATTGAAGATGCGTTCTTCCGTGCTGAGCAATTTGATCGTAATAGAATCTTAAAGCAGCCTGAATACGAGTATTCTGGTAGATCTATGAAGTCTGCGTATTATGTACTTGCGGTTGACGTAGGTCGTAAAGGTTGCGATACTGTAGTTTGTGTATTTAAGGTAACACCACAGACTGCGGGTGTATCATTAAAGACTTTGGTAAATATTTATACTTTACATGATGAACACTTTGAAGATCAAGCTATTGCATTGAAGAAGTTGTTCTATAAATACAAGGCTCGTCGTATTGTTATCGACGGTAATGGTCTTGGTATTGGTCTTGTTGACTATATGGTAAAAACTCAAATTGATCCGGATACTAATGAAACTTATCCTGACTTTGGTGTTGAGAACGATGAAGAAAATTATTATAAGAAGTTCCGCACTGATGCCTGTGAGTTTGATGCTATGTATATTATTAAGGCCAATGCACCTATTAACACTGAAGCTCACGCGAATGCGCAAACTCAGTTATCTTCTGGTAAAGTAAAGATGCTGATTGATGAACGTGTGGCAAAAGTTAAGTTAATGGGAACTAAGCGTGGACAAGATATGAAACCTGAAGAGAGGGCGGAATATCTTAAACCGTTTACTCTAACTTCCATATTGAAGGAAGAGATGATGAATCTTCGTGAAGAAAACGAAGGTGTTAACATCATTTTAAAGCAAGCTAATAAGTCAATTAAGAAAGATAAGTTCTCTGCTTTTGAATATGGCTTGTACTATATTAAACAAGAGGAAGATAGTAAAAAGCGTAAACGCAAAGGCAGAATTTCTGAAATGATGTTTATGAACTAAGGGAGGTCCATTATGAGAGCGTCTCGTGGAGAAATCAAGATTCAAGAGATTCTGGAAGAGGCGGGATTGCGGTTCACAATGGAACAATCATTTGAGGGTTTAAATAGCCCGAATGGTCGTCCTTTGCGGTTTGACTTTTGTGTATTTGACGATGATGGAAATATTGATTTCCTTATTGAATATCAAGGTAAACAACATTATGAACCATCAAGTAAATTTGGTGGAACAAAAGGTTTTTATCAACAGTAGTTCAATGATAACAAGAAACGTCGTTTTTGTGCATTAAAGGAAATCCCATTAGTTGAAATTCCGTATACAGAAGAGAATCTTATTACTTATGATTATATTATGACAAAGGCTGGCTATTAAGGAGGTGTGACGGTTGCGAAGAAGATAGGATGAAATCCGTGCTAAAGGTTTTGCATTAACTCCGCCTCGCAGGGATATTGATTATATTGATCCGGAAAATAATGAGCCACTTGATTTTAGCAAGATTCGTATTGGTCTACAAACCCTTGATGATGCTATTTTAGATTTGGGTGCTTTAAAAAAGACCAATCGTACATATGGTGACAAGAATGCGGTTTTACGCGCATTAGCTACTAAGGATTATAACACCTTGCGTGAAATATCAAATTACTTCTATGAGGTAAGTGGTATCTATGAACGTCTATGCAAATATTTTGCATTTTTGTATAGATATGACTGGTATGTTGTTCCATATGTTGAAGATGATTCTATCAAGGAAGAAAAAATTCTAAGTGAGTTTTCTAAGGTTCTTAATTATTTAGATAACTCAAATATTAAATACATGTGCGGCAATGTAGCCCTTTAGGTTATTAAGAATGGTTGCTACTATGGTTATATTGTAGATACCACTAATGGCATGACCTTGCAGGAATTGCCAGTTGCTTATTGTCGCAGTCGTTATATGGTTGGCGATTCGCCGGCCGTTGAGTTCAATATGAAGTTCTTTGATGATAAGTTCCCAACTATTGAACAGCGACTTAGAATTTTAAAGATGTTCCCAGAAGAGTTTGCCAAAGGTTATGTTTTATACAAGAAAGGCAAACTTAAAGATGAATCTGGCTCTCAAGCTGGGTGGTATTTACTTGATCCCGCTTGTGCGATTAAATTAAATCTGAATGGTAGTGACTATCCAATTCTTGCAAATGCGATTCCCGCGATTTTGGATTTGGATGCAGCGCAGGATTTAGACCGTCGCAAGACCATGCAGAAATTGTTGAAAATTGTAATTCAGAAACTTCCTCTTGATAAGAATGGTGATTTGATTTTTGACGTTGATGAAGCAAAAGATATTCACAACAATGCGGTTCAGATGTTGAAGCGTGCGGTTGGTGTAGACGTTATGACTACATTTGCGGATACCTCTGTTGCGGACTTGGCGGATAAAAATACTACAACCTCTACCGATGATTTGGAAAAGGTTGAAAGAACTTTGTATAACCAATTTGGTGTTTCTTAGAACTTGTTTAATACAGATGGTAATATTGCTCTTGAAAAGTCTATCTTAAATGATGAGGCTTCAATGCGCAATTTGATTCTACAGTTTGGTAATATGTTAAACAAGATCGTTCGTCACAAGTTCCCCGGTAAGAAGAAGTATAACTTTAGAGTGTATATGTTGGAGACGACAGTCTACAACTACATCGAGCTTGCGAAGATGTATAAGGAACAAGTGCAGATTGGTTACTCCAAGATGCTACCGCAGATTGCGATGGGTCATTCTCAAAGTGCTATTATTGCTACTGCACACTTTGAAAATGAAGTATTGCACTTGTATGAAATTATGATCCCACCGATTATGAGTTCTACAATGAATGGTGAGGACATCTTAGGATAGAAGGCTTAGAAGAAAGCTCAAAGTTCTTAGACAGGTTCTTCCTCTGAAAATAAAGGCGGTCGTCCTGAAAAACCAGATGGACAGAAATCTGAAAAAACTATTTAGAATAAGGAATCTGCTAATTAAGGAGGAAGTTAAATAATGCATATTAGTGTTCCAGTTGAAGCTACTGTTGAATTGCTTAACTTCACTCCTGTTAACCCTTTAATCTCTAAGTGTCAGATTAAAGTGTGTTATGTGGGAGAAGATCCCAATAGAAACCACAGTGTAATTACCAAGGCTGTTGCCACTGATATGGCGAAGTCATTGCCAGGTTGCCCTATTGTTGGTTTTTTTAATGAGGCTACTGGTGATTTTGAAGAGCATAATCGTATGATTGATGTTTCAAATGGTAAGTTTGATATTATTGATACCACTCGACCATATGGTTTCGTTGATTTGGGAGCAAAAGTCTGGTTCCAGAAATTCTTAGATGATGGTGTTGAGCATGAGTACCTTATGACTGAAGGTTATATTTGGGATGATGTGTACCCAGAGGCTAAGCGTATCATTGAGAAGGGGAATAATCAGTCCATGGAACTTCATAATAAACTTACAAAAGGGAAGTGGACAACAGACGATAATGGAATGCCTAAGTTTTTCATTATCAATGAAGCAATTATCCAAAAATTGTGTATTCTTGGAGAGAACGTCGAACCTTGCTTTGAGGGAGCGGGTATCGCTTCGCAGTTCTCTATTGATGGAGAGTTCAAGGAACAATTGTTCTCCATGATTAAAGAATTACAAACAGCTTTACAAGAAGGAGGAAAAACTCAAATGAATGAGGATATTAAGACCCCTATGACTGAGGAGGAGCAGAATATCGAGAATTCAGCCGAAGAGACTGAGTTCAAGAAGAAGCCCGACGAGGAAGAGGAAAAGAAAGAAGAGAAAAAGCCTCCATTCCCTCCAAAGAAGGACGAAGATGATTCAGAGGATAAGAAGGAATCTGAAGAGTCTGAGGAGGATGAAGACGAAGACGAGGACAAGAAGAAGAAGGGTAAGAAGAAGTTCGCCAAGTCCGATGATGAAGAAGAGGACGAGGATGACAAGAAGTGCCCGAAGTGCGGAAAACCTGCGTCTGAATGCTCTTGCAATAAAGAAAAGAAGTATAATCTTGAAGAGATTCCAGAATATGTTGAGCTCGCCAAGAATTATGCTGCTCTCGAAGTAAAGTGTGCTTCTCTTGAGAAGGAAATCGCTCCACTTCGTGAGTTTAAGGCCACTGCTGATCGTAAGGAAAAGCAGGCTATGATTGATGGCTTCTATATGTTGACTGAAACTGACAAGGCTGATGTTGTTGCTAATATTGACAACTATTCCTTGGATGATATTGAAGCCAAGCTTTCTATTATTTGTGTTCGTAACAAGGTTAATTTCAGCCTTGATAACGATAAACAAGAACCCGAAAAACAGGATCCAATGGTTTATTCCCTTGGTGACAACGACGATGGCAATGACAATGCACCAGCCTGGATTAAGGCCGTGCGTGAGACTGCCAAAACTATGTAATTAGATATCAAAGGAGGAGCTAAAAAATGGCTTTTAAAAGATTATCTCCTGAAGCTAAGTATGTAACTTATGGCTTCGGTCAGGTTGAGCCTAACCATCTCTCCGCACAGCGCACTGGTGAAATTTATGCTCAGTTGCCTGCTCATAAGGATATCAAGATCCTAGAGAATGGTCAGTTTGCTAAGTACAACTATGTAAATGGTACTGTTGATTTTGAAGGTAAGGGCGAATGGATGCTTATCTTCAATGAAGTTAAGGTCTATGCTCCATGGGAGACCGACCAGGACTTCGCTATGATCGCTCGTGACTACAATGGTTATGTTTATAGCCCAGTTGGCGCTAAGGGCGATGTTGACAACCAGATGAAGACTATCGGTGCTGAGACCGATGTTTATGCTGCTGGTTATACTGATGAGGGTGCTGCTGATGACTTTGGTCGTATGCATTTGAAGATTGGTCAGTCCTATGAGATTGAGAATCTAAATCAGCCTCAGCTACTTTCTGATGTTCAGGGTATGATGACTCCTCGTCTATTCAAGACTCATGAGGGCGACATCTTTACTACTAACTGTGTTGCAGAGGAAACTCTTGCTCTTGGTGACATTCTTGCTCCTAATGCAAAGGGCTACTTGGCTAAGACCGAGGCTGAGTCCGGCATGTTGTGGCAGGTTGTTAAGGTATACAATTTAGGCGATATGCAGAAGGCCGTTAAGGTCATGCGTATTCAGTAATTCGGAAAGGAGAGAAACTAGCTATGTTAGAAAGAAATGAACTTTTGAAGCTTATGAAGGCTACTGCTAAAGCTGATCGCTCCGCTCCGGTTGCTTACAGCTTTAACGGCGAGAATTTGACTTATGATGCTCTTAATGAGACTCTTCGCCGTGAACTCAACGAGTATGCTGGCACTTTCGCTCAGTATCGTGAGAATAAGAATTTGATTTTTGCTCTAATTGAGCAGACTATGGATGAAGTACTTCCTAAGAAGGTTATGGAAAACTATGGTCAGTTTGCTGAGATCAAGACCATTGGTCAGGGCGATAAGGCTATCTTCCATCGTCACCATGATCGTCAGCGTGCTAAGCAGTTTATTACCAAGGTCGGACTTGCAGGTATCTACGAAGTCTTTAAGCTTGGTAAGGATACTGCTATCGAAATGCAGACCAGCGCTATTGGTGGCGCAGCTCAGATCGGTCTTGAGGAGTTCCTTGATGGTCGTGCTGATTTTGCTGAAGTTACCAAGATCGTTATGGACGGCATGGACGAGCTTATTTACTGGGAGATCGGTCAGGCTCTTAAGACTGGTTTGAATCAGCTTCCAACCATGAATAAGGTTGAGGCTTCTGCTTTCGACGAGAAGGCATTCGATCGTCTTATTTCTATTGCTGCAGCTTATGGTACTCCTACCATCTACTGCACTGAGGAGTTTGCTAGCACCATTCGTCCTGAGAATGCTAATATGTGGTCTGACAACATGAAGGATGTTATCTGGAATAATGGTCGCTTTGCTTCTTATAAGAATCATCCTGTTGTTATTCTTCCACAAGGTTTCACTGATGCTACTCATACCGAGAAGGTTATTGATCCTTCCCATTGCTACATCCTACCTGGTTCTGTAAAGCCAGCTAAGGTTGTTATGGAAGGTGCTACCATTGTTGACGAGTATGTTAACAAGGATCGTAGCCGTGAAATCCAGGTTTACAAGAAGGTTGGCGTTGGCGTCGTTATGACTCCTGACATTTGCGTTTATGTAAACAACTCCTTGGATACCAAGGTTTATGATGGTGACAAGGTTTCTGGTTAATTAAATAAATATATCGGGGAGGGATCACTCCCTCCCCATTTTTGAGTAAAAGGAGTTTTAAAATATGAGTGATAAGAAAGTTTCTGTAAAGAATAGAAGTAGTTCTATGGTTGTATACAGTGTGCCGGAAATGGGTGTTCGTCGCGAGTTTGCTCCCAACGAAGTAAAAACCATTTCTATGGACGAACTAAATGCTCTGTCTTATTTGCCCGGCGGCATGAATCTAATTCGCAAGCATCTATTTGTTCAGGATGAGTCCGCTCTACAAGAAATGTCTGTAAAAGTTGAGCCTGAATATTATTTGGATGAAAAGGGTGTTATTGATCTACTTGAAAAAGGTTCTATTGATGCATTCTTAGATTGTTTGGATTTTGCTCCCGAAGGCGTGCTTGATTTAATTAAGAAGCACGCTGTGGCACTTCCAGTAAATGATAATCGTAAGCGTGAAGCTATCAAAGAAAAGATGGGCTTCGACGTAACCGCAGCGATTAAGCATTTGGAAGAAGCTCGCAAGGCAGAGGAAGAAGAGTCTGGCGTGAAAGCCGAAGCAATTACTCCTGTGCGTCGTGTGAAGACTGAGGAAGCACAGCCTGCTACTGGCCGTCGTACCGCAGTCCCGCAGTATAAGGTAGTCACTCCAAAGCAGGAGGCGTAATCAATGGCAACATCCTTTGAAACTATCTATAATAGATTCTTCGGCAAGATTACAGATGATATGTATCTTGAGTTGACCTATGAAGATACTTTGCGTGATGTAAAACAGTTTCTATTGGATGCCATCCCATTTTTTGAATTTCCTCGTTTTCAATTGTATAACTACGACGAAGAGCTGGAACAGTATAATGTCGATCTAACGATTGAAGAAATTCATATTTTAGCTCTTTTGATGAAAACTGCTTGGCTTGAGCGATAGATCAATTCTATTGAGAATACTCGAATGAAGTATTCTGGTTCAGACTTCAAAATGACTTCTCAAGCCAATCATTTATCTAAACTATTACAATTAAAATCAGAGAATGTGCGTGAGTCAACTCACGCACAACGTTTATATAAACGTCGTAGAAATACCAGTGATGGTAGAATTGAATCTAATTGGAGTATCTTCAGACAAAGTGTATTTGATGGAGGTGCTACCACTTCCACAACAGTGGGTACTGGTACTGGTTCTAATGTAAATGGCAATATTAATTGCGATTGCGATGATCCAGACTGGATCCCAATCACTAGTGATAAAACTTCTAACACAGAAGATTGTAACTGTGATGATATGTGGGGATGGGAGGCAATTGGAAAATGATTTTTTCTAATGAAACTCTCAATAAAGATTTAAGACGTTTAATAAACCAAGTTTGGAAATTGCTACCAATGCGAGAAAATAATGAGGATTGGCAAAAGCAATTAGGCTCTGTTTTGAATGAATTGTATGGTCTATAGGCAATGTTTGGCGATCAATTGAATCTTTTAATTCTTTTATCGAAATTAGAAGGTTTGCCGCAGACCACAGATTTTATGACATATAGAGTAGCTGTATTTAGTTCTATTTCTTTATTAACTGAATTAGCTAACTCTTTATTGGATGGATAATTTAGATAGAATGCGAATTCGTGCGATTTACGCGAATAATGATCGCCAGCGTGAGCGCATGATTCGAGATAAAGAACGCTCTTTTCATCGTGCACTTTTGTATTCTTATCAATCTGGTTGGATTAGAAAAGATGCAGAAGATGCTGAATGGTGTAGGGCATTAATCAATCCGGATAAAGTGAAATTTGACTATGATGAAAAAATTGTATCGGTCGATTGGAAACATGACTTTAAGCCGGGTGATACTTTTGAATGGCCAAAGGATTCTCATATCCATTGGATTATTCTTAAACAAGAGTTAACGGAGTTAGCCTACTTTAGGGGCAATATTAGACGATGCCAAGAGATTGAAGTAGAAGATCCAGACACTGGAGATAAATTAACAATCTATGGCTCAATTAGAGGACCAGTTGAAACTAAAATTAATACAATTCAAAAGGCTGGTATTGTTGCAGATGTGCCGAATATGTCATTAGTTTTTTATGTACCAAATACAGAAAAAAATCGACAATTATTTGAGCGCTACTGTAGATTTTCATTTGCGGGACGCACTTGGATGGTGCAAGCTCCTGATGCTATTAGTACACCAGGAGTATTGGAAGTGACTGCAGAAGAAGATTATGATTGTCATCATGATGAATTGCTTGTAGAGGTTGTTGATCCCAATAAAGAGGTTGAGGCACCATTGGCGCCGCAAATTTCTGGAGAAACATTTATTAAACCTTTGCAAAGTGTATCTTATACCTCTAATCTTATTGATCCCGATTGCTATTGGTATATTACGTTAGCTTCTGATAATAAAGAGGTTGCTGATGTATTAACTTGGAGCACAGATAAAAATGTGTTAACTGTTCAATGGACCGCGATGGTTAGTGGACAATTTGAAATTCATTATGGACCTCTTGTAAAAACAGTTGTTGTTGAATCGCTGTTTTAAGAGGGAGGGGTATGCATGTTGCAGTTAATGGCTGGAACCGATATCCCAATTCCAGAATTAGGTACAAGTTTACATTAGCCAACTATTAGAGAAATTTCTTTCTTAGGCGAAGAATAGTATTTTTCATCGTTACAAATACTATGCTTCAATAAATAGATAATCATAGCTGCAAACCCATAGGGCAGTTCTGCTCTATAGGCTATGAATAATTTTTAGATATTTATGACGTTGGTAACAGACCCAGAAATGAAAAACGTAAATGAAAAACGAAATGCAATGATTTCAATGTTTGTATTACTTTTTCCTGGGTATACCGCTCAATTTCTTCCTCATAGCATCTATTTTAATAATGCTGAAACTTAGCACCACTTTGTTTTAGATGAAAATAATTTTGATGCTTTTTAGGCTGTATTAACAAATATGGCTGGTATGAATAATACTGCGGGTGGATAGAATTCTAATTTCAACCCTGCTAATGAGCGAGCCGCTCAAATTGCGGCCAAGCTAATGAAAGGTCGTTAGAGAGCAGCCCAGCTACGAGGAGAAGGGGAAGGAAGCGTGTTAGCTCGTTATGTATCTATTCTTACTATTGGATTAAATTCAATGAGTCTAGATAAGTGTTTAGATCTAACTGTTTATTAGCTATATGATTTAATTGAACGATATGGCTTATGGATTAGTTGGGATTTAGACATACGGTCTCGCTTGGCCGGAGGTAAACCCGATGGCAAGCCCAATGATTGGATGAAAAATATCCATTAATTGAATTTTAAGGAGGAAAAAACCTATGAAATTTGGTGTACGCGAAATTTGTGACGTTGTGCTAAAGAAGAAGGCCGGCGGTTATTTCGGTAAGCTTTATTTGGATAAGAACATGCCTGTTCTTTATTTCGATACCTTGAAGACTTCCAGTCTTGAAGGTACTGCTACTACTGTTTATGCTCAGGGTGGTAAAGGTAATCCTCGCTTGGTAGCTTGGGAAGGCGACCGCGTTGTAACCTTTACTATGGAAGATGCTTTGATTTCTCCTGAGAGCTTCTCCATTCTTTCTGGTGCTGGTTTCATGGATGCTTCTGATGATGAGAAGATTTATGTTCATGCTACCGAACAGTTGGAAGTTGTTAATGATGGTGGCGCTCTAAAGGTTAAGCTTGAGAAGAAGCCTTCTAATCAGGGTGAAATGTATATCATGCTCATGACTGAGGACGGCTCTATTGATGCTTCTAAGCTACCTATGCAGATTGCTTCTACTGATATTGGTGCAGAAATGGTTATTCAGGATGTTCTTGATAACTGGGCTACCGCTTACAATCAGGATGCTCGTCATATTGAATTGAAGCTACCCACTCAGAACGCTCCTACTGTTGCAGAAGGCGACATTCTTTATGTTGACTACTACATCGAAGCTGCTAAGGGCGTAAAGCAGATTGATATTGAAGCTGGTAAGTTCGGTGGTTCTTACTATCTTGAAGCTTCTACCTTGTTCCGTGATCAGGCAACTGGTGATGACTTCCCTGCAGAGTTCATTATTCCAAACTGCAAGGTTCAGTCTAACTTCACCTTCACCATGGCTCCTACCGGTGATCCTTCCACCTTCACCTTTACCATGGATGCTTTCCCGGATTATACCAAGTTTGACAAGACCAAGAAGGTTATTGCTGCTCTTCAGATCGTTGAAGATGCTGGTATCTTCGGTCAGTTGGATGAAGCACAAGAATAATTTAATACTATGACAATATAGGGAGATACTAACTTCGGTTAGTATCTCCCTTTTTTTTATTTGCGAAAAAGGAGAATGATATATGAAAGTCGGACAAAATTTTTTCCCAAAATCCAGTTTTTTATCTGTAGATAAAGATTTATCGATCATTATTAATAAAATTCTAAACAATGATAGATTATGTAAACTGCTTTATTATACTGAAAAAGATTGTTTAAAAGCAGAAAATTTAACCATGGCACAAAAATTGTCTATGATCAATAAGCAAATTAAAATTGTGCCTTGGATTTTTATTGATAAAGAATGTCCTAATTATATTATTGTATCTATGACTGATTTTATGCCAAATGACACTAATCCTGAATTTAGAGATTGTGCAATTGAAATTAAAGTTTTATGTCATCCAGATCACTGGAATCTTGGTGATTTTGCTTTACGTCCTTATAAAATTATGGGCGAAATTGATGCTATGTTAAATGGTCAAAAGCTAACTGGAATTGGAGAAGTTACATTAAGAATTTGTTCTGGTTTAAATATGAATAGTGAATTATGCGGATTGTCTGCAACTTATGATGCCGTACATGGAGTAGAAGATCAAATTAAGCCTTTGTCTTAAGGAGTAATTGACTATGGGAAAATATAGTTTTATAACAGAAGCAGCCCAAAAAGCGGCAGATGATATTATTGATATTTTATCAAAAGCTTCTGACGCTTTAGTAGATGAAAATAATATACAAGGATAGGTATTACGCGAAAAAGCTAAATTATTTGTAGATGCTTATCAGGTATTAGATGCAGCTGTGAGTGAATATAATGCTATAGCTTCTAAATATATGACACAATTAACAGAAACTTAGAAGCGCACTGGTATAGCAAAAATCCGTATTAATACAATTAGAGCATATTAGTCTGGTGAGTTATCTTTGGATGATTCTGGCAGAGAAGCTATGGAACAATTATTAAATATAAAAAAAGAAGCAGAAGCACAGCGACAAAAGTTACGTGTATTAGAAGGCAAACAAAGAACAATTGATAAACTATTATTAACTGCTGAATAGGCACGTAATGAGTTTCAAAATGCACTATTAGATTTAGTGAATAGACGTATTGAATATTTGTATGTTGTTAAAGGTAAAAAAGGCACTGTGGATATTCGTTTATTGGGTAATGCAAAAGAATTTAGTGAAAAATATTTATATACAGACTTTGCTTCTTTGAGTCATGGTGGTCGTGCAACCGCTCGTGTTAAAACTATTAAAGATTCAGATGGCAAACATTTTACTTTAATAGATAAAGCTTTAGAAACTATTGGGACTCAATTAACCGCATTTTATGATGAGTTATCTCGTAGAATGGAAATTGCGCAAGATAAAGGCACTAATCTTTTAATGTGGAAAATTGGCGGAGAATGGAATAAAGTAGAAATCAGCTCTTTAGGTGATTTAGCAGAAACTTATGCAAATATTTTAGTAACTTTTAGCACAAGGCTTATGAATAATCCCAATTTAAAAAATCCAGTTGACATTATGCCAGATTTTTTAAAACCTAATCATGGCAATTGGGATGAGCGCATTGATGATTTTGTACGAGGATGGTTACATCAAGTAGATAATGCTCCAGGTTTCTTATCAGAAGATATTGAAGGCGGAGTAGATATTAATGGTAAAACTATTTATTATGGCGTAAAGAGTAATGGCGCATCCGCGGCGGGTATGGAAACTGTATATAAATTTGCATTACGTATCAAAGATTTTGAAGCCAAAATGGATTTAGAAGAAAAGTAGTATTGGGCTCGACAATTTTCAGCAACAATAATAGGACCTAAACGAAATTAGATTGTATAGCTTATTGAATCTGAATTAGCAGATTTAGAAAGTATATTAGATTAGATTGGACGAACGCGATGATTTAACTTGACAAACAAAAAATTTTCTGGTATAATATATACATAAAATGAGAAAAAGGAGAGATTAGCATGGCTAAAGTTTCTTTGAAAGCGGTCACCCCTATTAAGAAGGTTGATCCACAGACTATTAAGATTGGTGAACAGGAAGTTGAAGTCATTCAGTATCTTCCTGTAAATGATAAGCTTGCTCTTGTTGAGCGAGTATTGAATTTGACTATTGACGATACTGGATTTTTGAATCCTGTTCGTTTAGAAGTTTATGCAATTCTTGAAATTGTAAAAACTTATACAAATATTTCTATTACTGATAAGATGATAGAAAATGCTCCGAATACTTATGATCTATTAATGATTAATGAAGTTCTTGATCATGTTATTGCTGCAATTCCCGAAGATGAATATGATGCTATTTTTGATGCGATTGAAGATTGTGCGGAGCATACTGTTAAGTATTTGAATTCTTTTGTTGGAATGATGAAAACTGTAACTAATGATTATGATGCTACTAAATTGAATGTTGAAGAGATTATGAAAACACTTGATCAACCTGATAAGATTGGATTAGTGAAGGATATTCTTGATAAGATTGGTTAATTTATTTAAATAAACTTTGATAGAGATTAGGAGAAAAGCCTGACACAATATTTGTGTCAGGCTTTTTTGAGAGAAAGGAGATTGTGTAAATGGCTGGAAACAGATAGTTTACATTACAATTTAATGCTGACACCTCTTAGGCTAAAAAAGCTTTAAGTGAATTACAAAAAAGCTTAAATAAAGTGTCAACTGTGGATTTGGAAGTAGCAATTTCAGATTCAGCACTTAAAAAAGCTTCTGAAGCTGCGCAAGATTTAAAAAAGCATTTACAAGAGGCTACTAATGTAAATACTGGTGAATTAAATCTTAACACATTTGTTAATAGTTTAAATAAAGCTGGCACATCTGTTACTCAATTAGGCAATGCTTTATTAGATGCAGGACAAACTGGTCAAGCAGCTTTTTCACAATTGGCTTCTGTTATTGCCAGTGCAGAAGTACCAATTAAGCGCATGAATAGCACATTAGCTGCATGGGGACAGACTTTAAAAAATACAGTAAAATGGGAATTATCTTCTACAATGGTACATGGTTTAGAAAGTGCATTATCTGGAGCTGTGTCCTATGTAAAAGATTTAAATAGTTCTTTAACAAATATTCGTATTGTTACTGGACAAAGTGCAGAAGATATGTCTCGATTTGCTGTATAGGCTAATCGCGCGGCGAGAGAATTATCTACAACCACTAAAGCATATGCTGATGCATCTTTGATTTATTTTCAATAGGGCGATAGTGCAGAATAGGTAGCTAAAAAAGCAGCAATTACAATTAAGGCAGCTAATTCAAGTTTTAATACTTCTGCACAAGAAATGTCAGAATATTTAACTGCAGTATGGAACTCTTATCAAGTCGGTGCTGATGAACTTGAACGATATGTAGATATTATGGCAGCCCTTGGTGCAAAAACCGCCACTAGCTTAGAAGAAATTGCAACTTCTATGCAAAAAGTAGCTGCAACTTCTAATACAGTTGGTGTATCAATGGAGCAAGTTTCTTCCATTATTGCTACAGTTAGTTCTGTTACTCGTGAATCCGCAGAATCTATTGGTACTGCATTTAAAACAATTTTTGCTCGTATTGGTGATTTGAAACTTGGAGAGACATTAGAAGACGGGGTAAATCTTGGACAAGTATCTTCTCAATTAGAAAAAGTTGGTGTATCTATTTTAGATGCTAACGGCGAATTGAGAGATATGGGAACAATTATTGAAGATTTAATGGCCAAATGGGGAGAAATGGGACGAGCAGAGCAAACTGCTATAGCACAAGTGATTGCCGGTAAACGACAATATACTCAATGGATGGCCTTAATGGAAAATTCTTCTATGTATAAGTCCAATATGTCTATTGCAACAAATGCGGAAGGTTCTTTACAAGAAATGGCAGATATTGCAGCAGAATCTTGGGAGGCAGCATCCAGAAGAGTTCAAGCAGCCTGGGAAAAAATTTTTAGTAGTTTAATTAATGATAAAGCTTTGGTCGGAGTGACTAATGCAATTGAAAAAATTGTAACTACTCTTGGCGGCTTAATTGATGGTATGGGCGGTGTCGCTGGTATTATCGGAACTGTTGGTGGTGCATTAACTCAAGCTTTTAGTGATGATATTGCAAACGGTATTACAAAAATTACTACAAAAATTAAAGACGCATTTACTGGAATGAATGAACAAACTAGATTTTTACAAAATTCAGCGCAGATGCGTCAAGAGTTACAAAAAATTTAGAAAGATAGTTCAGTATTAGATCCATCACAAGATATGCAAATTAATGCAGCTTTAAAAGTTTCTGAGAAAAAAGATCAATTATTAGTTGCATCAAAAAATATGTCAGAAGGACAAATTGCGCAAGCTAAAGCAGTAATTTCAGCTTATCAAGAACAAATTGCTGCATTAAATGAGTTAATGCAATTAGAGCAAAAACGTCAGACTAACATGAAAAAAGAAAAATCTTCATTAGTAGATGAAGTAGTAAGTCAAGAAGCTAAAGCTAGAGCTCATAAATAGAATAAGGATTATGCTTATTTAAATGCGCGAGAAAAGAAAAAATTTACAGAAGAAGCAAATAAAAAATTTTTAGTGGATGCGGCTGATATTAAAGTTAAGTTTACAACAGATGCTACTTCCACTAAAGAACTTGAAAAAACCGTATCTTAGCTTGCACAAGAGCTTGGTTCTAGTTTTACTAAATTAGGTTTTAAGGATTTAGAAAATTTAACATTTGATTAGGCGGTTTCTTCTGCTTAGACATTGGTTACAGCTTTTGGAGATGTTAAAAATATGGGAAAACAAATTGAACAAACTTTTGGAACAATTGAAGCACCAGAATTATTTGCATCTAATCGTAGTGATGCTGAAATTCTAAAAGATCTATTGCAATATGCTAAAGAATTAGAACGAATTGGACAAGAAACAGGTAGTAAATTAATTAATGGTCAAGTTGCGAAAATTAAAGGCAACGCTGGATCATTAGAAGAAGCTTTTGCTGGGGATAAAACAAAAGCAGAAATTGAACAATTATTTAATTTAATTTCTGAAGGTATGTCTAAGGCTGAAGCGAAATTATCTAAAAATGTACCAAAAATTAAAGCGATTATTTTAAATATGGTACCACCAGAATTAAAAAGCCGTTTTGAAGAGTTATTCCAAGAATGGGAAAAAGGTGGATCTAAATTAGATAAACTGGGTAAAGATGCAGAAGAAGCTGGCGAAAAGATGGAACAAGCTTTTGCTCAAGCCGCACAAAAAACATCTAAAAATTTAAATGCAGTTTTAGATATTGCAGGAAGTCTTGAATCAATTTATGGTTTAATTAATTCTTTTAAGGGTTTAGTTGACACATTAAAAGATCCTGAAGTGTCTGGCTGGGAAAAATTCGATGCAATTTTAGGATTTGTTATTACAACTGTAATGACTCTTGTTTCTATCAGTCAAGGCTTAATCGGCGTAATGTCACTATTGCCTGCTGCTGGAGCTGCTGGCGCGGCAGGAACGGCTGCGGTTGGAGCAGGCGCGGCTGGTGCAACACATGCAGTCACAGGTTTTGGTGTTGCATTAAATACTGCAATTTGGCCATTAACTTTAATTGTAGGAGCATTGGCTTTAGTTGTAGGTGCATTCGTTGCTTTTAGAAAAGAAGTCGAAAAGCCTATGAGTGTAGATGAAAATTTGCAAAATTTAAAATCTTAGGTTGAAGAGTTAAGCACAGCAATTACCAATACTAAAAATAAAATATCTTCTTTAGAAGATGATTTTGATTCTTATACAAGTGTTAGAGAAGCATTAGATAATTGCACTGAAGGAACTTCAGCATGGTATCAAGCATTAAGTAATGTTTAGTCTGCGACTTTAGAATTATTAAGTGCATATCCTTTATTGGGGAAGATATTAAAAGATCCAATAAAATATTTTGGAGATAATTTTGATTTAAGTTCTTTATATGATGATAATGGCTTGATTAATATGGATCTATTGGTCTCTAGAGCCTTAGAAGTTGAACAACGTAATTTAGGTATGCAGTATGCTTGGTCAGCGTTAGGAGAATCATCCATGCGTCAATTGGAAATTGCGCAAGAAAGACGTGCTGAAATGGCGGGAGCTTCAGGAAATGTTTTAACTAATACTGAAACAAAAACTACTAAGCATTCTATGTTATTTGGAGCTATTAAGTGGGAAACTACTTCAGAAATAATTCCTGAAATTTTACAAGAAGCTTTTCCGGGATTAGAGGCACTTGGATCACGAGAAAGTTCTTTGCCATATATATTAGGTTGGGCAAATCCATATGGTACCGCTTTTAAGCCTGAATATGCTACAACTTTTACTAGTCCATCGGGAGAAACTAGACATAATTTAACTCCTGAGGATGCACAAGAGGTTGGTTATGACACAACACAAGGCTGGTCTGTTGAAAATTATGAAGCGATTCAATGGTTATTAAACAGCGCAGATGGCGACAAGTTTTTTAAGACTCTTAGTGGCGATGATTATGAATATGATCAAAGAGCGTTAATTAATACTGTTGTTACTGAAGCTTTAACTTGGGCAAGTACACAATATGATAAAACATATAAAAATGCCGGAGAAGCAGTTTTAGATTATTTAAACAATGGACATTTACCTTACGCATTAGAGCAATAGCTTCATTTATGGATGGATCCATCTGCTCAATATGGCAGTGTTTTTGATCCAAACGCTTTTGTAGGAGCTTTAACAGATACAGGTGTTTTAACTGTAAATACAGATACTGTGTTTGCACAAGGGGCAGCTAAAGCAAGGGCTGATGCTCTTTGGTAGCCTGCACAATATGGCATTTTAGCTAATTATTTATTAAATGACAATAATAAAACTGCTAAATATGATGCAGATACAATGAAATGGCTATAGACTGCTCTCCCATATAAATTAGAAGAAATTTTAGTAAATTCTTTACCTGAGAATTGGGTGCCTGATGCAGAAGCACAAGATTGGGCTCAAATGGGTGGTTATTTATTATCATATCGAGATTATCTCGCAACCAATAGCGATTATGATATTAGTCAATATGATTGGACAACAGACAAATTAATGGATAATTATGATAAAGAGTCTGGTATGATTACAATTAAATCTTTGTCAGAAGACGTCGAAGATTTATTAATTCCTATTACGTCATTATTATCTATGCCTACTCTTACTGATATTATGAATAATCCAGAGTAGTATATAAGTCCTTTAATTTCTAGTTACGCAACTGCAGATCCTGTATTATAGAAATTATATTTATCAAAAGGTAATATGGATGTCCTTACAGGAGAAGAGTTAGCATATTACCAAACCGAAGAAGGGCAAGCTGTGTTTGCACAGCATTAGAGTGCATTGGCAGATATTTATGGCGGTGACATTTTAGGCATTTTTTCAGAAGGTAATTTGGCAACTTTATTGGAAGATTCTACTGCATGGGTTTCAGAATGGGGCGAATTTGGCAATTAGTTAACTAGAAGATAGCAAAAAATGTTATCAGAACTTAGTGGTTACGAATAGCAATTAATTAAAGATTGGGCTAATGGGGATATAAATAAAATTTTAAGCCTTTTTACAAAAGGTGGAACTTTAGATTTATCACAAGTTGATGGATTAAACAATTATCATTAGACACAATCATCTCGTTCAACCGATAATTTATTAAATTTTAAAAATGCTATTCCTGCATTGTCTGAAATTTTAGCAACAATTCAAGAGGGTGGATTGATCTCACAAGAAGAGTTAGATTTATTAGAATAGTATGGTATTTTAACTCAAGATCAATTTGCAAAAATTGGTGAAGAATGGCAATATATCGCAAATTCACAAGACAATGCATTGTCTAAATCAATTTTATTTTCAAATACATTATATGAAATTTTAAATAAATTCGCAAATACAGAAGATGCTTTAATTGATTTTGATAATTTAACGTCAGAAGATCGCAAATTATTATCTCTGCTTTTAGGGTTAGATGATATTACCAAAGATACAGCAGGCAAAACTGCTTTGGATAAGTGGTTAGAATCATCTACTGATACAGAAAAATAGGATGTTAATAGTCGAATTGGAACTTTATGGGCTAGTCGAGATACCTTATAGGTTACATCAGAAGATTTAAATAGTTGGTACGCAACAGTTACTTCATTTACAGATTTAATTAATGCAGGTTTTACGAAAGATGGTAAAGCAGATTTTTCTACCATCCCAGCTTGGGCAAGAGATTCAATTTTATCTAATATCGCTAGTGCGAATGGTTATGACTTAGAAGAATTAAAATTATATAATTCTAATGCAGCAATTACAACATAGCAAGCTTATGAAGATGCAGTAATTAAATCAAATCGAGCCAAAGGATTTAATTCTTTAATTGGTATGTTGTCAGATTTTACTGCATTAAATCAAGATATGGCAGATTCCACTATTACTGAAGCAAATTTGGAAAAATTTAAAGCTTTAGCTGATATTTTAACTTTAATTTTTGGGACAGAAGTAACTACAGATTGGCTATAGAATGCAGATAATTGGAAATTGGTTTCTGCATTATTTGATAGTGATGGAACTGGTGGTTCTGAGGCTTTAGCTGCTGTAGAAACGGCATTATACAAAGATGTTGAAGGGTATACAAATAGAAATTGGTCTCAAGAGGGTATTTATATTGATGCAGCTTTTAAGCAAGACCCGGAGCAAATTGCTAAAGTATTAGGTATAGATCCTGCAACGGCTTATATTTTATCCTAGGCAAATTTAGCAGAAGGATATTTTGATGTTGGTCGTAATGCATGGGCAGAAAACAAAAACACTTTGGCGATGGGACTGGGACTTTCTTTAAAAGACGGAAAATATGCTTTACCAACTGATACCACTTTAATGAAAAATTGGGGTATTCAAGCAGGATATTTAACCGAAGATGAAGAAGGTAATCTTAGTTTAACGCAATAGGGTGCAGCAATTGCTAAAGATGTAGATGGATTTTATGCAGCCATTATTACCGCGGTAAATAATGGAGCTAAGACTTTTGATATTGCTAATGGTAAGTTTTCTCAGAGAGTTAAATCTGCTTATGAAGAAATGATTAGTGATAACTACATTTTTGATACTGCCGAAGATCAAGAGACTGCGGCAAATATTTTGGCCAATGCCGAAGCTTCTGCTGGACAAATTGGTATTGATCGAATGAAAGCAATGTTAAAAGCAGTTCCGGTAGAAAGATTAGATGAATTTTCCAATGCTCTTTCTGGTGTTGATTGGGGAGATCCTGCTTCTGTACAAGCTTTTGAAGATCGATTAAAGGCTGCAGGATTTACTTTAGAGGGACCTCTGCAAACTGCGATTAATGCAGTTGCAACTGCGGCTCAAGCCGCAGCGGAAGCACTTATGTCTTTGGCAGGTGCAGCAAATATTTATAAAACTCGTACAGATATTGCTGATAAAGTCCGAGAAGGTGAAGCATTAACAGCAGAAGAATATGCAGAAGTTATTGCTGCATATGCAGAATAGGAAAAAACTAAAGCTAAAGCAAACGGAGAAGAGATTTCTGATGCAGAAGCTTATAAAAGGGCTGAGATTAGAGCTAGAGGTGAATTTGAAGCCAATCGTTGGGGAGAATATGAATTAAGTGATAGCGTTAATCCTGAAACTTGGGCAGCGAACTTGGAATCTGTTGCTATGGCAGGTTTTGATACAATTTTAAAATCAATTGAAGTTGCTACGACAAATAAAGAAGGAGAAACTCGTGATTTTACAGATGATAAATATACCGATCAAGAAGCTGCGATTGCGGGCCTTATTGCAGGTAACACAGAAAAATTTTCTCCTTATGGTATAGAATTTTCTGAAGCAGAGCAAAAGGCGTTATTAAGATTATCTTCTGCAACTACTGATCAAGATAAAGCATCGGCGATGGCAGACTTAACTGCTCTTGGATGGGATCCATAGAAATGGTTAGATGTACTTTCAGCATTTGATCAAATTATTGGAGGGGTAAAAGAAGAGACACAAGAAGCTAAAGATGATGCTACAACTGGTACTGGAGAGGATAATTTTGAAGCTTCCCTTGATGATTTGGCAACTAAAGCTGGTTTTGGTAGTGTTGAAGAATTAAAAGAATATACAGAATATCTAAAAGAATTAGGCGAAATTAATGGAGAAACAGAAGAAGATAATATCAAATTGGCAGCTTCATATGCAAGAGTTCAAAAGGGTTTAAAATCTGTTTAGTCCAATTTAAAAACATATTCTAAAACATTAAAAGAGGCATAGAAGGGCACTGTTGAACATAAAAAAGCTCTTGATGACATGAAAGAAATGTATGGTGATGTTCTCGATTTGGATGATAAGGGAATTGAAGCATTAACAGAAGACTTTATGTTACAAGATGACGTATTAAAAGATTTGTAGGATGCTGCCGATGGTGTCGATGGAGCTTACGATAGATTGCAAGAAAAAGCTTCTAAGCATATTTTAGATCAATTAACAGGTAATGCTGATATTTCATCTATGACGGATGAGCTTGAAGCCTTATCAACAGCAGTTAATGGTTTACCAGAAGGTAAAGCTCTTAATTGGAGTGAATTGTTAGGAGAAGGCGAAATGGGTCAAGTGGTTGCGAATAACTTAACTTCATTGGCTGGTTTTGTCTCTGGTTTAGCCTCTAATGCGAATGAAGCAGCAAGTATTATGCAAGCTTTGGCTGCGGCATTGGGAATGGATATGCAGGTTGAAACTAAAGAATTTCCAGTGGAACAAACAGAGTGGTCTGCAAAAGCAGGTAGTTATATCGCCCATGGTGAAAATGGTCAAGACTTTTATATTCCTTTAAGTGTTCATGCCAATCCTGTTGATGGTATGGTTAAAGGTTTTGCTATTAAAACTATCACTAACAAAGGCACCTATGGTGGAGGTATCACCGGTGGTGGCGGCGGAGGTGGAGGTGGCGGAGGTGGCGGAAAGCCAAAGAAGCTTGATAAAAAGAAGCCAGAAGATCATAAACAGCGCTATTTCCAAGTAGATAATGCATTAGAGCGTATGGCGGATGCATTAGAAAAAGTAGATAAAGTTAAAAAGCGTGTTTATGGAGAATCTTATTTAAAAAATTTAGAAGCAGAAATTTCTTTAATTGAACAAGAAATTGGCTTATAGGAAGAATATGTCAGATAGGCTCAAGAGTGGTTAGCAGTTGATAAATAGAGAGTTGCTTCTCTTGGTGCTACTTTTGATGGCGAAGGGAATATTTCTAATTATGATGCTTTAATGGATTCTATTTTAGCTAAATACAATGCATTTATTGATAAATACAACGCTGCTGATGCTTCTGCTCAAGAAAATATGGAAGAAGAAAAAGAGCAAATGGACGAATGGTTTGAAGAAGCCTTGGAATGGATTGATCAATATCAAGAAACTTTAAACCTTATTGGTGACAAACAAAATGAAATTCTTGAATTGCAGAATCAAATTTCTGAAAAGACTCTTGAAAAGATTCAATATAAAGTCGAATACAAAGTTGAAATTAATGAAGCTGAAAAAGATTATCTTGATTATATTAATGATAAATATGATGAAGTTCTTGAAAAACAAGATCTTCTTATGGATAATTATATTCGTCAAGGACAAATCGCAGAATAGAATTTAAGTTATCTTGCCACAGCTCGTCAAGAACTTGAAGCTGCATTCGCGGCGGGAGATCTTAATCAAGCTGATTACGTTGCAGGTCTACAGGATATTCAATCTCAAATTCTTGATAATCTTGAGGCAATTCAAGAAGCTAAAAAAGCAATTGAAGAACTTTATGGTAAGACTCTTGAACTTGCTAGTGAAGAACTTGACAAGCATACTGCAAAAATTGATGCTGCTTCTGAAGCTATGGGCTCTTATATGTCTATTCTTCAGCTTATGGGTAAAGGACAAACATTTGAAGATTTGTTATTCTTCTATGAAAAGCAATATGATTATAATATGGCTTCTCTTGAATCTCAAATGTCCTATCTTAATGTACTTAAAGAAGAAGAGCAATATTATCTTGCGCGCATGAACTCTGCGGAAGGATTAACTGAAACAGAACGAATTCAATATGAGGCATTGCAAGAGACAATGAATGAAGTACAAGCAAATATTCTATCTAAGACTGAAGAAACTCTTCAAGCCTTAAAAGATATGTACGATACTACAATCGAAGATATTATGAAAGATCTTGAAGAATCAATGGTTGGTGTGGGTAATGATCTTGCTTGGCTCACTGAGGAATATGGTTTCTACATGGAAGAAATGGAGCAATATGTTTCTTCTCAGCGTGAACTATATGAAATTAGTAAGTTAAATCGTAATATCCAACAGTCAATCAACGACACAACTTCTAGTGTACATAAAAAGCAATTAAAAGCATTACAAGATGAAATTAATGCTCAAAGTGAATTAAAAGAATTAAGCGAATATGAAATTGAAATGATGAATCTTAAATATGAACTTCTTCTTAAGTAGATTGCTCTTGAAGAGGCTCAAAACGCTAAGAGTACTGTACGCTTAACTCGTGATAGCGAAGGCAACATGGTATATCAATATACCGCTGATGAAGATGCTATTAATCAAGCCCAGCAAGAATATGAAGATGTACTTCAGCAAATGGCTGATACCAATTGGGAATACGAACAAGATATTTATAATCAAACTTTACAATTACGCCAAGACACGCTTGAAGCTATTAAAGAAATTGCTATGGATGAAACTTTAACAGAAGAACAAAAACAACAAAGAATCAATGAGATTTTAGATCATTATTATGAACGCTCTCGTTATTTACAAGAGCAATATAATATTGTTAGTGAAAATACAATGACAACCAATGAATTAATTGCTGATCATTATGGTATTGCAGTTGAAGAAATTACAGATAGAACAAAAGGTACTGTTGCTGAAATTATTGGTGAAATGATTAATGATACTGATAATTATCGAGATGAAATGGAAACCGCTTATGATCGTATTAAACAGGCCATGTCAGATTATGCAACTAAAATTGCAGAAGTAACTATATTAACAAATACTAGTTATGGTAGTATGGTCGAATCTGTAAATACTTATGATAAAGTAACAGAAGATGCAAAAAATGAAACTGTAAAAATGACAGATTCACTGCGTCAAGAGGTAAGTCAAATTCATACTACTACAACAGCTTGGGATAATTATATTTCTAAATTAAATAGTGTTATTGGTACTTATGAATCAATGTATTTAGAAATTTAGAAAGTTATTTAGGCCTAGGCAAAATTGGCCGGCGCGAGTGTTGGCAGTACTACAACAACTACCACTAAAACTACTACAACTACGACCAAAAAAGATACCACCACCACTAAAAACAATGATAAAACTGGAGATACAGGTGGTAAAACTGGCGGCACTGGTGGAACCGGTACACAAGATAAATCTTCTGGATTAAATATTGGTGCCGTTCTAGGCGCAGTTGTTGGTGGAGTTGTTGGTGGAGGCGTAGGTTCTAAAGTTGGTGGCACAGTTGGTGCGATCATTGGATCTGGTGTCACTAGCGTAGCAGGAGCTATTGTTGGCAATAAGCTTGGTGATCTAATTAAAGATAAAACTGGCAAGAAATATGCCACTGGTGGCCTCGCTGATTATACTGGCCCCGCTTGGGTTGATGGCACTAAGAGTAGACCGGAATTAGTATTAAATCAAAATGATACACAAAAATTGCTTGATACAGTTAAAGTAGTAAATAAACTTGATCAAGCCACATTAACTATGATGGATGAATATATTAATTTGGCAACCGCAGCTTCAAGAGCTAATATGTATAATTTACATGCAGAAACTACCCAAACCACCAAGGAAACTGAATTGCAACAACAAGTTCATATTACCGCAGAATTCCCGAACGTACAAGATAGTAATGAAATCCAAGATGCTTTTGATAATCTTATTAATCGCGCGGCTCAGTACATTGGTTCAAAACGCTAATAAATATAAGGGGTCTCTTCGGAGACCCCTTCTTTTTGGTTGGTCTATTTCGGCTAATATATCACACGATTTTTCTATAAAAAGATAGAAGTGTTTTGAGTAAAAGGAGATGAAACATGGATGGCAGAATAGAAAAATGGTAATTTGCAAAACGATTTATTTGATGCGATTTATACAATTGTAACTGGAGTCGTATCAAAGCAAAATTTTGATATTACCAAAGAGTGTAAAATCATTGAGGTTTATCTTGATGATAAAGGTGCTCGCACTGGTGTCTATAAAGTAAAAAGCCAAGACGCAGTTTTTGATGCTTATGCTAAATAGGGAGAAGTATATAGTGCAGGTCAGCAAGTTTATGTACAAATCCCAAATGGTGATTTTAATCTTCAAAAATTTATTATTGGTTTAAAAATTAATACTGAAGATGAATAGAGCATATATAATCTCAAACTTCCTTTTGATGATTTTGTGGGATTATATAATTTATCATATAATACGCCAATGTAGGAAGTTGGTTATTGGGCTAATTGTCCTTATCATGGAGAAGAACAAACGCTTATTATGGATGTTGCGAATGAAACATTCCCAATATCCGAAGATCATGTATGGCATTGGGAAAACATTGAAAAACGTCCTATTTGTGCCACAAAATTGGGTTTAGAAGTTGATGTTACTACACTTCTACATACTTTTAGACCTCAATCTGGTGAATATGGATTACGTATTTGTGTAAGAGGTCAAGGCACTGAAGATAAAACTTCTGGTGCTATTGAAACTTTAACACAAGAATATTACTTTACTAACAATAATATGTACGGTAATCCATATGCTTATACTTTAGCCTCAACACAACAAATCGTTGTGGACATCTCTAAATTTACCAATTCTATTGATAGTATTGACGTATGGTTTTGGCAAGATCATAAATTTATTGATGAATATGGTAATCCAATCCCTTGGGGATCTCAAGACATAGAAACTATTAAAGAAGATTTTATGGCTTAGATTAAAGCCGTAGAAGATGATACAAGTCTTTCAGAAGAAGAAAAAAAGATTCGTATTAACGAAATCTATGTTTAGTTTGGAGAAGCCACTGGTCGAAGTGCAGAGTTAAAAAATATTATTTTTAATAATTTACATTGTTTGCTTGGACTTTCTGTTGAGGAAATGCAAGAGGAAACAATTACATTATATACATATGATGTAGTTACATATGGCGCAGACCCTGAGAATGAGGCAGTGCGTAAACCTGATCGTACTCTTTATGCCGCATGGGTTCATAAAGTAGATAACACTCTTGAACTAATTGATACATATTCAAGATTAGAAGAATTAGAAGCAAAAACATATTGGTATAGATATGATCCTGAATGGGCGCCAGAGCATCCCGAGTATAATTCAGAAATTCCATCTCATCGTTTCGGTGGTAATTATTGGCGCCCTATTGGAACAGATGCTGATGTAGAATATGATGAAAATACTCCAATTAATTTTGTTGTTACTCCCGATATAAATAAAGCAAAAGAGCGCTACAAGGTTGTAATTCATTTTAATAATACATATACTACAAGTAATGTATTTATTTTTTAGAATTATAACACAACGATTGAGAGCGATATTGCCAATTTGGCGCGCAATGATAAAGTTGTATTACGTTGTGCGTTATTGAAACCATCTGGCTATGACGTATATGATTCTCGTGGAAACTTGGTTGGTTCCTGTTCAGAAAAATTACCTACTGGTAAAGGTTATTTCTTTACAACTACAACAGGTAAAATGGAACTTTTAACTGATACTCATAGATTAGCGCCAAGAGAATCTGAAACTCTTGTTCCCGATGACACTGTTGGTAATTTCTTTGTATATAATGAAAATAATAATGTATTAGCTAATGATGATAATATTTTATTCTCAGATGTGCAATACTATATTGAACCTTGGATCAAAGTTGAAGAGGATCGTAGAAATCTTGCTTCAGATTACGTATATGCAGACAAAGATGCCGCTTATGTTCGTTTAAGCGAGTACACTGATCGAGATGGTAATAAACCGAATTTTAATATTACTTGGCAATTCCCAGAAAGTTTTACTATGATTAGAGCATGGGGAATGCTTGATGATAACGCACGAGATATTGCATATTGGAATCATCGTTCAGATCATTTATTTGAATTAGATAAAAAAGCAACTCGCTATTTTTATATTGATGCTATTCATAATGTGCGATATAATGACAATGAAATTAGTGCTACAATTGATATTGATGGTATGGGTTCTTTTTCTATTAAGAAAGAACTAATTTTTGGACGAGCAGGAGCTTTTGGTTGTGAATATACTCCTGTTATTACCATTAGTGAACCTGCTGGCAATTATTATGTTGATACCGCAAGTGAATTTGAAATCTACTGTTTAGTATATGATCGTAAAGGTCAATTATTACCATTGGATGAAAGAGCAAAGTGCGAATTCACTTGGAAATATTATGGTACTGCATATAAACCAAAAGATGATAGAGACCATCTAAATTATAAAGATTTTATTGGCAATGTTATCCGTGGCCGCATTACACAACCTTATCCTTTTGTTGTTGAGGTTACGGTATCTGGTGCGGCAGAATATGATATTACAGTCCGAAAAGGTATTTTAGTAAGTAACAGTGCTCAATATATGCAAACGCATGATATTGTGTGTCCAGATCGTGTAGAATTTAGATCTGACGGTCAAGCACCAATTTATGCATCAAATGTATTTGAAGTACAAAAAATTATTACTGGATCTGATACTTCTGAAGAAACCGGCGAAACATATGATTATATGAATGAATTGATTTATCCAACATGGTAGATCAATCAAACAAAAGTATTACGCTTAATTGAAAAAGAGGCTGAATATCCAGTATTTACTTTACCAAATGGAACTTCTGTAAGTAAAGCAAATCAAACTTCTTATGCGTTAGGTTTTTCCGCGCAACAATTAAATACTCATGTAGCAGATCCTTCGGCTTATGCACAACAATGGACAGAAGATTTATTAACAGATGAGTATTTTACTTATATATATTTTATGGATGGTACCACAACAGTCGCGCAGGGTATCGCATTTGCGCAGAACCTTTATCCTTCTTCTCTTGTTAATGAGTGGGATGGTTAGAGTCTATCTCTTGATTATGAGAACAGTGCGATTATTGCAAAAATGATTGCAGCAGGCACAAAAGATCAGCGCAATCGTTTTACCGGTGTTATGATGGGTGACTGGCATGAAAAAGGCGATGAATCATTAGATACTCCTGGCCTATACGGATTCAATGCAGGACAACAGTCTTTTGGATTTAAAACTGATGGCACTGGTTTTATTGGTCCATCTGGTGAAGGACGTATCCATTTTGATGGACGAAACGCTTTAATTAGTAATTCAACTTAGACTTGTTATATTAATTTAAATCCTCGTCGTTTATTGGATTATCTGACAGAAGATGAAAATGGTGGTTATGTAATTAGTAATCAAGCATGGGATGCTATTGGTAATCAAAGTATTTCACAATTTTTCTTATATACATAGACACCAAGACGTATTTCAACATTTTGCGATGAATTGGCGGATAAAACATTAAGTTGGATGCAAGATTGGAGTCATCATGAAGAACTACTATGGGTAGATGAATTTATGAATGATGAAGATCATGATTATTTCTTAGTAGACCCAAATTATGGCGTAGTTACAACTGGTGGTATTTTTGCTAGATATGGTCGTATCGGTAAAGATTATCCATGGGTTATTAGTGACTATGGCTTGACATAGAAGAATATTTTTGGTAGAATATTTTTAGGAAATCCAGAAAAGAACTTGTCAAATGGTTCTTTTATTCCAAATCCTACATATACTTTAAATGGAGAAGAAGTTACTTCTTATACCAAAGAATATAAAGATGGAACCACTGAAGTTTTACCTGTTCCAGAGAATTTCTTTACTGCATCTTTTGCAAATGAAGATAATGTTATTTAGACAGGTATTAGATCTGATGGTTATCTATACACCAAATATGCAACCATTGGTAATTGGTATATTAATGATTATGAAATTTATGCAACCGATAGAAATTTTGGTGGAGGCCAAGCTCAAGGTTATCGTAAATTTTATGATGATTTTACTGATGAAAATGGAATGCCTTCTGGTTTTAGAGATCAAGGAGATGGCGAGCATAATGGTGACTGGATTAACTTAAATGGTCATGATTCATTTATTGCCTTTATGAAAGGTAAAATGATTATTAGTGGCCGATATGGTTGGATGGGTTTATCTACTGAAGATGAAGGTATTGAGTTAATTGCTGAACCAACATATTATAATATGTTAATCAATTTTACTACAGGTGATATTGGTTTTGGTTTAGAAAAAGCAACAGGAGAAGATCCATTCCCAATTCCAAAAAGCTTTATCAGTGGCAATAATGGTAGTGCTTATTTCTCTAAAGGTCAAGTTCAAATTGATGGAGAAACTGCTTCTATTTATTGTGGTATTTCGACTGAAAGTCAGGGTGTTTTTACTGATCTTTCGGAAGATATTGCAGTAACAGAAGAGTTGGTTGAAGGTAATTTATATCTTGCAGCAATTCATTTACAAGGTTTGACTTATAAAGAAGATACAAATACTAATTTCATTATGCCACGTGCATATGAAATGGGTGAAGAATATAAACGAACCACTGAATTTACAAAAGGTAGTAAAGATGATAATTATGCCGCAGAAGGAACAATTATTCCTTTTGATTTAAGTGGTTTCCCAGATTTTTCTCAAGATGACTCAGATATTGTAACTCCTCCAGACAGTGATGGTTTGGTTTGGTTAACTAATTTTACTGGTACATTCCACACTTCAGTAGAATTAACAGATGCGCAATCAGATGAAACTTTACAGCTTGGTGGAGCGGGTTTATTTGCTGTGTATCATGATGCTAAAGGTATGGGATTTAATGTCTATCTTGGTTCTGGCGGAGAATCTATTGGCAGCAATGTTACAATTGTTCCTCGTGGAGCCGATTTAGGTTATCTTTATTAGTGGAATATTTATGGTGAATCTGCTAGATTTACTAAAAATCTTGATGTTGATGGCTCCATTTATGGAGGAGTAATTTTTATGCTTGATGATAATAATGAATCAAGAACACCTACTCCTTCATTGGTTGCAACTCAAGCTTGGGTAAATAGAATTCTTTGTGAAGAAGTTTATCCAAAAATTGTTGCTGCTAACAACTTAGCTGCTGCGGCAATGAATAAAGCAATTGAAGCTTTAAAGAAAGCTAAAAATGCTTTAGCTAAGGCTGTTGGTCAAGCAAATTTACGTGTTGACCCTGCTGGAGGAGATGGCTCTGCGATTATTTCCATTGAATTATAGAGTATTTATGGAAAAATGTTGCAGGAGAGTTTTAACGGCAATGGTAATACTCCTGGCGCAACTGTCGGTGAAGGTACCGCTCTTGCTTTAGCGGAGCATGGACACGTATTAAATTATGAAATTTCAGAAGGTAAATTAAAAGCTTCCGTATAGATTGGTACAGTTGGTGCTGATACTTCTATGGGAGAAGATGCTGGACAACCCATTTTTGAAGATGGGGCTTGGACTATGGGTACAAGCAGTGGAAAATTAACTGGCTCTTTGACAATCGCAGGAAAATAGGTTGACTTAACAGATGAGCCTGAAATTTTTGGTGAGGGCGGTTTTACAATGAGTGCAGAGGGCGGATCTATTGTTTATTCTTTAACTATCGCGGGGGCAACAGTATCCGATTCTTTTAATATTGCCGCCACGAAATATCATATGGACCAAATCGCGGCGGCATATAAAGCTGGTTATAGTGCGGGTTTTGCTCAATGTGAAGCAGACACTCAATATACTGCTTCTTCATATACTCAAGAGTCACATAGTTATACGGCAGCAAGCCATTATTATAAAGCTTCTTCACATAGCAAAAATGCAGATGGAACTTGTAATTATACAGCTTCATCACATTCATATACCCCAGCCTCTCATTCATATTCGCCATCAAGTTATACTGCTAGTACATTCTTTCCTGCTTAGGAATCAACTCCCTCTTCAGGATGGGAATCTTACTATTAATCATATATAAAGGAGAAAAAGGATTATGACACTTAATTATACTCAAATTGATACTCTTATGCGAGGTCTTGAAGAACTTCAAGATTCTAAAGTTCCTTTTAAGCTTGGTATGATTATTGCAAAGAATCTTACTGCGCTTAAGAAAGAAGAAGAGTTTTATATTGACCAAGAGCGCAAGTTTGCTCTTGAATATTTGAAGTTTGATGCTGAAAAGCAAGAATTTGTTCAGAATGCTCCTGGCGTTTTTGCTATTCAAGAAGGCAAGGAAGAAGAATGTCGTAAAGCTCGTCAAGATCTAAATGATTTTACTGCAGATCTTGAGCTTCGTAAGATTCCTCTTGCACTTATTGAAAATATGGAATTTACCCCCAAACAATTACTTGCTTTGGAAATGCTTATTGAGGAGGAGTAAGAATGGCCGCAATTAACCGCTTATATCCACCAAATATAGCGGGCACCATTCCCTCATTTTATACTACGAACACGGGGACCTCATTAGAGGTCCCTTTTTCTATGAATGTTACAGTAAGTAACGCCGCAGTTAAGGGAATGCGACTTCGCTTAAAAACAACATCTACAGATATTGTTATTGCAAATCTTTTCTCTCAAAAATATGGAGATGACGCCCAAAATCGTTCTGTAATTTATGACTTGACAGAGGACATTGTGGCAAAACTTGTTGTAGGTAATTTTTATAAAGTTCAATTAGCATATGTTGATCAAGCAGGTAATGATGGATATTATTCTACTGTTGCTATTGTAAAATATACATCAAAGCCAATCGTAGAAATTGCTGGTTTAAATATGCAATCAATTACTGCAATTTCACACACATCTTTTATTGGCACTTATCAGAATGAGGATGAATCAGAAAAAGTATATCAATATCGTTTTATTTTTTCTAATAGTGAAGGTGCAGAATTACAAAATACTGGATGGTTAATTCATAATACTCAAACTGATACCGATTTAGATGCTTCTTCAGATGAATGTATTTTAACATTTAATTTAACAGAAGGCGAAATTTATCGAGTATAGTACAGCATTATTACTAATAATGGATTAGTAGTAAATACTGTTAATTATGAAATTACCCAAACCACAGTCACTATTAGTACATTAAATGTATATTTAGCTACAGAGGTAGATAATGAAAATGCTCGTGTAATTCTACATATTTATCCTGAATCAAAATATTTAATAGAAAATAAAATAGAAGAATATCCTCTAATTGGTAATTTTGTTATTTGTAGACAAGACTTTTAGAGCGAAAATCGACTTTGGGAAACGATTGCAGAACTTCCTATTAATATGGCATTATCAAAAACTCGTAGTTATCAGTATATTGATTATGCTATTGAATCTGGTGCAAAGTATATGTATTCTTTGCAAAAAGTAAATTCACGCAATATTTATTCTAAGAGAGTATCTACTGCTAATTTAACAATTCCAGTATTTGAAGATGCTTTTCTGTATGATGGTGACAAACAATTGCGTATTCGTTTTAATCCAAAAATTTCTTCTTTTAAGTCAGTTTTATCTGAAACTAAAAAAACTACGCTTGGTAGACAATATCCTTTTATTTTACGAAATGGTATTTTAAATTATAAAGAGTTTCCAATTAATGGTTTAATTTCATATCATATGGATAATGATCAATTATTTATGAAAAAAACTGATCTTGATAAAAGTTGGATTCTTACTGGCGATGACCTTGAATGGTTTGGAACTAAAGAAGATAAGACTCTTATCCGCAGTGCATTCATTGAACCTGGTACTGCCCTTACAGACGAAAATTTCACTTATGAGCGGAAATTTAAGTTAGCCGTTTTAGAATGGCTAAATAATGGTAAGATTAAATTATTTAAATCTCCACAAGAAGGTAGTTATATTGTTCGATTAACCAACGTTAGTCTGACTCCTAATGATACCATAAGTAGAATGTTACATAGCTTTTCTTGTACTGCATCAGAGGTAGATAAATTTAATATTAGTACACTTGCGAATTATTCTTTATTAAATGCTCAAGACGAAATCGTTCATATTGATATGAAAAAAACAATTTCTTTAAGCGATCTTGCAAGAGTAATGAAAAATTCAAAAGAATTTTCTGAATATGATTTAACAGAAGGTGCTGGATGTCGCAAGATTGAATTTATTTATGATTTAGATCCTACAAATACAATAAATAAAGCAAGCACATATGGTATGAGCTTTGAGTGGGGAGAATATAATTTTGCCATTAATAAAACTGGCACTTATGAATTAGAACTAGATACTTATTCAACCGCGCCATTACGATATATTAATCCTCCAGATATTTTAAGTTTGGTAAAAGGATATTTAATTTTAACAGTTGAAAATATAGACGAAGATAATCTTGAAGCCATTCAAGATATTCATGCTCAGACTTATGTAGGATATGGATTATATGGTCTAACTGAAAAACAAGAACTATATACTTATGATATTGATGAATATAAGTTAGAGGCAGATGGTTCATACGCCTTAGATCCTATTACAAAAGAAAAAATTTATGAAACTAAATCTGGTGTTTTTAGTCGAAATCTATTTGAAGGCTGGAATGGCTTAAAAGCAACTATTCCAAGTATTGTATATATTCAATATCGCTCAATTCCAATTTACGAATGTGGCGTAAAGAAATTATCTTATGTTTGGAATAATGATTTAAATTATGGTAATTGGCCTGCAGCATTACAATATGGTAATAGTATTTTATTGCGTAAAAGTGATAATACTTATTGGAGATATATTCCAAATCCTGCACATGGTATTGTGGATCCTACAACAGGACAATATCCAGCTGTTACAGACGCGGATTTTGAAGAGATTGAATATGGTACTTATGTACTGTTTGGTTCAACAGCTTTTGATGCAGAAGCATTATTTACAGATAATAATGAGGATAATGGTTTAGCTCATTATTTCTATAATTTACCATTGAATGTTCATGGAGATTTAGATTTAAGAGTTCAATCTGGTATTTAGGTATATGTTTATTGCAAAGCTGAAACTAGAACTTATACATTAGAAGAACAATATGGTGATAAAGATAATTTAACAAAGCTTGAGTTACGAGCTTATGAAGATTATTTGGCAGCTCGCTTTAATTTTACTGTAATAGCAGACCCAGAAAACATTAATAAACCATTGGGTGATATTGAGAATTATAATTTCTTCTATATATTTAATAATCGACAAATGATTGAAATTAATGCAATTCAAGTGGAAAACTATTATCAAGGTGGATATAGAATTTATGTTTAGGCTTATCCACAAATTATTTCTGAGAATGATGTTGAAACATTGCGGTTAAATTGGCTTGTTAATCGTGACCGTTTGAATAATTATTTACGACAAGTCCTTGAAGAGGAAGAAAAAGAAGTGGAGGTAGTTAGATAATGTTTATTGGTACTTCTCAAGCTTCTTTAGATAATGTCTTTTTAAAGCAGTTAGATAATTATACTCAACGTGAAGTATTTGCTAAATTAATTTCATTAGACTGGGATGAACGAGCCATCGCAGAAATTACCGGTAATATTGTATCTGGCAATATTTCTGTGGATGGCTCTTCAGCCACCCGCCGCACTTGCAGCCTCAATATTACAACAGATAATACCAATTCAGAATTAAATGAAATTTATTGGGGATTACATACTAAATTTGCGGTTTTAATTGGATTACGAAACTACATTGATACAATTCATGATGAAATTATTTGGTTTCAACAGGGAGTATTTATTATTACTTCTTTCTCTTAGACCTCCAATACATCTGGATTATCAATTTCTATTTAGGGAAAAGATAAAATGTGCATGTTAGATGGTTCAATTGGAGGAAGTTTATTTGCCGATCACAGCTTTAGTGATATTGAAATTATTAATGGTGATGGCACCACTTACCGCAAAGAAATTGCTATCAAAGAAATTGTCAGAGACGCCGTACACACTTATGCTCTTGAATCTTACGAAAATATTATAATTGCAGATTTAGATGATTGCGCAGTAGAATTATTAGATTATAAAGTAGCTGATAAAGGCTTATTTATTTATGATATTTCTACATCATCTGATTTTAAGTTTTATACTAGTCAAATGGTATTTGAAGGATCTGCTTTGGCTAATGATTTTATTCAAGCTGCACCCAAAAAAGAAGGCGCTACAGAAGATGATCCTGATTACTATATTCCTTATGAGCCATTTGAACTAAATGGAATTTATTATCGTATTATTAAATTTGTAGAATATGGTGATACTGCAGGATATCGTGAAACAGAACTTACTTATCCAGGTGAATTAATTGTAAATGCTGGTAGTCCAGTCACACAAGCTCTTGATGCTATTGTAAATATGCTTGGTGAATTTGAATATTTCTATGATATTTGGGGTAGATTTGTTTTTCAAAGAAAGCGTATTTATCATAATATTGCTTGGCATGGTGCAATTACAAATGAAGGTGAAAGTACTTATTATGATAGTTTAAATAGTACTTAGACTCAATATGAATTTATTAATGGTTTTTTGATTAACTCATTTGCAAATAAGCCTTTATTAAGTAATATTCGTAATGATTTTGTTGTATGGGGCACAACTTCAACTGATGCACCAATACATTTACGTTATGCTATTGATAATAAACCGCAAGAATATTTCTGTTTATTTAATGGTATCACTTATTATACAGAAGATAATTGGCGTTTTGGCGAAATTGGGAAAAAGATTTATTTTGAGCCAGGTCGCAATAACGGTCTTAATTGTCATGATGTTATTGTTAATGAAGAGAATTTCTTATCTGCAATGACAGAAACTCTTGGCACAACTGAGTTGAATGGTTATTATTCTTTTCATTGGGTATATGTCGACAATGGAGATGGAACTTATTCTAATAAATGGCAATATTTCTTGGCTGATGGTCGTAGCCGATATTCTGATTATTTTGGTATTACTATCCCAGAAAAGCCTGAATATATTAATCAAACAGTTATAGTTACTGTGAATTTAGATGCTTTACAGTGGGATACTAATAATTTTTAGATTGTGGACTGGCGAGAAATTTTATACCGTATGGCCTATGATAATTCAAGAGCTTCTGCATATATAGAACAATTAACGTTAGCCATGAATAAAGGATATTATCCATATAAAACAGGTGCTAAATTAAATGTTCCCGCAAAATGTTATTATTATGATGCTGATGAAAAATCTTGGAAACATCCAGTTTTAGAAATGACAGACAAAAACACTGGAAAGTCTATTGAATATTTACAAGAAAAAGGCTCAATGATTTTTGGAATTCCGGCTGCTGATGGTAGCGATGCTGATTTATTTATGAGTAGTACTCATATTGAATTAATTGATAAATGGCAAAATACTTGGAATACTGGTTATGATTATTGTTATGCTGATATGTTAGCCTTTTGGCGATTGGTATATGATAATCGTTCAATTAGTGAAATTGAAAAAGATAATTCTTTAACTGATTCAGAAAAAGAAGATCGTATTAAACGACATAATGAGTGGTTTGAGAATAAATATTGGCATCCCGATATTATTTACTGTTAGGCTGAACTTGATAGTGAAGGACATAATTTACCACATACTTTATATTTTAAAGATCCAGGTAAATTGTTGTTTTGGATTGATTTTATTGGCGAGGGTAGCGAATTAGAGAAATACCGTATGGATAAAATCGGTAGACGGCCGAAAGTTGTTAATGATAACGATGTAAAAGCGATATTTTTTAGAGATACTCCTGAAATATTGTTTATTGATCCTACAGACACTCAACCAACTGAATCTACATTGAATTATGTAAAATTAAATTTGGTGGGTGGATTACTTAATTATTTTACTTTAAGTGGCTAGGGAAAAAGTGCTAAAGAAGTTTTAGATAATATGGTATATCAATATACTTATTATCAAGAAACTATTACTTTAAATTCTTTGCCAGTTTATTATTTTGAACCAAATGTGCGCATATCTGTTTCAGATGATATAACTGGAATTCGAGGAGAATATTTTGTAAAATCTTTTAGTTATTCTTTCTCTCATGATGGAACTATGAATATCACTGCTACGAAAGCAGAAGATAGAATCTTCTAAGGAGGGATATTATGGCAACAAAAACAAAACAAATGCGATATGTTAAAGATGGAGATAGTCGTAATTATCCTGCCAATTTAACTGCAGAAATGTTAATTAGTGGTTCTATGTTTGATAGTTCCATTCGTATTTCAGCTTTAACTATCTCTGGAGGAGTATTTGGAATTAAATTTTATTTAAATGACACTCCTACTCCATTAAGCACGCGCGTGAATGGTCTATATAAAGAAGATACTCGAGGCAAGTGGTCTTTTGATACCACTAATGTAATGCAAGTACCTATTTATAGCTTACGCTTTGATGCTAACTCAATTTAGAATTTTCTAAATGCAAACCGCATTTTAGATAATGACGATCCTCTTTATCTATTCATTGATTATACTTATGATACAGCTGCATAAATGGGTTGTATTAGATAATTGAATTAGTCATAATTTGATAGAAAAAAGAGCGTAGCTCAACATTTTATTTATAATAAAGAAGGGGGTAAATTGCTTATGGCAACTAATAGTCCCGTACTCTTTAAATTTGGTACGCGAGCAGAATATAATGCTTTAGCTTCTAAACAAAGTAATGCATTATACTTCTTAACAGATACCGGAGAATTGCTTCGAGGAGAAAAAAATTTAGCTCAAGCTAATTTTTATGAAGGCGTACGCCTTCAAGAAAATGGCGTGTTTACTGAGTCTAAGGAAGAAGCAATTGCAAGAGTTACTGCTGGTGCCACACTCATTAAAAATGATGTATGTGTAATTAAGGAATTACTTTTTGGTGATTCTTATAGTCATACAGCTTATGTTTATGACGGCATTCACTGGAAAGCCATGGATGGCAATTATAACGCTGAAAACGTTTATTTTGACCAGAATTTAACATTTACTACTGACGTAGGATATGTTGAGATTGGTGCTTCTGGTTCTGAGGTTGTACAAACACAAGGCAAAAATGTTAAAGAAGTTTTTGAAATGTTGTTCTCTCAACCAGAAAATCCTGATGTTACTCAGCCAGGTTTAAGTATCGCCGCAGCACAAAACAAAGCCTATGAAGTTGGCAGTACTGTGACCCCAAGCTATACTTTGACTTTTAATCCAGGCTCTTATGAATATGGTCCTAGTCCAACTGGTGTCACTGCAACTTATTCTGTCACTGATACCATTGGCAATACTGCTCAGACAGCAACTACTGGTACATTCCCAGCTTTGACTGTAACTGATGATACTGCTTATTACATTAATGCTACTGCAGAATATACTCAAGGTGACATTCCTGTTAATAATTTGGGTAATGCAGTTGCAGGCTATCGCATTAAAGAAGGAACTGCAACAGCTAAGAGCGGTAAGCTTTATGGCTATCGTCAATTTTTCTATGGTGCAATGACTGCAGGTACAGCCTTAAATTCTGCCAATATTAGAAAATTAACAAATAGTAATGCAGCAGTTTCCGCAAAAACATTGCCTCAATATGAGGCAAGTTCAGTGGCGAATGCCGCGAAGGTAGTTGTTGCAATTCCTGCGACAAGCTCTATTGGTGTTAAGAAAGTTACTATGCCTGTCAGTCAGAACGCAGATATTACTTCTGAGTTCAAACTTCAAGAGGATTACGTACAAGTTGAAGGCAAGAGCGGTTACCAGGCAGTAGACTATAAAGTTTGGGTATATGAGCCAGCAGCTCTCGATCCAACTGAAAACTACGTAATTACTTTAGGATAAGGAGGAGAAAAGAAATGGCTGTAATTAAAAAAGACGGCGGATTTATGCCTCTTCCGATTAATATCAAGCGTGGTAACCCTATTCCATTAGATTCCACTTCTATTTGGTATGATTATGACGCTCTTGTAACATATGCAAGCACAAGCACAGTTGCTTATGTTGGTCAAATTGTTACTTATGTTAATGAAACAGATAACACCTCTACGGTATATGTAATTTCCGATACTGCTGGCACTTTACTTGAAGTTGGTTCTGGAGCAGGTGGAGACGCAGTTAATGTAGACGAAAATACTATTGTTCTTGATGATCAGGGTCTTTTGACTTTACGAGATTTTGGATCTAAGTATTATCGTTATGTTGCTGCTCATGAAGATGAGTCTGGGGCAGAAGTTCCTGCCGCTTACGTGCTTCAAGAAGTTAATGATGAGTACCCTTGGAAAGCAGGATTAATTCCTCAGGTTACTCTTGATGAAGATGGTACAACTTTCGTTTTAGGTTGGTATGAACCAAATCCAACTACTGTAGATGGACTTCAAACCGCAATTACTGCATTGCAAACTGAGGTCGCAGGTGTTAAATCCAATCTAACCAATAATTATTATACTAAGGAAGAGGCTCAAGCGGAATTCGCTGGAGCAACTCATTATCGCGGTTCTGTTGAAACAGAAGATGATCTTCCAGAAACAGCAGAATCTGGCGATATTTATATCGTAAAAGAAACTTCAACAGAATATATCTACGATGGACAAAAATGGGAAGAGTTGGGTAGCCCAGTTGATCTTTCTAGTTTTGAAACTCGTATAGGAACACTTGAGACAGATGTTTCTGGTTTAAAAACAACTGTTGGGACATTAAATACATCTATTGCCAATTTAGAGTCTCGTACTGGCACATTAGAAAGTTCTGTTAAAATTGCACAAACTAATATTGGTACGTTACGTACTGATGTAGATGGTTTAGCCTCAATTATCGGAACTGCTTCCGGTACTGATGCAGAAGGCAATCCAATTATTGCCTCAGGCATTCTTGGCTCCTTAGAAAATCTACAAAATCAAATTGGCGGATTAGATTATATTAATGGTGTTCGTATTAATGGTACAGATGTTCCTGAGTCTGACGGTAAAGCTTTACTTTATGATTTTACTAAGAGTCAAGGCTTAGCTGGTTTAGTGCCTGTTCCATCAGCTGGTGTTGTTGCCGATACAGATAATATGTATGTATTAACTGCTCAAGGCAATTGGGCTCAACCGATGGATAGTCGCATTGGAAATCTTACTTTTGATGGAGTTACTTATACTACTGTTACCGAGTATGTCGATGCTCGTTCTTCTAGCATGACTATGACTTGGTCTGCAATTTCTGATAATTAAAAATAGGAGGGACTAACTTATGGCGATTAATGCAACAGATAACAAACTTCGCTTTTTAAGTGGTTTATCTACTAATCTAAGTAAGGTTGACATTACTAATGGTAATGTGTATGTTACGACCGATGAGCATATTATGTATGCTGACTTGGGTGGCAAGAGACTTCGTTTAAGTGATATTGTTATGGTAAATACCACTGCGGATTTGCCTACTTATCCACCTGAGGAGCGTAAGACTGCTCTTTACTATGTCCGCAAGGATAACATTTTGTGTTGCTATAATACAACTGAAAACAATTCTCAATGGGTACAAATTAATGCTGCTCCTGTTCTTGAGAATATTATTGCCAGCAGCGAAACTGTATATTCAGAAGTAACTGATGGCGAGAAGGCTAAGGCTAAGCTTTCTTTGTATGACAAGAATGGCACAGATGTAACCGATGGATTTAGCTTAATTATTGCAAGTGGTAATACCGCGACTACCAATGTTAATGCTGATAGCAATGGTATTGTCATCACTTCTGCAGATACTATTACCAGCAATAGCTTGGGCGCAAGCGTTGCAAGTAATGTGGCTACTATCACCTTGGGTGAAATCAAGAGTGGTTATAATGCAGATGGTACTGCAAAAACTGCAAGCACTACCAACCATACCTTAAAGTTAAATAATGGTGGCGGTGTTGCGATTACTGCAACTGGCACAAATCAAATTAATTTGAATGTTGCCCCTCAGAGCATTACCAATGCTTTTGATAATAATGGTGCCTTTAAGACTACTATTCAGCTTGCTGATGGTGAGGAAGTTGCTAGCACCGGTATCACTCCGATTATTAAGTATGGTTATGGCGCAGCAAAGGCGACTGCTCAGTTTGTAAATGGTACTGCAACTCTTGCTGATCTTTACACTAAGACTGAAGTTGATGCTGCAATTACCGCACAGCTAAAGACTGCGAATGCAATGACATTTATTGGCGCGGTTGGCGGAACTACCAATCTTCCAGTTGCTAATTCTGGTGTTGCAGTTGGTGATACTTACATTGTAAGTACCGCTGGCGATATCAAGAATACTTCTGGTGCTTTGGTACAAGCTGGCGCCAAGGTCGGTGATTTGTTCATTGCAACTGGTACTGAGACCGACGGTAAGATTACTGCTGCTCTTGAGTGGAAGTACGTACCTGCAGGCAATGATGATTTGTATCAGTATACAGCTGCTGTTTCTGATTCTGAATTCACTCTTGTTCAGAGCTTTGCAAGTGAAGAGTCTAATGTTGGTTCTATTGCAGTTGGTAGTGGCTTAACTGGCAGCGCTAGTGGTACTACTTTAACTATTGCTCACCCAACTAAGACCGTACAGGCAAAGACCAGTACTGCAAATCTTACTACTGCTGGTACCACTCAAACCTTCGCTGCGATTAGTGGCGTAACTTATGATGAGTATGGCCATGTAACTGCTATCACCACTGGTACTTATTCTGTAGCCAATCACACTCTTAGCAGTATTGCTTATTCTGCATCCGCTGCAAGCAATACCGCGACTGTTAAGACTGTCGTGGCTCAGCAGTCTGGTGAGGAAGTAGAAGGCTCCTTCTCCGTTAAGAGTAATAACTTAACTGTAACCGCTTCTGGTTCTGCAGTTACTATTGATCTTGTCTGGGGAGAATTCGCCTAATTTATAAATTTTACTACACAGGGCAAAGTGACACTGCACTTTGCCCTTTTTATTTTTTGAGAGGAAGGAGAAAATCGTTTTATGAATGTATCTGAAAGAATCTCTACTGATGCTTTTAGTCCTTATCATGGTACAGAAGAAATGGTTAATGCCGCGATTAAAAGAAACGGCGCCGTTTATTTTGCTTATGATAATAGAAAAATCTTCTTCGATGTAAATGGTAACCGTTATCAAATGAGCGGAAATGGTATCCTTTTCGTTTATGGTGACACTCCACCCGAAGAGCTTGTTTTAGATCCTGAAACAGCACTATATCCATTTCCTCGTGAGAATATTTTAGAAGATCACTATCTTGTTGGTAGTATTATTATTAATTCTGATAATACGTTCTATAAGATTGTGCAGATGGATGATGTTCTTGCTTATTGCGAAAAGCTTCTCATTGCCGGTGGCGGTGGTGGTGGAATCGGCGATGGAGATGGAGATGAAATCTTCGATTCCAGCATTTTGCTTTCTATTGATTTTCCTAAATATCATCCATATGGAACAAAGTTAATTGGTAAAGGTAAAGTTACTGATGCCCGCGGAGGTCAATCTGGTACTTTTACTTTGCAAATTTATAATAACGTTGGAGAATATAAAGAAGGTATTGCTCCTCGTTTTACAAAGAGTTTTACCGTTGATGTTGGAGATTGGTTTGATATTGAGCTAAATGCCGATGATGTGGTTGCTGGTGATCAGAACTATTTCCTTTTCCAAGTAGAAGTAGATCTCCGCTATAGCTCTCCAGTAACTCGTCAAGTTACTTGTGTTGATGTTCACTATGAGCCAACAAATCAATGGAATCCAATTGCACTCTTAAAACCAGAAGAACAAGATGTGCAATATTATTATAAAGTTTATGCCGGACAAGGATCTAAGCTTCCTGACGACTGGAGTATTAATGTTGTTTATACGCTCACTGATGGATTAAGCGGACTTAGCTATGAAGTAAGCGATGTTGTTACTTCTCAAAGTGGCGCCTTTAAATTAAATGATTTATTGTCTAACGTAGATCAAGGTGGTCATACATTAGATGTTCACGCGACAATGATGATCGGCACGAGTGAAGTTGTTGTTGGTGATTATCATTACGGTATTGGTGTATTTAGAAATATCACTTCTGGTGAAAAAGCTGTACCAATTATTTGGTCTCCATATAATAAGACAGAAGAGGAAAATTATACAATTATTAAGATTCCTTATAATGTATATGATCCAACTCGTAATGATGGTAAAGCGTATGTTGAATATTACATCAATGGTGAAGAACAAATTGGTGTTACTGTAACTTATTCTGAAACCGAATGGCAACCATGGACTATCGCTACTTATAATGTAAATGAAATGAACTCTTTCATTTTACAGTGCGGTTTAACTTATAAAGAATTCCAAGTGTTCATTGTTCCAAATTATAAGATGGACCTTGACGCTACAAAAGGTGCAGTTTTATATTTGAATGCTCTTGGACGTTCTAATCTAGAAACCCCAAATAAACGTCAACAATGGCCAAACAAAGCAGAAACTCAAGATGATACTATTGGTCTTGGAGAAATTAAATTTAATAATTTTAACTGGGCTAATAATGGTTGGATTGAGGATGAATCTGAAGGTACTTGTTTAAGAGTTAGCAATGGTGCTTCTGTTGAAATTCCTTTAGCAGCGATGTCTACTGTCAAAGCGGCTTCTCGTACTTATGAATTTGATTTTAAAGTTCGTAATGCTGTTGATTACTCTCGCTTAATTATTGAAAAAGCAGTACAAAAGATTGATGCTAATGGCAACCCAATGTTCGACGAAGATGGAACTCCAGAAACTGAACAGGTAAAAACTGTATCTAGTGGCGAAGGAGCATTTTTAACATATTTTAATCCTAGCAACTATCGTGGTTTTATGCTTGGTACTCAAGAGGCTTTCTTCAGTCTTTCTAAAACTAAAGTTGTTAATGCTCGTTATACCGATGATGAAAGAGTAAAAATTTCTATCGTAGTAGATGCAGCTGGTAAATTTACTCAGATTTATAATACAGAAACTGGTGCTCCAACTTCAAATACTATTCCATTAATTTATTTATATGTTAATGGTGTTTTGACCAATATTATGAAATTTACTTCTAATGATGACTTTAGCGCTTCCGTTGATAAGATTGTTATTAACTCTGATTATTGTGATGTTGATATTTTTAATATTCGTGTTTACACAAATGCATTAAATTATTCTGCGATTACTCAAAACTGGATTGGTGATGCTCCAACTCTTGATGAGAGACATAATCGTTATAATCGCAATGGTTCTATTGTTGAAAGTAATAAAATTGATTATGCTAAAGTGCGTCAAGCAGATATTATCCCAACAATGGTTATTACAACTTATAAAAATTCTGATGTAGGTGCTACGGCTGACAATAAACTTCCTTACGCAAAAGGAAACAAGAAAGCTGTTGGTATTCGTTTCTGGAATCCAGCTAAACCAAGTCAAGGCTTCCATTGTCAGAATGTTGAATTGGACGTGCAAGGAACTTCTTCTCAGGGTTATCCACGTCGTAATTATAAGTTAAAGACCCAAGAAAAAGTTTCTGGTATTACAAGTTGGGACAAACCTTTCCGCTTTGAAACTTGGGATGGCGACGAAAACAAGAAAGATTACTGGTATCAAGATCATAATGACGAAAGTAAAATGATTTCTAAAATTGATATTGGTAATGGTATCGCCGCGAAGACTTTCTGTTTAAAAGCTGACTATATGGAAAGTTCAAGTACACATAATACGCAATTTGCCAATTTGATCCAGACTATTGCAAATCAAACTGGCAGTGACAAGAGTGCAGACTTGAGACATCCATTAAAGAAATATTTTGGTCAAACCAAAGATTATAGAACCACTGTTTTCGGATTCCCAATTTTGGTATTCTGGGAAGACATTGATGGTAATATTGAGTATGTTGGTAAGTACAATTTTAATCTTGATAAGGGTGCTACCAATACATTTGGCTTTGACTTTGGATGGGATTTAGACCCAACAAAACGTGTATATAATCCATATTCCGTAGAAAAGATTCATACCTCTTGGCAGAAGGTCGATGAATTAAGCGATGATGAAGAGCTAAGAGAAGAAACTACGCCTCGTAAGAGTACTTTTGGCGAGTTAGCCGAATGTTGGGAATTCTGCCAGAACCAGTCTGGTCTTGGTAAATTCCAAAGCGATGATGTGAATGGTTTCTACGAATTAATTCCTAACACTGAAGAAAATGCTGGTCGTCTACAAATTTATAATCATTTCGAGCCTCGTTATACTTATGAAGACTGGGATATCGGAGATGTTTATAAAGATAATGAGATTGGTGTAGCAAATCAGTATATTAAAGATCATACCAAGAATTTTAAGGTAATGTGGGATTGGGTACATAGCACAGATACCACAAAGTTCACTGGTAGTGCATTAGATGCGACCAAATATTATTTAACCTTATCTTCTCAATATGAGCATGGTGTTACTTATTATACTCTTGGCGCAGATCAGACTTATACAAAAGCAAATATTACTCCTACCATTCAAGCTGCTTATCAGACTTTGAATGAAACAGATAATGCAAATAGCGTAATTGTTAATAATCTTAAGACATTTACTGATTTCTTAGTAGCTGTAAATGGCACTCTGACTGAAGAAGATAAAGCTAATGGTATGACTCATGATTATGAGAAATACGTTGGACCTTATACTTTTGTAAAACATGAAGATGGATTATTCTATTACGAAATGCCTGAAGGTAGTGACCAAGAGGCAGTTGCAAATTGTGGATTAGAGATTAGTGAAAACTATGCTCGTGATGAATTTACTATTGAAGTAAATTTGGTCTGGGAAGGTTTTAGCGCAGATCTTTATGAGAAATTTGATACTGACTCTATCCGCTATAGAAAAGCTAAGTTCAGAAATGAATTTACTGAGCACTTTGATCTTGATTATTGTGCAATCTATTTCATTATGACTGAATTGCTTTTGTGCTATGACTCTCGTCAAAAGAATATGATGATTGCAACATGGGGTCCAACTGCTAAGTCTAATGCTAACGGTGATTTTATTTGGTTCCCAATTTTCTACGATATTGATACTCAGTTAGGTGTAAACAATTCCGGACATGTTTCTTGGGACTACAACACTGATGCAACATTAGTATCTGAAGATCCTGATATTTATGACGACACAGGTCATGCATTTAAAGATGCTTCCATCTTCTCTGGTGCTGGTTCAGTTTTATGGATCAACTTCGCTGGATTAATGATGGACAAAATTTTAGCAATTTATCGCGGCTTACGCAATGAAGGTGCGATTGAACTCGATACACTTAATGAACATTATAATACCAATGGTTCTGACAAGTGGAGCGAAATTATGAAGAACATTGACGCTGATTATAAATATATCTCTCCTGCAACTACAGGATATACCGATCAAGAAGGAACTATTTCTCAAACTGAAGGTTATTTCTACTGCTTGCAAGGTGATAGAACTTTAAATCGTCAAGCATTCTTCCGCAATCGTTTGAATTATCTTGACTCTCAGTGGTTAGGTGGTTCTTATAATCCTGAATTTATTAAGAAGCAAATTAAATTGCGTTATAATGCAAACGACCTTGCTCGTACTTCTGATGATACTAAAGATGAAGAAGGTAACTTAGTAGAAGGTTTGCAGGCAAGTGCATCATTCAATCTACATGGATACTTATCTCAGTATCTATCTGTAGTATATGATGAAACTGCTACCACGCCTAAGCCTTATGTTGCCGGTCAAGACGATCCTGTTCTTATTGACCCACCATCTTCTATTAAAAACCGCTTAGACGATGGCGTTCCATTGTCTCAACAGTTGGCTTATATTCGCGGTCCAGAATATATCGCGGATCTTGGCAACTTAAGTGACAAGTACCTTAATGAAATTGACTATTCTCAAGCAATTCGTTTGCGTACTTTCACACTTGGTTCTTTGATAGATGGCTATCGCAATGATGGTATCACAGATAAATTTATTGATGCTTTGGCTATCACTGCTACAAGTCCAAAAGGACTTTTGACATATATGGACCTATCTAATTTAACTAAGTTGGCTGGTTCTCTTCAATTAACTGGTGCTGAAAAAATTAATACTTTTATGGCAACAGGTACACAATTAAGTTCTGTCGAGTTTACTGAAGGTAACTTGTTAAAGACCTTGTACTTGCCAGAAACAATTACCTCCTTTGTTTTGAAACAACCTCTTGAATTAAGGGGTATTGTAGAAACAGCTCCAACCATTGATAATACTCCAACTGGTTTATATATTAAGAATTTAACAGATAAATATACCACTACTCCTAATGCTAATACAACTTGTAATATTGAGACATTTGTATTAGACAGAAGTAAAATGGGTATTGATTCTTATCGTTTGTTAGATTACTTATATAAAGTAAAAGAAGCTAAACACAATGGCATTATTACTGATGGAAATACCACACCTATTTTAAAGTGTGACTTTACCGATGTGGAATGGTCTCCATATAAATTAGTTGAAATTGGTACATCTTTCGATCGTGCAACAAAGTATTATGAATTAAAAAATCAAACCACTTACGAAGTATACCATGATCCTAACGGAGCTACTGGTTATTATGAGGAAGGCTGGATCAATAAACTTAATGATGGTGTAATTTATACTTTTGATGATGCTTTTGATACAAACGTCATTAAAAATCTTGATATTGTAACAGCTTTCTTAGATATGTATGAGGATAAAACCGCAACTGTGGAAACTGATACTTATCGTTACCGCTCTTTCTTAACTTATAATGAACTTTTACCAAATACTAAAATTCTTCCAGGCTTAACTGGTCGTATGCACGTGAACAATCAGGAAGAGGGAGATGCATTAGACGAATATACTTTGTGGAAACGTTATAATGCACTTTATCCAGATCTTGAAATTACTGGTGACAAAGTAAATCCTGCTTATTCTGTTCATTTTGTTGAATATAATGCAGAAGGTGTTCAAAAGACACTTGGATGGTTAAAGTATCCTTATGGATATGCTGAGTCCCCAGTAGTTTACGAAGGAGAAGAACCTTCTAGATTGCATTATGACTTTGTTGGTTGGGCAATTGAAGATGGCACATTTGATTTTAGAGCGGCACATTCCGTAATTACCGATAATGATAAAGTTACACTTTATGCAACTAATGAATTAAATACTCACGTCTTATCTGCTATTGATGGTGGACGCGTAACTGTTGTTGCAGTATATAAAGTGCATGGTTATACTATGAGCTTTTATAATTATGATGGCTCTTTGTTTGAAGAAATTGAAACTCCTGCTGGTAAGCCAATTATTACTCCTACTAGAATTCCTCAAAGAGATAGCACCTCTTTGGCTTTGACTTCTTGTTATAAATTTATTGGTTGGCATACTTCTCTTACTTCTTCTACTGACACCACCGATTTAAATCGTATTTTAGCAGGTAGCGACATGAACTTCTATGCGGTTTACATGGAAAGTAGTGTTTATGACAATATAATTGATCAGCAGTATTTAAATATTACTTATAAAACAGACGCCGTTCTTGGCAATTATGCTATTGTTGGTCTTGATCCTACTTATGGCATTGGTGGAAAAGTTTGTTTCCCAATTACCGTATTTGATGAACAAGGTGTCGAATGGCCGATCTTAGAAATTGCTGCAGGTACTTCTGCAACAGGCTCTGTATCTAATGGTATGTGTCAAAATACTGATCTGTACGCTGTGTTCTTCTTAGGTTGTCAAGAAAATGCAGAGAATTTAAGTAAGATTTATAAATTTAATGATTTTGCATTTGATAAAGCAACCAGCTTAGTTCATGTTGATTTCCCTGACTCACTAACTACTATTGGAACTTTCTGCTTCAGAAATTGTACTAATTTAGTGGTTGACAATACTAACAATGTTAGCTATTTTGGCAATAGTGCATTTGCAAATGCATGCCGAAATAAGGATTGTGTTGTTCTTACTGTTCCTTATAATGAGTACAGTCTTGGAGACACTAACAATGATGGTATTGAAGATTTTGGTGCTGCTTATGGTAATAAGACATTCCAAAACTGTGGTTGGTCTATTATTAATTTTGGCACCGCTCAAAGACCAATTAATGCAAACGCTTTAACTTGGTTGTCAACAAATGCCATGTTTGGTGCAAGCTCTCAAGAATATTTATCTTTAAGTAGTTTTGTTGTTACTTACGATAATAACAGTACTTCATATGATGAAATTCTTTCCTATGTAGATGATTGGATTACTAACTATGATCTTCATATTACAGCTAATCCAAATCTTGTCCAAATTATGCAAGCTTAATAAAAGGAGAATAGGGATATGAAAAAAACAGTTTTATATCGTTATTTAGGTACGAATGGGGTGCTCGACACCCCCATTCACCTTGAAGACGTTTACCATGTCCGTTTATTGAGATTAATTGCTGATTCAGGTAAAACTCTCACCAATGGAGTACTTACAAAAAAAGTTGTCACTATTCCAGAGGATGAGTTGGATCAGTGGACTGAAATTGGATGGACAGATTCTAGTAAAAAGTCTTGATAATTTTTAATATAATCTAGAATGTGGGAGAACTTTCAAATAAAGTTCTCCCATTATTTTAGGAGGATAACAACTATGGCCGCAATTATGTATTTTGATAGACTTGACAAATTAAATCCTGCAAGAGGTTTTGCTTCAGGAACTGATTTGGTTGATATTGAATTTCATGTATCTAAAAATAAGAATCCGAGAATTCTTGATCAAGTCTTTTTAATTATGACAGATGATAAGGGGATGCGGGATGTAGTTGAGTTGGAATTTAAGCAGCCAGCCGCAGATACAGCTTACAACATTTACAGAGTGTCTTTGCGGCAACCGGTCCGTTTAATTTCTGGAAAAACGACTCTTCAGCTTATGACTTTGGCTCCAGGGACATCAGATTATCGGTTGTCTTCTGAGTTTACTATTGATTTAAAAGCGACTAATTTTGAAATTACTCGTTAGATTTATTTAACTCAGGCTCTTGGTGCTCAAGTTCAAAGCTATTACACTGAAATTGTTGAATTATTCCAACAATTGGTTAAAATTGAGAAAGGGGAATAATCTTAATGAAAGTAGTAATTACTAAGAAATTCAAGGAAGAATATAAGAAACTCTTTGATGATTTACAGATTGATGTAGCTCAATATGGTGTTTCTCTTCAAGAGGGTGAATTAGCTACTTATTTTAACGCCTTACAGGTTGCAAGAGAGCATGGTAAGAACTTAAGTAATAAGTTTTATCGTCTCCCATTAGAGGAGCCACCTTTTGAAGTTGACATGGATGCCCGTACAATTACCGTACCCAACGAATTCAAAAATGTTGGTGTTGGTGTTAAGGGCGATACCAATGCTGAAATTATTTTCTTTAAAGTCCCTCGTTGGTTTGATGCAATGGACTTAAATGAAACTCTATGCGTGGTACAGTGGTACAATGCAAATAACAAGAAGGTAAAGCAGGGCAACTCTCCTGTTATTTTAACTGACGTTTATTCAGAGGAAGTTGTAATTAACGCTGAGACTGGTGAGACCGAGTCTCATGACTTTGTTCTTCTTGGTTGGGTTATTACTAATGAGATGACTGAGCAGAGCGGCTCTATCGAATTTGCTCTTCGTTTCTACGCTCTTGACTATGGTACCGATCCTGCAACAATCACTTATAGTGTTGCTACTCAGAAGAGCTCTTGCGCAATTAAGGGTACTCTTGATCTTGATGTGGTTGGTGCCGAATTAGATACTGACTTGGAGAACTTGATTCGTACTCGTCCAGTATACTCTGGTGTAATTAACTCTCTTGATGGTGCTGCACCTACTATTGTTCTTGATTTGGATAATACCGTTGAATATGAACTTAGTACTGATGTTGAGGGTTATGAAGATTATGCCGAATTAAAGGATGAAGATGGTAATCTATTGTACCCAGATGGTATTCTTCGTTTAGCTGTTAAAGGCGAATCTCCAAACAAGGATCAGGGCGGTGAAGTTGTATATCGCTGGTATCGTGGTAAAGAACAACTTTATGACGTTCTTGAGAATGTTGTAGAAGAAGATGAGGAATATGTAGTTACCACTGCTGGTACTTATTTCGCACAAATTGGTAATAAGACTGCAGCTTCCGGTACTCGTTGGATTAACACTAAGACCGCAACAATTCCTGCTGCCGCAGAATTGAAGCATGGTGATATTAGTAAGTTCCCAATTAAAATGTATTCCTTGGGTGAGACTCCATCCGCAGAAGAAGGACAAACTACTTATACCAATAAGTTAATCTTTGATGTCACTGGCTACAATAAGCCTGCAGATGTGAAGTATACTTGGACTCTTGACGATGTAGAAGTAACTGATGGCGTAGACGGAAATACTTATATTCCTCCAAAGGATACAGAAGGTATTGTTTCTTGCCATGCAATTAATTATCGCAACAATACAAAGTCTGAGCCATTGGCAGTTGGCACCCCTTGCGTTTTGCGCGCTTGGCCAGATAAGCCAACTGAAGTTAAGTTGACTTATAATGATTCTAAGATTACTGCAGAGCCTATTTTCCCATTAGATAGTAAATCTGCAATCCATCCAGAAGAATGGGTAATTAGCTGGACTTGTGACAAGGTTACAGAAAAAGCCACTGGTGTCAGCAATCTATCTGACACCACTCTCACCATTACTCCTGTTTTGGAACAGCCAGCAAATGCAACCTATAACTCTTATAGCTACAGATGTAAGATTTATCATAAGGTATTTGATGGTACTAATATGGTTGTTAGCGGTGAACTTACCGAATCTAAGAAGGTTACTTTAAAGAAAGATCGTAACGGAAAAGTTACTGTTGAATACGAAGAATAATTAAATGGAGGAGTTTTGAATGGCTTTTTCTAATTATGATAAGGTGTTAAAGTCTATTCAAAATACCACCATTATGCTTGCTGATCATGTTGAATTAGCTCAGCCCATTATCGAGATTGACTGGAACTCTCGTAAGCTAACTTTGCCTACTGAGTACCAGTCTTTCCTCGGTGTGGAAAATGACCACCAAGCGGATACAGTATATTTTTGTGCTGATCGGTATTTTGATTCAGTAGACTTATCTACAATGACTTGTGTTATTGAATATTTAAACGCAAGCAAGGAAGGAAGAATTTGTCCTGTCTTAGATATGGACACTACTACCGATCCTAATAAAATTTATTTTGGTTGGAAACTTGGAAAAGGGGCAACCAAAAGTGCGGGTCCAATTAAATTCGTTGTTCGTTTCTATACTATTGATCCCGCAGAAGATATTTATGTATATAATTTAAGTACTCAAGCCTGTGCTGCAAATATTCTTAAAGGTTTCCCAACTAATGAAATGGGTGCTGAACAAGAGGACTTAAGCGTGGATGGCGTTGAGGAATTACTTGCCCGTATTGCTATCTTAGAAGATAAAGCGGTACGTTGGCATGAATTATATATTTCATAAGAATAATAAATAAGCAGGGGAGGGCTGAAGATTGGCTCTTTTTAAGATTTTTAAAGGTCCTGCGGCAAGCTTAGGTAATCAAAAAATAACTGAAGGTTATGCTTATTTTACTCCTGATAATGGTAAGTTTTATATTGATACTGCCACAGAGAGAGTGCCGTTAAATGCTTAGTACGCAGATTTATTAACAGGTGCGCCTGTAATCACTTTTGTGAAAGCAGATGGCGACGATGAAAAAGCCAGCTGTATTAAATTAGAAGTTGGTGGTCAAGAGGCAATTAGAGAATTGCCATATGCTTCATCAGACCATTCTGGTGTTTTGAGCTTAGTTGCTCAAGAAATTTATGGAGTGAAGACTTTTAAGTCCTCCCCTGTTCTGTCTTCTGGTGTCACTCTTAGTAGTGGGCAAGCTATTAAAGATAGCGCTGGTAAGGCAATTTTAAGTTTGGCAGAATCTACAAATCCTCAAGTTGGAGGGTTGTATTTATATACAAGTGATGCTAGCAATTTATATCACAATAATAGTCCGATTTTAACAGTTAATAATTTTTTAACAAACTGTGAAGCTGCTTTAGATGATTTATATGTGAATATTGATGGCGATACGATGACTGGTCCATTAACAATCAACACTTCTAGTGGAGATGCTTATGTTAATGTGAAAAACAGTTCTCATGGATGGCAAATGAAAGCAACTTCTGTAACAAGAGGTATCTTTGATAATAAAGCCTCTCAATTTATTATTTATCAAACTCTTTCTGACACAACAAATACATTAAACATCGCAGCGGTTCCTGTAGCTATTGCTTCTAATTTGACCGCCTCTGGAACTGCGGCTTTCAATGGAGCTACTACTTTTACTAATACAGTAGCTTTAAATAATAAAACAACTGTAGCGTCAGGCACTTCTTTATATTTTGGTGGTACAACATATTATGTTAGTGGAGCTGGCGTTGCAAATTTAAAAAATATTGTTGCTAATGGAACTTTAAAAGCAACTGGCGCAACCACATTACAAAGCACTCTTGCTGTAACTGAAACATCTTCTTTTACTGGTGCTATAAGTGCATCTTCTACTATTGCAGCGGTTGGAAATATTAGTTCTGAAGGCACTATTTCTGCTCCATATATTACTGCTTCTGCAAAGTTAACAAGTACTGGAACAGCAGTTATTGGTAGTAATCATGCTACACAAGCATTAACCGTTACTGGTGGTGCAACATTTGGTGAAACTATTGTTGCTAAAAAGGCAGAAATTGGTGCGAGTGGTGCTACAATTGGTGGAACTACCACTGCTCAACATATTAATCCTTCTGCACATAATACATATAGTCTTGGTACAGATACTGCTAGATGGAAGAATATTTATGCGCAAGGAACTGTATATGCAACTACATTCAGTGGTAATGCCACTTCTGCTTCTAAACTTAATGCATCACGAGCAGTTACTTTAAGTGGAGACGTAGGTGGCACAGGCTCTTCTAATGGAAGTGCCGATTGGAACATCACTACTACTATTGGCACTGGTAAAGTTACCAATGCTATGTTAGCGGGATCAATTGCTAATAATAAATTAGTTAATTCTTCAGTTAATATTGCAGGCACAAGTGTTTCTCTTGGAGGTTCAATTACTGCCGAGCAGCTACGTATTAATCTTGGTTTAACAAATGCAATGCATTATATCGGTGTTGCTACCGTAGCTATCACAAATCAAAGTAATACTGATCCTAAAATTTCTGGATATACTTGGCCCGATGATCGTTTAGCTGGCGATGTGGTTATTTATGGCACAAAAGAATATGTTTGGAATAGTTACAATAGTCGCTGGGAATTGCTTGGTGATGAAGGTAGCTACAAGGTTCTTCAAACTGCTGTGTCTAGCCCAGGTACATCAGGTAATGCATCCGCTTTTATTGATACTATTAGCCAAGATACCAATGGTAAAATTACTGTCACTAAAAAGAATGTATAGATTAATATTAGTGCAACAGCAACAGATGATGATATTGTTGTTTTAACTGGTACTGCTGGAACTAACGGAGTCACCTATGACGCAAAGCATGCTAAGAAGGGACCAAGTAGTGGTTATACTAGCGGCAATACTGTTACAACATTAACTGGAGCCGCAACCTCTTTTGCCATTCCGCAGATTACTGTTGATACTTATGGTCATACCAATAAGGGCGCGGATGAAACTATTACTATTACTTTACCAAAATCTGGCGCATGGTTTAACAATGGTTTTGTTACTGTTAATGGATCTGGTGTAAGTGAAATTGGTCGTTATTTAGACTTTCATAAGACCAATGCTTCTACTGCTGATTATGACGTTCGCATTGATTCTGGTACGGCGAATAGTAACGTATTTAATTTACCTAATGTCGCAGCATCTACTACGGGATATCAGTTTGTAGTTCATACCAATGATACTGCAATTGGTTCTGGAGTAAAGCCTGTATATATCGCAGCAGATGGTGCAGCAACAGCATCCACTTCTACGGTTGGATCTGGTATTGTTCCTATGTATCTAAATGCTGGTACATTAACAGCATCGTCCTCTACTGTTGGTGCATCTAATAATCCAGTATTTTTAAATAGTGGTACAATCACAGCGTCTACCTCAGATATTGGTAGCGCGACTAAACCAATTTATATGGAAGATGGTATAATTAAGGCTTCTGGCGCCAGTGTTGGTGCAAGCGCAAAACCAATCTTCTTAAATGCTGGTACATTAACAGCATCATCCTCCACTCTTGGTTCAACTACTCAGCCTGTCTATATGTCTAGTGGTGAAATTAAAGCATTAACTGGAACAGCTGGTAGTGCAAGTGTACCAGTTTATTTAAACGGTGGTATAATAACATCTTGTGATGCGAGCTCACTATTTAGCAACTTTAGTTCTACTGCAGGAGCTAATGGTGAAACTTTATCTATTACTGTCGCAGGAAAAAATAGAACTGTTACGCTTGATGCAGCAAATGCTACGCAAGGAGGCGTTGTCACCACTGGCGCGCAAACATTTGCTGGTGCAAAAACCTTTAATGACGATATTCGTATTTTAACTGGTGATACTGATAAGTTTATTATTTGGGAACATCAAACTACCAATTATGGGGCAGAATGGCGTGCGGGTGTTTTAGGAACTGGATCATCTAATGCAAATTATTTTGTGCTTCAAACCTCTGGTTCTGGAACTAACACCAGCACAGAAGCAACTTTTAATAATGCAATGCGAATTGGAATGGATAATAAAGATGTAACATTTTATGGTACAACCTCCATTCCTACTTTACAATTAACCAATGCTCTTGCTGTAGCTTATGGTGGTACTGGAATTACTTCAAATCCATCCATGTTGGTTAATCTTGGCTCTACTACCGCGGCTAACGTATTTGCGGCGAGCCCACGTCCTGGTATTACTGGCACTTTAGGGGTCGGTCACGGCGGTACTGGAAAAACATCTTGGACAGCATATGGATTAGTATATGCATCAAGTTCTTCTGCTCTTGCTTCTTTGGGTACAGGAACTGCGGGTTAGATTTTAACAAGTGGTGGCTCTTCTGCCGCTCCTTCTTGGAAAGCGGTAACTAATAGCGGCCCTACTTTAGCATGGGGACAAACAAGTACTATTGGTACTGTCGCTGGAGTAGACTTAAAGGTAACTATGCCAGCAAATCCAAATACTAACACTAACTATTATCATACTCCGACTTATACTGGTGGATTAAGTATTGCTACTGGCACTGGCGTTGCTACATTATATGTTCCTAATGCTGCAACAAATCAAGCTGGCGTTGTAACTACCGGCACACAATCTTTTGCTGGTACTAAAACATTTACTGGTGTAGTATCTATTACAAATACTACCGCAGCAACAAATACTACTTCTGGTGCATTAAAAGTATCTGGTGGTCTTGGTGTTGCTGGAGCTATTTATGGTACTAAAGTATATAATGCTGTTTGGAATGACTATGCTGAATTTAGAAAAGCAGAAACAGTTGAGCCAGGCCGAGTGGTAATAGAAGATATTTCTGGAGAAATGAAAATTTCAACAGAGAGACTGTAGGCTGGGGCAAGTATTGTATCTGATACTTTTGGTTCTGCTATGGGTGAAACAAACGAATGTAAAACTCCTTTGGCGGTTGCTGGACGTGCTTTAGCATATACTTATGAAGATAGAAATTCTTATCCTCTTGGTGCAGCAGTATGTACTGGTCCGAATGGCACTGTTAGTTTAATGACAAGAGAAGAAATTATGATGTATCCTGATCGTATTGTTGGCACTGTTTCTGAAATCCCTAATTATGAGACTTGGGGCACTGGTAATGTTGAAGTAAATGGACGAATCTGGATTAAAGTTCGTTAATAATTTTTATATAAAATACACACCAATTGATTGAAAAATTGCTGTTTAACAGATTTGGTGGTATTTATCTATTACTTCATAGACATTAAATTTTGAATGTTGTCCGATAAATCCCACATCACGCAACCCATGGTGATTGCGGTAAATGTGAATATATATATTTTAACTTTATGTTAAAATTTTATAGTAAATATGGCCGCTTAATTGCGGCCATATTTTTTTTTGACATAGATAAAAATTTTTGTTATAATATTTTATAGAGATAAAGGAGGGCGAACGAATGGCGGTACCAGTTTCAACGGGTTAGAAAACTGCATATTCTGATTATTTATTAGTTCGAAATCGAATTGATAATTTTAGAACTGATAAATTGGGTTTAGCCAAATATAATTGGCAACATGATCCTATTGCAGTTTATAATTCTAAATTAAATTATAATTCGCCTAAAGAATTATCGGATGTTATTGATAGCCAAGCTGGTTCTATCAATTACGGTTGTGCCGCTTATAATGCAGGATATTTAAATGCGCATAAATCTACGGTTTATGCAACACAATATACTTCATATAATGCAACATATTATAGCGGCAGAGAAAGTAGTTATAAGAGTAGTCATTATAGTAGCTATTATACAACTCATAATTCCGATTTCTATGGATCTCATCATAGTAATTGGCAATATTTTGATAACTGGGCAGCATGTGGTATTTATTATTCTGCTCATCGTGAAGCTCATTATAATACGTATTTTGCTCCACATTACAGCGGTAGAAATGCTACTTATTATGCAACTCATTATACAACTCGCAATACTACTGAAAAAAGTCATTTTTATCATAGAGCGGCAGAATTTGAAAGTCATAATGCAGAATATTATAGTGGTTATTATAGTTCACATGATAGTTCTTATAAGAGTACTAATTATAATAATTATTATTATAGTCATTATACTAATCAAAATAGTCATTATACTGGCTATTACGGTACTCAATATACCACTTATCATATTGGAGCAAAATCTCACCGTGCTGTTGCTTATGATAGTCATTTTGAAACATATGATTATGCTCACAGAAGCTCTCATTATTCCACCTATAATAGTGGAGCAAAAACTACTAATTATACAACTCATTATTCGACCTATAATAGTACAAATAAAGCAGGACAAAAAACGCATTATTCAGGGCATAATGGTACTCAATACACTAGTCGTGATGCAGCTAATTATACTGGATACAATTCTGGCTATTTAAGCTCTAATTATACTGCTCAATACACAGGAAAAAATAATCATTATTCAACTTATAATAGTAATAATTATACTACTCATTATACAGGACGATATTCTAGTCATAATATGGGATATCAAACTGGTTATAGAGCTCATTATGTATCTCACAATGCAGGTGATTATACAGGGCATTTAAGTGGTTATTATGCTACGCATTACACTAATCATAATAAGACTGTATATACTTCTCATAGAAGCTCTGAAAATAATGGTAATTATACAGGACATTTAAGTGGTCATTACACCAGTCATAATGGTTCAAATTATTCCACTTATAATAATCATTGGAGTGGTTATAATAGTGGTTATTATACAAGTCATTTAAGCGGTAACTATGCAACATATAATAACTCTAATTTAACTGCACAGCGTTCTCACTGGAGCGGATATAATAGTGGTCATTATTCAGGTAATAAGAGTGGACATGATAGCTCTTATAATAGTGGTCAAAATGCTGCTCGTAATTCTCACTGGAGTGGTTATAATAGTGGTAACCATAGTAATTATAAGACAGGTTATTATACTGCTAATTATGGCACTTATAATACTTCTAATTATACCGCTTATCGTGCTGGTAATAAATCGCATAATGTTACTGTAACTTAATAAAAAGGAGGAATAATCCACAATGGCGACTTCAACAGCAGTCAAAGGAAATAAAATTATTCCTTCTGACTTAAATAATCCATTAACTGCAATTTAGGCCCAAGAAGCTGCTCATTGCCCTGCATATTATTCAGGGCACTTGAGCGGACATTTAAGTTCACATTATAGTGGACATTATGCTACCCATCACAATGGTGAAAAAGGTACATATTATAACGGGCATCTTTCATCTTATAAATCAGGTCATAAATCTGGATATAATGATGCTTATTATACAGGGCATTTAGTAAATTATTATACCGGATATGATATTAATAACTGGACAGCTTGGCATAATTCTTATTATACTGAGTATTTTAACAGTCATCGATATGGTCATAATGCAAGTTATTATACGAATCATTATGCAGATTATTATACTACTCATAATGGTACTCATTATTATTCTTATTTTGGTGGAAATTATGAACATAATACAACAAATTATGTAACGTATAAGAGTGCTCATTATTAGTTCCATGGAACTTATTATACGGGCAATCGTCTTCATAAGTCTGCGGATTATAGTAGTAACCATAAAGCGTATTATACTAATTATTATACTACGCACTATCAAATTTATAATACTTCACATTGTCCAGATCATTTTGGTAATCAATTTAGTACTGAATTTGATACACATAATGGTGCGCAAAAATATAGCCATTATGCAGGCTACAATACTTCAAATAATGCCACATATTATACTACTCATTATGTAACTTATGATACTGCAAACTATACTAATTATAATGCCACAGTAAAAACTTCTTATTATGTTAATCATTATACTGGGCAAAATACTGCTCATTATGAAACATATTATATTACACATAAATCTGGTCATAATAGTACACATTATTAGAGTGAAAAAGTTGGTCACTTAAGTTCTTATAATACTAATAATTTTGGCGGATATTATACAACAGCAAATGCACATTATTCCGTCCACAATGGTGGTAATTATGCCTATCATAGCACAAACTATGCTACGCACAAAGGCTCATATTACGCATCTGCTAATGGTGGAGATTATACTGGATATAACAGTGGAAAGTACACTCATTATGCCGGATATAATGGCAGCAATTTTGCTACTTATAATGCATCTGCAAAAGGCGCAAATTATACTACTCACTATGGTGGAAAATATTCTCACGATAGTGCAGATTACACAAGTAATCATGGTGGTTATAATGCAAGCGCAAAAACGCATTATACAACTTATAAAACGAGTAATTATAGCTATGATAGCGCGGATTATACCTCCCATCATGGAAGTTATTATTCTTCTAATGACAGTGGCGCCAAGAGTTCTCATAATGGCACCAATCATAGTTATGATACCGCGGATTATACTAGCTATAAGACAGGTTATCATACCACTTATAAGTCTGGTAACTATTCTACATATAATTCTGGCAATAAAACTGGTAATTATACTAGTAATTATTATTCAAGAAATTACTCGAATTAAGCGAGAGGAGAAAACGGAGATATGAAACAAATTCCTTCTCTTGATTATTTAGGCGAAGCGCTGGCTAATATAGCCAGCGTCAGCCTACACTGGTCATCAGATTGCAATATGGCATGTAAATATTGTTATATTGAAAAAGAAAAAAAGTGCATGGCTTCTTATAATAGAGATATTCGTCAAGCACTTGAAGATGGAACTTTTGTAGAAAATGTTAAACGTGTCACCGCAGGCATCCGTGATGCTATTGAAAATGTAAGTTTGTGGGGCGCAGAACCTACAATTAATAGTCAGTACTGGCGAGCAACATTTGAAGCATTATTTGACTATTATCCAAATGCTAAAGATGTAATGTTTTCTACTAATGCTCTTTTGGGCGATCGCATTTATGAAGATTTTTTCTTGCCAATGATGGTTTATGCAACTCACCACAAACGTAAAATCACTTTTAATCTTCAAATGTCTTTAGATGGTCCACCTGAATTTAATGATGATTCTCGTCATCCTGGAGCGACTGCGAGCACAATTAAAACTATGAAAGAAATTTTAACTCGTTGTCCTGCAGATATGGAATATTTCTCTCTTGTAATTAATACTAAAGCTACATTAGATGTTAGTTATATGAAAATTATGAATGAGAGAGGAATTGATTCATTTAACTGGTATTATAAATTCTTCAATGATTTACAAGTTGAATGCGATAAATTAATTGAAGGTAAAAAAAATATTAGTTTACAAATTGCGGGTTGCCCAACTTTGGTTGACCCAGGCTATTATACTCAAGAAGATGGTGAGACATTTGCAAAATGGCTTAGCTTTTTACCGAGAGTAAATGTACAAGATAAACCTTGCTATGATGGTCGCCCTCTTTTTGGTCAATTATTTAATGGACCTGAAGTATTTTTCCAAGCAGAAGCTGGCAATCCTATTGCGACACAAGAAAATTCTTATTCTTGTTCCGCTAGTAAGAATAATATTACTATTGATCATGAAGGAAATATTTATACTTGTAATCGTCTCTGTCGTAATGCAGCTCTTGATGAAAAAATGAAGACTAAGCATGCAATGCAAAGTGGATGTAATATGAATACTAATGATAAGGTTTGGATGAAACGCACTTATGGTTCTATGTCTTTCCATGCCGATATTATGTCTAGAAAATATTTCTTTGATCAAATGGCTGTAACAATGGCTTGCGCTGGACAAATCAACAGTAAATATGCATATAATGAAGATGATCGTTTATTAATGTTTATGATGACTTGTGGATTATATTGTCATATTGGCGTTGAGGAAGACTATACAACTAATCCTTCTATTGTACCTTGCAGTTATTTGCGTTTATTAGGCAATGGTGCTGTGGAAGAAATGATGCGATATTATAAAATTTTAGTAAATAGAGGAGCGATGAAACCATGGCCGAGCATTGCAATGTAAATGATACTGGTTTGTCTCAATATCAAAAAGAAAATCATGAATTGGGCGCTTGGGTAATTGAGAAATATTTTTATGATGATTTCTCTATTGATACCCCAAGAGATCAGAAAATGAAAAATATTGAGTTAATTATTTCACCGCGTTGCAATTTAGGTTGTAGATATTGTTATTTACATCGTCATCGCAAAAAGATTTTTAGTGAAGATTGTTTCAACGAAGAGCGTACTATTGAAAATCTAAAAACTATTTTACAATGGTACACTCATAATGATTGGAACGCTAACATTGAAATTTTCTCTGGTGAATTATTAGCTCAAGAAGTTGGATATAAAGTATTAGAAACTATTTATGAACATTTTAAGGATTTAGATCCTTTATATCGTCCAATTGAAATTGTAATTCCTACTAATTTTACTTTTGTGTGTTCTGAAGAAGCAACTGCAAGAGTAAAAGAACTTCATGCTAAATTCGAAAGTATAGGTATTACTCTAGGTCTTAGTGCGAGTTTTGATGGAAAATATATGGAAGACAATCGTCCTTATCTACATGATCTAGATGTGGATTTGGGTGGTGGTGTGCGAGATGACGAGTACTATGATCGTGCATTTCAATTTTCTCATATGATTCATGGTGGCTTGCATCCAATGGTATATAGTAGAAATATTGATGCATGGCCTCAAAATTTCTTGTGGTTCCAAGAAATGATGGAAAAACACAATATCCCATGGGAGAGCCTGTATTTATTGCATGTCCGCAATGAAGAATGGAATTATGATCAAGTTCAGTCTTTGTGTAAATTTATGAGATTTGTTCTTGATTGGGTATGGGAAAATAAAATTAATAAAGATCCATATGCTATGGCAGGCTGGTTAGTTAAAGCAAATGGTTTTAATATGTTTAGTCAGCCTTTAACAACTTGTGGACGTGGTCTTACCTGCGGTATTCAAAGCCAATTTACATTACGTGTAAGTGACTTAATGATGTATCCATGTCACCGCACAGGATATGAAGATATGTATTATGGTAAATTGGTGCCTGATGAAAAAGAAATTTTGAAATTTGAATGCATCAATCCGGAATTGTTAATTTCAACATATTCTATGCATAAAGCATCTTTGCCGCATTGTGCGCAATGTCCTATTAATGAATTATGTACTGGCACCTGTCTTGGTGCTCAATATGAATGCACTCGTAATTTAATTACTCCAATTCCTACTGTATGTGCAGTAGCTCATGCTATGATTTATACTGAAATGAAATGGCTACAAGAACATGGGGTGTGGAGTGTAGTTTGGAGAGATTTGTCTGAAGAAAAGAAAGTGCAATTCAAATATCTTGAGGAGGTAACGGAGTTAAATGTTAACTGAAATTCGTAATTTTTCTTATGGCGAGGCCCGCTATCATGTGATGAAAGAAATTGATACTTTGGGTCCTATTGGTCGTATTTTAACAGCCATTCAGCCGCAACTTTCATTAATTATGATTAGAGTATTGGAGCAAATTGATGCCATCACAGCTTGGGAACCGGGAGAGGACGATGGTGCATTTACAATTTCTCAGGACACTTTAGACATGTTCATTCGTATTGAACATGAATTTCCAACTCTTATTCTTACTGAGGATAAGCTTCCCTGGAATGATTTTATGAGTGCCTGGTGCGCGATTGTTCATCAATATTGCTCTGTATTTGGTAACTATTTAGACTTTAAATTGTCTAATGGTCCAGAAGATGAACGTAGTCAGACTATTGCCCAGCGCATTGGTTTGATTCAAGACACTCTTGCGCCAACATATACATTGGCACAAATGGGCGCTGGTTATCTTGAATTAATGCAAGCTTCTTCTAGCATTGTTAAAGAACTCAGATCTTGGCGTCAGTCTCGTCCTGCTTCTCTTCGCCTTTCTCAAACTTATTTAACTGCGCTTGGTTTAGTAAAGCCTGAGGAAGGGCCAAAAAACTCTGATTGGAATGGAAGTAAACCCGAGGAGTGTGGATGTAATCCTCCCCCGCCTCCACCACCTCCACCAGCAAACTAAAAGGAGAGAATAAAACATGTTTATTAGTTTCAACGATTCTGCAACACGTTATGACGTTCGTAGCGTAAATTATAGCCATATTGAAAATGGCGAGCTCGGCAATGATTTTAACTGCTACCTTGATAACACAGCAGCTAGTCTTGCAGACACCATCGAAGATATTAAGTCTTATGTTGGTATCACTATTAAGGCTGTACATGTTTTTGATAAGAACGGTGAGCTCTTGTACGATGTGGTTGATAATTTCAAGATTGATACTTTGTTTGATACCATGAATGAAGAAATTGACCGTCGTGAAGTAAATCTTCGCTTAAAGAAGATTGTTGAATAATGTAAAGAGGGTTGTAATAAACAACCCTCTTCTTTTTTTAAGGAGGAATAAGCATGCTAATTAAAGTAAAACTTACTCGCTCCGAAAATCTTGACTATTATGGTAAAGATGAAATTGAAATTGATATTGAAGAATATCTAAAAGGTGTGGTTCCCGCAGAAGTAGGTAATGCTGCTCTTGAAGCAGGTAAAGCTCAAGCTGTTGCGGCCCGCACTTTCGCTTTATATCGCTATTAGAGTAAAGGATCTATTAGCGACAAATCCTCAACAGATTAGGCATTCCGCGCTTCACGCTTCTCTAATTCATATGCAAGAGCACATCAAGCAGTTGAAGAGACGAAGGGTGAAGTTCTTTATTATAATAACAAGATCGTTACAAATGCACATTACAGTGCTATGAACGGCGGCCGCACCTACTCAAGTGAGGAAAAGTGGGGCGGAAAGCGAGCATATTTAATCGCCCAAGAAGACCCGTGGGATTATGCCGTCTCATAGGGCAAGAAGAATGGACATGGTGTTGGTATGAGTCAAACCGGCGCTAAGTATGCAGCTTCTATTGGTGTTAAATATGATGAAATTTTGGCATTCTACTATCCAGGTACAGAAATTCGCAAGAATTATGGCGAGGTAGTGGTAACCCAACCGAGCGAACCTATCGTCGGGACGACGGAAGGTAAACCCCAAGGAGGGAATGTTATGTCTCAATATGAAAAATATACTAACTTACATTTTGTAGAATTTTTGAAAGCAATGGTTGGCCAGCCATATTGGTATGGCACTTGTGTATATAAATGTACAACTTCTACTTTAAAGAGTAAAACTAATCAATATCCTTCTCATTATGGTAGTGATCGTACTGCTACATATAAATCTCACATTTCTAAGAAGATGGTTTCTGCTGATTGTGTGGGACTTGGTAAAGGATACAATTGGACTTATGGCGGTGAAGGTGTTATCGAATCTATTGGTACTGATAAGACCTTCAAGAGTAAATATGGAAATAACTGCCCTGATAAATCTGCAAATAGTATGTTCACTTATGCCAAGAGCAAGGGTTTAAAATATGGTAAGATTGCAACTATCCCAGAAGTGCCTGGGCTTGCTGTGCGCAAGGATGGTCATGTTGGCTATTATATTGGTAATGGTAAAGTTGTTGAAGCTTATGGGTTTGCTAAGGGTATTATCATTACCGATTTAAATAAACGTCCTTGGACTGATTGGTATGAATTTCCGGGTATTAAATACGTATCTGGAGAATATAAAGCAGAAGAACCAGAAGTAGAAGCTCCTAAGCCTATTGCTACTGCGGTAGTAACTACAGTCTCTGGAAGACTCAATTTGCGTGCTGGCAAATCAACCTCTGCGTCCATTCTTGCTCGCATTCCTAAAGGCCAGAAGGTTAATGTTTACGAGCGTGAAGAAACTTGGAGCAAAACTTATTTTGACGGCAAGTATGGTTATGTTATGAATACATTCCTTGTTTTTGATGGCGAAAAGACTGATTATGATCTTGGCGAGCGTCTACCTTTGAAAGAAGGTATGACTGGCGCTGATGTTGAAGAACTTCAGGAAATCTTAATGGATTTGGGATATGAACTTGAAGATAAGGCTGATGGTCAGTTTGGTTCTCAAACCGCAACTGCAGTTAAAGAATTTGAACGTGATAATGGCATCTTGGCAGATGGTATTGTTGATGCAGAACTTCTTAAAAAGCTTCAAGCTGCGCAAGGTAAGGATGATTCTGATGATGATAATGAAAACGTAATCACTCCTTCTCTTGATTTCAGTAAATATCCAACAATCCGTAAAGGCGCTGAAAATGATTATGTAAAAATTCTTCAAACTAATTTGAAGAAACTTGGATATGATCTTGGTACTTATGGCGAAAATAAAGATGGTATTGATGGTGACTATGGCACTAAAACTGTGAATGCAGTTCGCGCATTCCAGAAGAAAGTAAATATTAAGGTCGATGGCATTTGCGGTCCCAAGACTTGGGAAGCTCTTGCAAAGGCGGTTGCTTAATTGATTCCTCGCAGAATTAAAAGCGCGACTACTCAATATGTTGAAACCATTTTTTCTCCCAAGGTGGAGAAGAAATGGTCTTTCAGCAAAATTCTTGTGATCGCAGTTTGCGCTGTCACTCTTGCCATCACCATCTTTTCTTGCATTGCAATGTGGTATTTTAATAACATTGATGCGCTTATGTACCTAATTCCCGCGGTCTTTGCTGAGTGTGCGACAGTGACCGGTTTTTATTCATATAAAGCAAAAGCTGAAAATGAAATTAAGTTAGACACACAAAGAAAACTTATTACAGCCCTACTGCGTGAGCAAGTAGGTCAAGATCCTGAGACTGATGAGGAGTCTTGCGGATAAGGAGGTCTTTTTATGGAATGGATGGAAATGGCTCAACAAATTTTTGAACTAGTAATCATTCCGCTCTTGGTTGTATTGAGCACTTATTTTATTAAGTTTATTAATGCTAAGAGCAACGAGTTGATTAATCGTGTTGATAATGATAAGCATGATAAGTATGTGCTTATGTTACAGGAGACTGTAACCGATTGCGTTTTAACCACAACTCAAACATATGTAGATGCTCTTAAGGGTCAAAATGCTTTTGATCCTGAGGCACAGAAGAAAGCTTTTGAAATGACTAAGAGTGCGGTTTTAGCCATTCTTACAGATGATGCTAAAGAGTATCTTGCTAGTGCCCTTGGAGATTTCGATCAGTACTTGACTACTTTGATTGAAGCCCAGGTACAAGTAAATAAGCTTGCAGCTGCTAGTTAATTAACAGGGAGACCTTTAAAGGTCTCCCTTTTTTGTCGTTGTTAGAAGTGTCCTTGACGCGAGACAGAGAGCTTGCCTGTGACTACATCTTCTAATGCACCCTTCATCCAGAGGGGTAATCCTCATAGTTACCACGAGACAAATGTGACCAACGGATCTATCGGCATTTTCATTATATAATGGAAGTGATAGAGACAACTTCCAGAAAAGAGGGATAAAATGTATCCAACTTATCCAAATTATTTTTAGGCTCAATAGCCGGCTTCCCGACCCGTTTCTATGGCATTAAAGGGAAGACCAGTCTCCTCTCTCGATGAAGTCAGAGGCGCCTCAATTGACTTCGATGGTTCAGTGTTTTACTTTCCAGACTTAGCTAATAAGCGAATTTACACTAAACAAATCAATATGGATGGAACGGCTGCGCTGAATGTATACGAACTAAAAAATATTCCTCTTACTAATGAAGCCAATTTAAATTTTATAACTAGAGAAGAATTTGAATAGGCAATGTAGCAAATTCAAATGGCAATGAATCAAATGATTATCCCACCGAAGGAGACTAAACAATAGCTAAATGATGTTGCATCCCAGTTTTGAGAGGAGGGGAAGCACGAATGGTTCAGATGAACTAGATTATCGGTATGATTAAAAATGGTTAGAACCCGCAACAAGTAATGATGAATCTGTTACAGGGTATGCAAAATACTCCAATGGGAGTAAATCTATTGAACTTGGCCAAAAACAATAGAAGTGCAGAAATTGAACAGATTGCCCGCAACCTTATGCGCGAGCAAGGTAAGGACTTCGATACTGAATTTTAGGCTTTCCGCAGGAAATACGGTCAATAGTTCATGCTGCTATGTTTAGTTATAATGTCAATATGACTATAGAACAAGAAGAAATGGTCGCTGATTTAATTGCTACATTTGGCAAAGAAATTTTATTTAATACGAATTAGATTTTTGACGATATAACATAAAAAAAAATAGGGAGACTAGATAAAATATCTAGTCTCCCTTATTTTTTTTTACACATGATGATATTTAGAGCGTGCGGAAAAATCGGTTTCTTCCACTTGCTCCGGAGGAGTATTAGGCAATTGACGAATTTTAGCGATCCATGGATCCACATGTCCGTTACCGCCTAGTGTCTTATAAGTTAAGAAACGTTCCTCATAATCTGCCAATTGCTCAAGAGTAATATATTCATTCTTTAGATACATTTTACCATCAATAATCAATTCTCTTAAATGAGACTGCAAAATCGCCTGACGTATACCAGCGGTATTTTGTTCGATCTTATCAAGCAGTGCAGTCTAGACGTCGACAATTTTCTTTTCTAATTCAACGTCTTTCTTTTTGGATTCGATTTTGAATGCTTCAATATCATTCTTGGTTTCTTGTGCATATACATTCCATTTGTCTTTTAATTCTGCGTCGCGTCCATGCTTATATCTGTTCCATACTGGAATAACGATTGCCGCGAAGAGACCTGAACAGACGAATGGAATGAGCCATTTGAGGAAATAATCAAATAAATCATACTCCATGCAAAAGTCATCCCCTTTCTCTGATTATAAAAATCAAGAGAAAAGAGTGAACCTAATTAGCCCAATCATTCAAAATCCCAATTGTTATCCTCTTGTTTAGATAGAGCATAACCAATACAAATCGCATCCGATTCATCTTGCGTACATTTCTTACCGAAGGTTTCCATTACCCAGGTTTGCGCAACTTTTTTTTGATTATCTCTATGTTTATCATTGCCTTTAAGGAAAGCACATTCCGCACGCCACTCGGACGGACGAACTAACTAATATGGAACTCCTTTTGCAACGCAGGTGCGCATTAAAGCACCTTGAACCCAAGCTAGCTTTTGAAACATCTCTACGTTCTACTGTAGCTAAATATTTTCAATAGCGATGAGCTCTGGTTCATATTCCTCAATTTTCTTCTCAATTTCCTAGCAAAGCCTATGGATACGCATTGCTACGTCGTCGTGGGAGAAACTCCAGTGGCCGAAGTCGATCAGTTCTCCATTATCAAAGATAGACCACCCGCTGTCGCGAGTGGCCTGATCTAAAGCTAATATAATCTTACCCATTGGTAGAACCGAATCCGCCCTCGCGAGTAGCGGTTACATTGTCACCAGTAGCAACACCATAAGGAAGAAGAACACCCTGACCGAAGCATTCACCCTTCTGAATCTTAATGGGAACCGGTAACAGATTAATGATCTGGAAATAAATATGTCCTTCATTATCTGGGTTATTATAATAATCCGCGTCGATGATACCAACACCATTACCCAGAATCAACCAGTGCTTAAGCGGCAAAGAACTACGTACACTTAGCTGAAGATAATAACCACCCGGAATCTTACACTTAATACCAGTTGGCACAAGAGCGACCTTAGCATCATACTGCTTAGTGATCGCCGCAATCTTGTCGAGAGTATAAGGGTATTCAGCTGCCATAAACTCTTTTACATCGGCATACTGCGCTTTGCGAGAGTTAATATCCTCAAGCATTGCATCTTCGACCATCTCAACAAATGGAGGAATTATCGTATCTTCTGCTGCACAAAAGTCGTACCCCGCTGACTCGGCAGTTTTGCGAGTTGGGATGACGACCAAGTTGTCATCAGCATATTTACTAATCTTTTCAAAAGTCGCATCAATATTCATATCGCACCATTACCCCACAATTGGGTTCCTTTTCACTATTGATAACCTTCTTAGCTTTTACAACCTGATACTCTTCTTCAGTCTTTTTATTAAACTTGGTAGTATACTGGAAAGACTGAAGTTCATATTCATGAGCTGCGGCCATTTCATCGCGCATAGCCAGAGCCTCTTCTACGGTATCAACACGGTAAGTTTCAACAACATTCAGCAAATACTTCATCTTAGACTTCCTCCAATTTTACGCCATTCTGATAATTATAATTTTGTGCAAGTAGAGCATTTAGTGGTGCTTCAAACACCAAATATTCTTTATCTGTTTTAACAGTAGTAAGACCATATGAGGCAATTACATTTGCCAAAGACATAATATGATCTTCAATAGTCTCACCAAACAAATCTACTCTTGCAGTATTTTCTTTTGTGTGAATTAATACAGAAGAATGATTTGTAAATTTATTAGTCATCCAATATGCAGAGTTCATACTTCAACGACTCCCCTTCCATATGGGAATAAATAGAAACAATGTACGATGTCAGCTTCTGCTTTAGCTTCATCAGATAGTGCTTCATAATGTGCGGGCTTGAGAGAACTCCACACAGAAATTGCTCCATTATTATCTTCTTCAATAACGCGTACATCACCAAGATTAGCAACAATATCAAGAATTTCATCTGTTAAATCTCGCATTGCACCTCGACTAATCATCAAGTTGCCGCCAGCATTATACTTTGCAGAAGTAATATGGAATAAAGTGTAATAACTAAGCTCATTACATAGGAGCATATAATAAGGATCGGGATGTGTGTCCAACCACTTTAAAATTTTCCCAGAGCAATCGCGCACCCCGTCGCCGTCCAGAGCAGGCATTTTTGCAATAATTTGCTGGTTCAATTCATATAGACTTGGACCATCAACATTATCATTACCTTCTTTCAAGGACTCATAATACGCCTTAAGTTTTTCTTGCTTTTCCTCTTGCTCCTTTAAGTAAGCCTCATACTCTTCAGGCTCCATATAAATAGCATTAGGTGTTTCCTTCATGAGAATTCTCCTTTTTCTCTTGATATATCAATTATATCATAAAATTTATTTTCTGTCAAACTTGAAAACTCTCTGATTCTCGCTACCACGCAAACCAAGAGTAATATTTCTCTTAGTCGCATCATATGGGCCATCAATCAAATAGTCAATGTTATCAAGGATATATGATAAATGTGGGGATGAACCTATCTTTTGAAGATCTTCATAAAGATAACCAGTCCACACATATATAGGCGTATCTGGTAGCTTGTCCCGCACTGTACGAATTAATAGTGTAGTAAGAAAAATATTCTCGGGACAAAGCGGTTCACCGCCTAGGATGCACAAGGGTCTTTGAATACCTTGTGCGGTAAGACCTCGGATTAGGTCGTCCAAAAGGGATGCGGGGAATTCTTGTCCTCCTTCAAAGTCCCAGGTCTCCGGGTTATGACAACCCGGACACCGATGCGGACAACCTTGCGTATAAAATGACACACATAAACCGTCGCCGGCAACAATGTCATTCCAAATTACGTTAGCATATCGCATATTATTTCTCCTTTAAAAGAGGACGCCACCCTCTTACTTTCTTGAATGTTTAAATCTATGTAAAACTTCGTCCTGCTTACCTTCATTAAACTTGTGGTAATCTGTAGTGAGATAACCAGTTACTCTTCGTAACTGTTGAATGTTGGTAGAACCGCATTCAGGGCAGCGGTCATTGAATTCACCTTGATAGCCGCAAGATAGGCAAGAGTCGATTGGGAAGTTGAACGCGAGGTATGGGATGTCGAGCGTTTTGAACGCGTAGTCGATGATTTGTTCGATTGCTTTCGTGTTCTGAACAAACGTTGCATCCAATTCAACATATGTGATACATCCTCCTGTTGGGTACTTACAGAATGGAGCTTCCAACTCCAATTTTTCAAAAATACCAATTTCTTCCCAAACCGGGACATGATGACTATTGGTAATAAATTCTCTGTCAGTAATGCGAGGTAGAATACCATACTGACGACGAAGTGCTTTTAAAGCAGTGGAACAAAGTCCTTCTGCAGGAGTTGCATAGCAAGAGAAGTTAAGATCATTACGTTCACTTGCTTCTTTTGCAAACTCATTAATGCGCTGCACAACAGAAAGAGCAAATGCATGAGCTTCCTTGCTGCGAGCATGATTGACACCAAACAATGCTTCACACATTTCTGCAATACCAATATAGCCAATCGCAAGCGTATTATGTTTTAGAGATTGATATACACTCATATTACACTTTTGACCATCAGCAATAGTTCCATTCTCATACATAAATGGTGCAGCTGTTGCAGCTTGATTGACCATTACATCGAATCTTTCAAGGAGTCCTTGCTCTGCGAGTTTGAGAGTGTCTTCAAATGCCATCCAGAATCCTTCAAGATCTGCTTTATCGCGCTTTCCGAGAGCAATTCCGTATTCAATTCCAAGCTTTGGGAGAATAATGGTATTTGGAACGTTATTGCCTCGTCCGACTCTACGATATCCAAGTCCATGTCTATCGTAACCAAGCATGGTTCGGCATCCCATTGTAGAGAAATAGGTGTCGGGATCGGAGAGATCTTCGTGGGCCTGGGACCAGTCACAGTTACAGAAGTTGGGATAAATTCGTTTAGAGAGGGATTCCAATGCCAATTGCTTAAGGTCATAGTTTGGGTCTGCAGGGTTTGCATTGTTTCCGGTTTTATACTGGAAAATTGAAATTGGGAAGATAGCGGTTCTGTGGAATTTTCCGATTCCTGCGAGACTAGCTCTGAGCATAGACTCTGAAACCATTCTTCCTTCGATAGTGGTGTCTCGTCCGAAGTTAATAGAGGTAAACGGGACCTGAGACCCCGCACGGGATTCGAGGGAGTTGAGGTTGTGGTAGAGAGCTTCTGCACTCTGACGCATCTCCTTTTTCAACATAGCCATAGCATATTTCTTTACTTTTGGCTGTTCATCATATAGTGGCGCATCAATTGGAAGATTTAAAAGCTCTTCCTTATCATATTCTACACCATTGTCGCAAAGCCATTCCATACCATCAAGGAAGTGCTTAGCAAAACTCATTCTTACAAAAGGAGTAAGATCATAGTCAATATGAACGCTACCGACTCCACCAAACTGCACTTGAGACTGACATTGGAAAATAACAGCAACTTGTTGACAAGCAGTGGCATAGGATGTAGGAACACGAATATCGCCATTGCGGGTTGCGAAACCTTCGGTGAATAGTTTCTTGAAATCAATATTTAAACAATTATGCTCTCCAACAGGAGCCTTCTCTAAGTCATGCTGATAAAGAAGCATGTTTTTGTGAGCATTTGCAACTTCTTCACTTAGATAGCTGCCATCTTCAAGAGCGATAATCTTGTGAATATCAGACTGAGATTCTTTTTCACGACCAGAGAAAGAGCGTTCATCAACATTGGCATTGGAATTCTGCACATTACGAGCTTCCAAACGGCTCTTTACCGCATTAATAATACGGCTCTGTTGTTCTCTTGCACGAGTACGCTTATTACGATATAGAATATATGCTTTTGCAACATCAGGATCACAAGCCATAAGTTCTCGTTCAACAAGATCCTGAATCTGTTCTACAGTATAGTCTTGATTAGACTGAGAAATTTTATCGGCAATATGTCCAGCATATGGTGGGTTAGGTTTGTCGGGAGACCAATCTTTGTCCCAATATGCCTTGCCGATTGCGTTTTCAATTTTCTGAACATTAAAAAGGACTTGGCGTCCATCACGTTTAGTTACTAACATTTCATTGACCTCCTGAGTTATAAAATAGGGTAGACATGATATTTCAAAATTTCGCCCAATAAATTATTCATGACTGCCCACAAGAGGCACAATATCTAGAACCGCGTGAATGATTTTATTGACTTCATGTACAACATATGGTAGAGAAGTATCTCTTCCATTTTGAATTACATATACAGGATAGTCTGGATCGTTATCAATATCATAAAAATCTTCTTCATCTGCGCTAAAGCGGCGGACGATCTCATGAACATCAGGGTTTTCTTCGCGATTAAGCTGGCGCAGTAGACGAGTTTTATCATCGCTATTGATATAGAAGCCAATAACTTTGATTTCTCCGCCGCCCATCTCTGTAAGACAATCGTAGCCTTCAGGATTGAAAACACCAATGTTTACACCTTCGTGAAGAGAAGAAGCCATAGTACCATAATGCCAATCGTTGAAATAAGTAGCTTCAAGCATATCGCCATTCAGTACTTTCTGCGCAAACTCCTCATTTGTAAGATAATAATAGTTGATACCTTCAACTTCATTTTCTCGACGAGGGCGGGTTGTACAAGAGACAATCATATTCCAGTCAGGATTGAGTGTAGCTAAGCCCTGAGCAATTGTATCTTTTCCCGCTCCTGCCTTGCCAATAAGTGCTACAATATATTTCATTCTTTTATCTCCGTATTTAATTCAAATAATTTACAAAACGGTCTTGGAGCTCTTGTCATATCTGGCAAACAATAATCAATATATTTGTCTTTAGCAACACATTTATAGTAATCATTACATGGCAGATGAGCCGGTATGGTTATAAATTTTAAGTGTTTACAAAAAATACATTTACGATGAAGTGGCGACGATCGCCACTTCATCACTTTCTCGTTCATCATTCTTCTTCGGCCTCCCCGCTTGCGCGCTCCGTTTTAAGAGTCAGGCTACCATTAGAAGTGATGTTTTCAATCTTATACAGCTGATGACCAACTGTGCTTGCATATTTCTTCGGAATGAAATCATCACCACGGCGAATACCAGTTACCATAATCATAGAACCACGATTGAACCAAGACTTTTCCACAACATGCTTTACGCCATCAGCGCCACGCACAGAAATCTGCTTGTCGAACAAACTGAAATATTCATTTCTAAACTTAACTTCGACAACACCCTCAGGAGTCAACAGAGATACTGTACCTTTTGTTTTATTCTTAGCGATGCATGTGCCGCAGATTCTATTCAAACGATAAATCGGAATTTCAATACCGCCACGCTTAAATGTCTTTTCGATAATCGGCTCTTCTGGCAGATCGAAGAAATTGCTAATTCCATATCGTGCGCGATTGACGTTCTTCAACTCATGCTCATGATAATAGAAACATAATGCTTCCATTTCCCAAGAAGAATAATTACCAGAAGCATATTTCTTCCACTCTTCCTCAAAAATGTTCTTATTCAGCTGATATAGAACTTCGTCCTGATTAGCTTTCATCCACTCACGCACAAAATCCATTTGCTGTTGATATACCTTTTCCCACAACTTCTGATTCATTGCATAAGTCGGACCAAATACTTCCAGAGGAACATCAGGGAAGAATCTGTCGATGAATCCATACGCTCTATCATCCAGAACATAATAACCGTCAGTCAACTTACATACATTTTTCAAGTAACGATTAAACTCAAAAACCTTGCTCTGCAGACTAAGATGATCAGGCAGCAGACCTCTTTGAATCAAACCATTCATATTCTGAAGTGTGATTCTCTTTTTCTTATCGCAGTTCAACCACAAATATTCAGCCATAATGCGCTTACGCTCACCAAAGCTATCAAATGCGCCACCCTTGATAAGAGAAATTACTGCCTGTTTTCCGCACTTGACTCTGCCAAGGAAATCTCCGAAGCTAGTGAAAGGGCGTTTGTCAATAATGTCTGCGATGACATCGTCTCCAACATTGAGTAGACCTTTAAGTCCGTAGGTGATTGTGCCCTCTCCAACGTCTGGAGAAAATCCATATTTAGATTTATTAATGTCTGCCGTGGAGACTGCAATTCCTGCACTTCGAATGTCACCAATGGCTTTTGCGATTTTTCCATAGTTCGTTGTACCTTCAAGATCTTCATCTGTTGCACCACTGTTTACAATCAAACATGCAGTGTTCCAATAAATCGGATCAAACTTTCGTGCTAAGATAATTGTCTGAATACCGACGAAAGAATAAGGCAGAGAGTGATTCATGGAGAATGCATAACCCAACTGAGGAGCTACCGCAACTTCCCACACATAGTCAGCGAGTCGCTGATCCATTACATCATAAACCTTACCTTTAAGCTCGGGAATACGAGACATTTGCTTCTTAGCAACAATCTTACGAGCATCATTTGCCTCTTTCAAACTGAAACTTGCAATCTCAGGATCCATCAGAATCTCCATCATCTGTTCCTGAATTGCGCAACAGCCATAATACTTGTCGCAATGTTTATGCATTGCTTTAATCATGCTGTTCGGCAGATTATGCTCTTTCATTTCCATATCGAAGACTCTGATTCCTTGACTCTTGATACGAGCATATCTATCCTGCTGAGACTCTTTACCCTTTTCAGACATAAGTCTCATCATTGCATTCGCTGCGGTCATTTCCAGAGGATCAGTTGGACGAAGCTTCTTTGCAATCGCCAAACCAACGCCACCGCTGAACTGGAATACATCCAATACGCTACCCTCTGCAAGTGCTTCCCAAATTTCGGGATCGGTTGTATCAATATGCTCAGGATGCAAGAACTCTTCATACATCTGACGCAAACTCATATCAGGATCAATTACTTCATCCTCTTGCATCAGTTCAAGAGCCTTAATGATTTTGTCAGAAACTTCGGTTACAAGGAAGTCGTATTTAGTGTCACCAGCAGCCTCTGCCATGTGAAGGTCATAACAGGTTACAAGATCACCAGAAGGAGTTCTCATAATCGCCGCGGTGTCATAAATCTTATCCTCTTCATACATAATGACACCAGATGCATGACAACCACGCTGCTTCACGATTCCTTCAATCGCAAAGATAATATCTAAAAGTCCAGGATACTTGTCAACTTCTCTCTTGAATGCGGCAATAGGCTGACGATCTTCATCCTTATTGCCATATACAACATCCTTGATGCTCCAAAGGAAACCGCGATGGGATGGAATCAAAGATGCAATATACTGAGCGACGTCAACATCAATACCATCAGGAAACATTTCAATTCCATCTTCATCTAACATTCTATAACCACGACAGGCGGTCAAGATTGCAGACTTAGAACCTTCAGTACCGAATGTAATAACCTGAATCAGTCCCATTTCTCCACGTTCTTCACGAATACGCTGAAAGATTTCAGCTCGCTTGGAAGGAGCAAGGTCGATATCAATATCAGGCAATTCCGCACGTTCTTTATTCAAGAAACGCCACCAAGGAAGATTCCACTTGATAGGATTTAGCTGAGTAATACCAAGGAGATAATTAGACAGAAAACCAGTGGCAGATCCACGGCCAGGACCGACGATGCTACCACACTCCCAGAACAAATCAATATAGTGCTTGAAAGTATTAAAGTAGGCAAACAAACAAGTCCCAAGACGATTGCCAATATATCGAATAACGTCTGCTTCAATTTCGAGTCTTTCGAGGTAGACATCTTCACCAAGTCCTTTATTTACCAAAGCTTCCATGCAACAATCAAGCCAATATTGCTCTTGTTCATTGCCATTAAGGTTAATATCATAAAGCGTGGGATATTCTTGCCAAATTCCCCACCCAAGAAAGCCAGCGTTTCTAGTTGGAACTTCTACAACAGGAATCTGCTGCGGTTTTTCCAAAGAATACCACTCAATTTTCTGACGCATATCTTCTGTCATATGCATCATCATATCAACAGTAGTTTCTTCAAAAGAATGAAGTAGAAGTTCTCTCACTTCTTTTTCATCCATCAAACGCGCAAATTCATAGAAGCTATCAACTTCTCGATCTCCGCCCTTAGAGTTCAAATATGCCTTATGCGCAAATCTTGTTTCAGGACTGAGATAATGAGAGTCGGTAGCCGGCACCAAATTCAATCCATAAAGTTGTGCCATTTCACCGAGACACCGATTGACCATGATCTGATCTTTCATTGTAGATGGCGCACATTCAATATAGAAATCATCTGGACCAAATACTCTCATGCAGAACTGAATGAAATCCTGCATCTTATAAAATATTTCCTGATTGGGCTGATTCATTTCTTTGAGAATCTGATATTCCACAATCAGTTTAGACAGCTCACCGCCCATACAGGCAGTAGTACCCATAATATGACCTTTGTATCGAGTCATAATTTCTTCTAACTCGCTCTTGAGCAGAGGAACACGCTCCATACCTCGATCAAAATAAGAATTATACCATGCCTTAGAGCTAAGCTCACGCAAACCTTTGTGACCAATAGCATCTTTAGCAATCAAAATAAAGTGATAGTATGGCTGACCTTTCTCTCTTGTGTCAGTCAAATAAATCTCATTACCGAGCGCAATAGTAAAATTAGGATGCTTTTCACGAATTTTCTTCGCATACATGTTTACTTCCATATGAGCGCTCAGTGCTTCATGGTCGGTAATCGCAATACCAGAAAGGCCTAATTCGATCGCACGGTCGATTAGGTCTTTCGGTTTGATGATACAGTCCAGAAGTCTGAGGTTTGAATACATCGTATGATTATGACAGTTAAAAAACATATCCAAGAACCTCTTTCTATCATTTCTGTATATATTATATCATAATTTTGTTTAATTGTCAATTAAAGATTCTACAGTGTCGATGCGTTCAGCAACAATACTGGCTCTTAAATCAGCTCCGCGCCCAGCAGTACAAGAACGAATTTTTACAAGCATGGTGTCAATTTGTTCTGCTGTAAGCTCAGGATGACGATCAACTACTATTAAAAATGCTGGAAAATAAGATTCCCAAGCGCGGCATTTAAGAATTTTATGCAAAGTGGGAATACGATCTAAGACAGCATTTACTTGCTTAACGCTCAAATTTAATACGTCACGATCAAATTCAGGATAGTAACTAATCATCTTTGTGGGTTCTAGAGAAACTACCATATTTTTATGCTTAAGAATCATAAAGCGAACTAACGCTTTCTCAATTGCCTCTTGTTCTTCATCTTTCCATTCTGAATTTTTAAACACAGAATGCTTTAGCATTTCAGCAGTACCATCCTTGCGGATAAAGAAATTTTCGCACAATCCTTTTGCAAAATCACTTAATGCTTTACCATTATTAATTTTTTTAAAGAGCATAATTTGTTCATCTCTGTCAAGATTAGAGTAAGTAGTAATCAAAATCGTAGTATTATAAATACGATATTGCAACTCCTTTGGTAAACAAGAAAAATTAATCTGTCGGACAAGAGCATCTTTATTTTTTCCTTGAGTAAAAAGCCAGTGCAGCTCGGGACCTGCATAGCTGTATTTCAGAGGAATTTCATCATTGATGATTTTAAAGATCGTTAATAGTCGCTGTTTACCATCAATAATGTCGTAAATATCATTGCGGATTAATGCATGGAATTCAGGAATATGAGCATTAAGCAGCAAACTGTTCCACATCTCTTGCTGACGTTTTTCATCCCATTGGTAACCTCGCTGAATATCCAAATCAGTATTAATTTGGCCATTGTTATTACAGAATTTTAGATAATTAATAGGCTGAGAAGTTGTTGTACACTTTCTGGAAAAATCTTCAGATAGTTGGTCAAATAAATTTTTGCTATCAGCATATTGCATACTATATACCTCTTATATTATTATTTTAAGATTTTGTCAATATCTTCACACACATGTGCTAAAACATAAAATTCATCTATGGGGAGAGCTTGTGCTTCATCGCATTTACGCGGACACTTGGCAAACATTGATTTTACCTCAATTTCCAAGCCATCTGCTCCTGCGGCGATACCAGCCCGTGCCAATCCGGATACCAGACTTCTCTCTCCAGCAGCGTGGGATGGGTCCACGATAACTCGACACCCAGTTTTTTGCTGTAACACAGGGATGGCGGACAAATCCAAAGTGAAACGACTAGCATCAGACAGAGTCCTAATACCACGCTCACATAAGATAACATTGTCATGCTGTAAATAATCCCTCGCTCCACACATTTCATCAACGGTATTTCCAAAGCCTCGCTTTAGAAGTACTGTATTACCATATTCCTTAGAATAAGAACTTACTAATTTAAGTAGTTCAAAATTTTGCATATTACGAGAGCCAATTTGAAGAATAATGTTTTTTTCTGGATAATGATTAATAACATAATCCAAATGTTTTTTACTCATTACCTCTAAACAGCACCCTTGTAGTCCATATAATTCATACGCAGCAACAAGCATATCAACGCCGACCTCTCCGAGCCCCTGGAAGGAATCTGGTCTAGTGCGGGGTTTCCAGCAACCGCCACGCAGAATGATTTTTTTATCATATTTACTTAATTCCTCTGCGATTTTATAAGTGTCAGTCGCAGTTTCCACGGCGCATGGGCCGGCGATCATAATCATTAATAATTCCTCACAATAATTAATTTCTTGGCAGCGCGAGTAGCAGCAGTATAAAGCCAACGAGAATGACCATCTTTGCTTTCACCTCTCAAGTATTCCTCAAGAACAATAACCTTATCATATTCGCTACCTTGCGCTTTATGGCAAGTAATGCAATATCCATAATCAAACTCCTTGGGTCGATAGAACTTAGGAATTTTCTTGAAGGTTTCTTTGTTCACAGTCGGCACATGTTCAGTGAAAAGCTTATAATCGACTTCTAATCCTCTAAAGGTGTCACTGTCATCAATATCAGGCTGGAAGTCGATGATGGGAGTTTTCTCCATAAATGGGTTATCATTTGTATATTTCAAATCAGTAATTGTGCCACTCAAACCATTTACAAGAGCATCACCAGTTAGATTTATACATTCCCATTCATTATGCAGACAGATAATTCGGTCTCCTACTAAAGGTTCAATTCCTTCAGTATTCATTTTGATCTGTCGCATTACTCTATTAATTTGATTGCGGGTTTCATTTTTACCGCAAATAATCTGATCTCCCCATGCAAGAAAACCAGGTTGTAGGAGTTCTTCACGCCCTACAATTCTTACCTCTTGGCCCAACATAGGAGTCAAACCTTTTCCTGCACGAATATCCATTGTTAAACGGATAATCTCACTTTCGGCAGCCTGTCGCATAACTTCATCCAGAAAAATATGCGGGGTATCCAACACACCATTACTTTCAGCCATAACAGGCGGAAGCTGACCGGGATCACCAAGAGCGATTACATGAATTCGATGAGATAATAAAAGTTCCCACATTGGTTTTGGTAGCATGGAAATTTCATCTACAACAATTAGAGCAAAAGGAAATAATGGACGCTTCGGAAAATGAACAAATGTTCCATCATCCTTTTGTACAGATTTATATAGTAATCTATGTGCGGTCATTGCATTCGGGCATCCTTTTGAACGCAAAACCTGCGCGGCTTTGCCGGTATAGGCTACATAACACACATCATCAGGATCAATATTCAATGCACTGATAATAAATCGAATAAGTGTGCTTTTACCTGTCCCGGCATAACCAGCAATACAAGTATAAGGTTCGTGGTCCTTATAACGCTTGACCGCAATCTTAAGACCTTCTTCTTGCTTAGCAGTCAGTATCATTTAAGTTCCTACTTTCCTATTTTCTACAATTATATTATACCATTTCTTTTTGAAGTTGTCAAATTAAAAACCCCAAGTATCTACATATGACACATCATAATCAACCAGCTTTAGCTGGGGAGAAATGCTTCCACCCCAATCATTTAAAGCACAGGTGCCGATTAGATTGAGCTTAATTGTAGCATCATCAGACGGGAACAAAGACTGTAATTCATTATAAATATCGGTTCCACCAAACTTAATGCATGTAGTACGATGATTACCAAGTTTAAGTTTTAATGTGCCTTTACCCTGCAGAAGAATGTCGTCTTTCTTCAAAGAAATATTTTTAATAGCCACCATCGGCTGAGTTAAACCTTGACCCCACATTTCATCATATTTTGCAACATCAAGAATGTCGGCATCAAAATTATCAGTCATTTGGAATACAAAATCAACATCATAAGACTTTGTAATATCCATTGGGCTAGTGGTCATTAAATGCTTAAAGTCTGTCAGCTGATCAGGGATAAAACCAACTCCGAAAGCCATCGCATGACCTTCTGCATACATAGCGTATTGTTCAAGATAAGCACGCCAATCATTAACATGAGGAGTAATGAAGCCTCGGCCAGAACCTTCCCAAGTGATTTCTCCTGTTTCATTGTTTATCCTCTTGTTTAAAATCAAAGTTGGTTTACCATATTCAGCCATAATTTGGTTTGCTAACAAACCAGTAAGATTGGTATCAATAGGATTATCAAGAGTGATAATCAAGATACCAAAATCGCATTCTCCAGAATTAATGCGGAATCGTAAATCATCAAGTGCCTTAACTTTTGCATCATCCTGATGCTTTTTAACATTACCAGCAACGCGGATTGCTTCAACCACAAGTAAATCTTCTAATCCTTTACGATTGCGATTACCAGATGGAATTAATCGCATTGCTCGATGATCTAATAGAGATTCAAAGATCAGCAACTTTTCTGCATCATTACCACTACGAGTGATTGCATTAATAAATGGAGCTACATAAAATGAAATTGTAAATGGATTAATTTTACTCTTCATAGAATAATCATTCTTTTTCGCCATATGGACAAAGAACGGATTATGAATTTCTGTGCATCCAATATCAATCAATCGCTTCGTTTCAAAAGAACGCAAATCCATCATATCAGCAACCATTCCAAGAGCGACCAAATCAAGGAAATCGTCAGCATATGATACACCAATTAGATCATCTAAAACTTTACAAAATTTATAGACTACACCAACACCAGATAGACACTTATTATCATAGTCGCACATCTGGTTATTAACAATTATTGCTGGGTCTTGTCCGTCGGGTTCTGCGTGGTGGTGATCCAGGACGAGTACATCGATTCCATTAGCTTTGAGTTCTCTGTGAATATCCGCTTCATTTGATGACGAATCAGGTGCCACCACCAACGTACATCCACTGGGAATATCTTCCACCGCAATTCCGTGATGCTTTTTCGTATGCAACCCATATCGTACTTTATTTTCCACAATTGAAGGGAACACACGATGTAGGTAATTAATAAGAACCGCCGCAGACGTGTAACCATCGCAGTCACTATCGACTTGAACATAAATCTCCTCTTGTCTCAACATCGCTTGGAGCAATCGTCTCGCGCCCAATTCAATGTTGGTAAGACCATATGGGTCTTGAATAACTGAATCATTAAGATTCAAATATAAACGAATATCTTTATAGGGAATCCCTCTATTTACAAGCACCTGCTCAATTGCAGTAAGCTCATCATCTCTTGGTGCTATTAATTTATAATTCATTACAAAATAATCCTCTTCTTAAACATATCTAAAAATACCGTTGGCCCGCAGTCAATGGGAGATGCTTTATAAGGTAATACATCTTCTGTATCGAACATAAAAGATATAGTTGCATACTGTCCATATCGTGCTTTTATAGCCTTTAAATTTTTTACCAAGCGTTTGAACTCTTCATCATTCTTCTTTTGGAACTGCCTATCAAAAGCAATTACTATTTCTTTTACACCAAGATTTAGAAGAATTGACATTTGGATTGAGCTGACAGCAGAGCCACAACAGGCCACAGAAATATCATTCTCTCGTCCAAAATAAGATTGATACAAAAGACATGATTTTTCGCCTTCAAACACAATTGCAGTTTTAGCTACTTTGATATGTGGAGCGCTATTATTGATATTATACAGATTCAAGCCAAGAGAATGATTATACATTTCCTTACCAACTATTAGGGGTCGATATTTACCAAAACGATCTGCATCATCTTGTCCTAAAGATCTTCCGCGCAATCCAACAAAACGTCCATTAATATCAAAATGTGGAATCGTAATTTGTTCACCTGATGGATAATATCCAATAAGATTAGCCAGTTGAACCTCTCTTGTAATTCCCTCATCCGTCCAATCGGCGATATTTGGATATGAAAGATTTTTTAGAATTGTTTGATCGTATTCTGGTAATTGAATGTTTCGACTTTCCTTTTTCTCAGTATGGAGTTTATCATATTTTTCTAATAACTTCCAGTCTGCGAGATTTGGAACGTCCTCATCATCTTCGACAGTTGGACCCCAGCCGTAACGTCCAGCAACCCAGCGAACAGAGTCATATAGACCCCATTCCTCTGAGCTACGAACTTCTTTTATTTTTGCAATTAACTCGAATATATCAAAATAGCTGTCACAGCCAGTATAACAACGAAATAGGGCGGTGTTCTCATAATAATATAATTTGTGAGAGCCCTCGCCCGGCTCATTATGACAAATAGTGGCAGAGATAAAACCAAAATCTGTTTTGCGAGGGTCGCCGCCCAATTCTTCAACAATATCAAACACCATATCGGTGGTTAATTTTCCTTTGATTTCATCCTTGTCATATTTCATCATAAAATTTTACCCTTCGATACGAATCTCCGTCACCGTGCCGAGCAGACCAAAAGTATCATTGATATAGTCCATGACCCAATCCTTGGTATTAACATTCTTGGGAGCCTGCTCACGCAGATCCTCATACATGCCACGAGGCATCACATATTCCAGTTCACGTCCCCAAATAACCTTATTAGTATTAGCCATATTAATCCTCCTCAAATGCTGATTCCTCTTGTGTCAGCACTTTTATATCTTCAATCGTTTGTAGTTCATACATAAAGTCAGTTAAAAATACTGGCTGAATGCGGCAAGTTCCCAAATCTGCCTTACACCAAAGAATAACTCCTTTATATCGACCTCGTCTATTCTTATAAATAGATAGTTTGATATTTGGCGTGCCAAAATTAGGATTGCGAGAAAGCACATTCTCAAGAGATGCCAAATCAACTTCTTTTACAGGAAGTAAAATAGAACCATAGTCAATCTTATCAGCGATAGCCTTTGCACCACGCAGAAGATTCTGGTCAGGAGTTTTCGCGTCCTGATAATCACCATTTAATTGAGTCGCAGACATAATGAAAACATTATGCTTCACGCAGATCTCCTTAATGCGCGCAGACAGCATAAACAAGATATTATCTTCACGAAGTGCAACCTTGCCAGCTTTCTTACTAATCTCTTCCAAGATTTTCAGACTAGTGTGAATGTAATCATGAAATACATACTGAATGTCTCTTTCACGCAGATTACGTTTGATTACATTTTCAACATCCTGTAGATTAAACTCTGGCAGTTCTTCGATATAAAGCGGAGACTCTTTAATGATTCTTGCTGCCTCAAATACTCTATCTCTTTCGCCAGGATCATACTGACCATTCAGAATATGCTCTTCATTTACGTTAGACAAAAATGCGAGCATCATTGTTTGAATTTCATCTTTATCCTGTTCAGTGCCGATGAACAAAGTTGGCAAAGCTTGACCATTCTTTACCCATCCAAATTCTTCATCATAAAAACGATTACAGCCGATAAAACATGCATCGGCAATCATACTACGAGTCTTACCAACGCCAGTGGGAGCAGATCGTAGATAAAACTTGCCAAGTCTTGCCCCTCTTGTAATGGTGTTAATATAATTACCAAATAGAGGAACACCAACATCAGGCACTTCTTCAAAACGTCGAATCAGTTCTTCAATACCATCGCCTGCAGGGTAAGACGCTCCATAAAGACCCTCGCCTTCTGCGTACTCTTCCCTAATAGTAGCGATTTTGCTATCAATAGTATCAGCGATAGTTTCGAGTGATACATTATCAAACCATTCCTCTTGAGCTTCTTTCTTTTTCAAATCCAAAATATTGTCAGGGTCATACAAGAAAGATACATCCAAACCAAAATTATCATATGCGCGTAGAAGAGTCATTTTCTTCAGTCTATCATAATAATATTTAAATGTGGTTGTAGATGCAATTGCGCCCACTTTTTGCAGATACTCATTACCTTTATTTACGTCAAAGATTGCCTTTTTCTTAGGCTTGGTATCTAGAAAGTCATTGATTGCTTCAAGAGTAATAGACTTAACGCCAGACTCATGCAACTTATAAATTGTACCATAAACAATCTTATGGAAATCTTCTGGAAAATCTTCCTCAGTTACAACATATGCTTCTTGCATGTCGAGCAGTTTAGGTTCATTATATACACAACCAATGACTTGCATTATCGCTGTGCTATCTACATATTTAGAACCCATTGGTTACTCCTCCTCGTCTAAAAACGCAAATAATTTTCTTTTCTTTTCCACTCTCTTTGGACGAGGAATAACAATTTCTCTCTTTGGAGGAGCGGTATATTGCTCAATTGGTTTTACCTCATTGGTTTGTTTCGCCATCCAAATATGGTAATAATAGTTAAATGCATCTTGATATACATATGGAACAATACCAATACCACCGTTGGCTTTTTCTGTGGAATTACCTTTGACTTCATAGAAATAAGTCAATGCTTTCAGAATTCCTGTATAAGAATAATTCTGATTGTTGTGATAATCAGTAATTTGTTTCCGCACTCGCGCATTTATCGTATCCAAATTGAGTAGTTTCTTGATGTATGCCTCAAGCGCCATCAAGTCTTTCTCCTCTTGAGACATTTGAGCGAGGTGTTCTGCATGACACTGGGTATGTGCATATCGACGAGAATTAACCTGCACAAAATCTAACATTTTATCTCTATCGAAGGATTTGCCACAATATGGGCATTTTACTACATGTGCCATCACCGACGCTCCTTTCTATATTCCTTCTACATATATTATATCATATTTTTTAATAAAAGTCAAGCCACGGAGTATTTCATCCGTGGCTCGTATATGAGAGAGATTAGGCTAGAGTGCGGAGCTCCTGAAGGATCAGGTCAAGCTGAGGTGCATCATCTTCGGTGCAATCTCCAACCTTCTTTTCGCCGCCCAGATACTCGGCTACGATGCCAGAAATCTTAGAACGGTTAGCCGGGCTCTTGCTCATAAGCTGACCGACGATAGTCTGGAATTCATCAATCAGGGCCTTGAAATCATAGGTCTTAGCTTCAGGTGCAATATGCAGGTTTGCCTTAGTTGCGGTAACGTACTTGTTTCCAGTTTCCTGAGCTTCCTTCTCGATAGCATCAGTAATTGCCTTTACAAGATTATCATAGGTGAAGGGGATGGAATCCACAATATACTTGAAACGAGAACCAGCGACATAACGAGGAGTCTCGCGCAGGAACAGACGAGTCTGAACACTACCATCGGCTTCCTTAACAGGACGACACATACCGATAATATCGCAGGTACGCTCACAGATTAGGCGAGCCTTATTTTCAAGAGTGGGCATAATCTGATCGTACTCATTACCTTGTTCATCCTTCAAGGTCTTTTCCTTAGAGTGAGAGATCAGAACGAGGCCATAATCCATCTGCAGAATCTTACGAATACAGGTGTCAAACTCACGCTGAGCAAGAGCATAACCACCGCCATAAGGAATGTCGCCAATCTTGGATACACCATTCTGCTGACAGACATAATCAGTGCAATAATCCCAAGCAATGTCTGCGGTATCCATAACCACAGTCTTGTACATTTCCTTGGTTTCATCTTCGCGCAGATCCATTAGGAAGCTACGGAACTCACGCCAGCTATTAACGGGAATAGCCATAATACCGGGAATTGCGGAATAACCCTTTTCGAAAGCAAATACAAGGGACTTGGGGAAATGAGAAGCAATGGTAGTCTTACCAGACTTAGGGGTACCATAGAAGAGAACGGAGTAACCACTGAGGTCTCGAGAGACCTCATGTGGCTTAATCATTGTAAGAGCATTGGCCATATTACTTCTTCCTCCTTAATTAGAAATTATAACCGGAAGCAGCAGTATTAGCCATAGCAGTCTTAGCAGCCGCACCGTTAGTCTTGGAATTCTGGTAGTCCTCCTGACGCTTCTTTACGCCAGCAAGATAAATCTCACGATCCTGCAGAGCCTTCTTCATTTCCATTGCGGTGATGGTGCTATCATCATCCCACATATAAGGAACCTTGGAAGTACCAGTAATTACGAAATCACGATTGGTGGTCTCACGAATGCGAACAGAAGCCTCACCGAATGCAGACTCTTCAGTAATCTCAGTCTTAATAGTCTGAGAAATCTGACGACCCCAAACCTTGGTAAAGGTAGGATTCGCAGGAGAGCAATCTAGCTTCTGGAAGTACTTCATACCATTCTCATTCAGAACGGAATATTCAACAGGAAGCAGTGCATTACGGAAGTCGAATGCATATCCCATAACAACAACCTTGGCAGGCAGATTACGCTCAGGATCAGCCTCAACATCACGGACACCAGTGATCAGCATATCGGTTTCAAAATAGGAACGCTTCTTCTCGTCCTCATCAATCTCATTCACAATGTGAACGAAACCACCCTCGTTACGCTTCGCGCAAACAGGTTTCTCGTCCTTCAGATCTGCGAAGAACTCATTCAGACCAACCGCAGAATCAATGCGAACCTTCATAGCATTATCGCGGCCAACCTTCACAACAGAAGGATTCTCGTCGATGATACGAGCAAGCGCATTATAAGTGTTATTAGTGCCACCCTTAGAAGTGGTAGCAGTCACATAGGAGAAATGAACGGGCACAACATTCATACCCTTGTCGTCAGTAGCCACGTTCAGAATGCCGTTGATAAACTCGGTACCGGGATTCTTGGAAGTATCGCCGCTTACCTTCTTCTCCAGCTTGTGGTCATACACCAGACCCTCAATGTGAGTAGTATTAATCATCTTCTTCATAAATTAGTTATCTCCTTCAAAATCAACATTCTTACCTTTTTCAGTAATGGAATACATAATAGGGTCCTTGCCAACCTTTTCAACATATCCATCCGTTACGAGCTTACGCATCGCGCCAGAAACAGACTTCGGAGCAATGAACAGGGCTTCCGCAATGTCTCGAGCCTTGTACATTCCCTCGGGCATCTGCTGGAGTTGCTGTAGAATTAGCTTACCATTGTCGGTAAAGGCAGGCTTGGCAGATGGTACATCAGCGTTCTTGAGAGCCTCCCAATAAGCCTTAGCACCATCGGTGGGTTCAATGGAACTCTCGGAAATCATTCCCTCGACCCAAGTAATAAATTCCTGCTGTTTAGACATCTTTTTCTTCTCCTTTGATTTATTTGACGGTTCTTTATCAACCTTACATATATATTATATCAAAAAATTTCATTTTTGTCAAATTTCTTCGCAAGTTCAGAGAAAATCTCAAAAACAGACTTGAAAGTTCCATCTGGATTTAAAACGGTAACACCAAGAGCGGAGAAATCCTGTTCTGTCATTTGCGCCGCAGCGAGTTTTCCACAAATTTCGCGGAGCGCTTTTCCGCAAACTTCTGCAGGAGTTGGGACGAACATTTCATCAATAAAGATAAACTCCTGTGCATATGGAAGAGTGCGAGCCCAAGCAATAAAACTGGTAAGATTCGGATCTTCTTTACCAGACCATTCATTTAATTTATGGAAACGACGCTGACCCTTGGAACACATTGCAAGAAGATTTTCATAATTCATGGTAACAGTACGAGTCTGCAGCCAGCCTTCGGGCAGCCAGCGGACAAGCTCTTTCCATAAATGATATTGCATTTCTTCGCAATGATCAAGCCACTCTTCATCGCCAGTGGGAAGTTTAGCGGCTTCTTGCCAACGAATATAATCCTGTCGAATATCTTCAAGATGTTCAATCAAATGATCAGTAAACATTTCCATATGCCAATGGTCAAGATATCCAACTTCATGACCGGCTTCGGTGACTCCGCTCTGATCAACTTTTTGAACACTTAAATCTTCACAAAAATCATCAATTTCAAAAGACTCACGAGTAATTGGCTTACTCATTAACTTGTGCATAGTAGATGTGGAATTTGCAACAGTGCCAACCTTATAGGTGTCAAATTCCTTCCACCAATAAAGAGGAGCGGTAATATCGACAGATACAAAAATCTGACGTAAAAACTTACGATGCTCAGGGCCAGCCTTAATAAGAGTCTGAGCGAGCTTCATATCCTTGGGACCAATCCAATAAAAACCGCGCGCAGGACCTTCCGGATCATCGAACGGCATTTCCCAACTATCAGATTGCTTCCAACTATTCTTTGGGTTTCTCATACCACGCAACGCGTGTTCAAAACCCCAAACATCTGTTTCTGCAAACTTCATATTTTAATCCTCATTACTTAATGTATAGCCAATTAGCGGACCATTCATACCAAGAGCGCACTGAACAAAATCTTCAATTTCATCCACAACCATTGCAGGTCGTCTATTTTCGGCAGTATATCGACTATCTGGGTGTCGCATATGATCAATAGCATCAGCATAACTCATAAAGTCAATACCAACAATGCCATATGCATGAGCCTTAGCTTCCATTGCTCTTGGATTACTACATACAAGAGTTGCTCCATTTTCCTTGGCGAGCAACATCAAACGGCTAGTCTTACCGCTACCACGTCCATCAATAATTCTATACATATACTTTCCTCACTTTATACTGTATCCAAATTCTTTTGCTTTATAAAACTCTTGCCAGTAATCTTCTCGCTCATTGAGTTTATCACGAGAACACTTTTCAATAATTTCAAAAGTAAAATTTTCTGGACCAAATTTTTTCATTGCGGGGTAAAGTTTGTTCTATGTAGGAGCATCTGCACCAATACCACGCTTAATATGTTGTTTCCAACGGTCTGCGATATTTACAGCCTAACCAACATATGTCATCTGATTTTCAATATTGGTAATTTTATAAATGCCACAAACAGTACTTGTAAGTCCAATACGACCAATCAAGTCTGTATAAGGTTTTTCATAATACATCTTCCAAATCACTTTATTAATCGCTTCTGAATTATGCAAGAGCGATTCAATAGAACGAAGTGCTTCAATATCATTTAAACTTTCTTGCGGCAATTGTAATTTATAAAATTCTGCGGCAGATTCTTCTTCCATCTTATGTTTTGCAATTTCGACAGCAGAGGCAACAGTTGACTTGAGCTGAATTACTTGTTCGGTGAGTTGT